AGTTCCAGAACTATTAGAAGTTGTTTTAATTCTAACAGTTCCAGAAGTTATACCTTAAAGTTCCAGAACTATTAGAAGTTGTTTTAATTCTAACAGTTCCAGAAGTTATACCTTAAAGTTCCAGAACTATTAGAAGTTGTTTTAGTTTAAGGTGTGAGGTAGGGATAACACCCTACAATATGATAACGAATATGAACAAGATATGACCATGAGGCAAAAAATAAAAACTCACCAGAAATTTAATCAGTGAGTTTATTTTTATCTAATTTTATACCATTTAGACTAGTTTTATTTTAGTTTAGATGTGTTTGAGGGCCAATGAGGGTATCGTCAGGTCCACAGATTTTCTCCTACCAAGTCAGTTTTTGTAATAACTGTTGCAGGAATATCTGCATTACCATCTGTATCTTCAAAGATTACATATTCTGAATTATCTTCCGGTTTACCCATTAACTTAAGGTCGTTGAGATATGAGATAGTTTCATTTTTTAGTCTTTCTAATAGTCTCATACCATTTTCCGCAGAAAGGTCCTTACTCTTAAATTGACTCATTAAATTCTTTGCTAACCTCATTACCTCTTCATCACTTCTGTATTTACCACTTATACGGTAATACTTCGCTAGTGCTATGATGTAACCACGGTCTGTGAACTCCTTGTACGCATAACCTTTGCTACCTGTTCTAGGGTCGAATGTTGGGTACATTCTCATAGCATAACTGTTATCATTGTTATATTCTAAGAGTTCTCTACCAATCTTTGTGAGTTCGATACCTACATATTTATATGCTTTTGTAAATGGGAAACTTACATCTACTGGCAACATATCTAAGAAACCTAAGTGCTTACGTAAGTAACATACATACATAAATGTACCATGTAGTCTAGTCTTATTACCCTTACCTTTATGAATAAAGCGTCTGATTAGATTGTCTGTTGCTAAAATCGTAGGTGCCAGTGCTTGGAGACGGTCCCAACGTCTGTTTATTTCAGTAATGAACAGTTCATTGTTTGCCTTTGCCTGGTTACCTAACGCACTGATTCCGTGCCATAGTTGGTATGTGTTGTCAAAACTTAACTCTATATTATTAATACTTACAAAGTTTAAAATTTGCTCGTACTTGTCTAAACGTTCCTGTAGAGGCATACGCTTACCATTAAAGTTGATTAACATATCGTGTAACTGGCTTGCTAATAATTCTTGCTCAATCTGCTGTGCAAGTGCTAATGACTTTCTATTAGTCGCATAAATAGCGTTGATAACATTAGTGCTAACACCACTCTTAATAACAGCCTCACGCTTAACGTTGAATAAATCTAATAATCCCTTAATACGTAATAGAGACTCATTAACTTTATTATAGTTCTCTGTAAGTACATTACCAGTGATATAAGCATGCTCCGCTCTCACACCCTCTCTAATCTTGTTGAAGTGATGGTGTGATAATGAAAGTAAAATGTTGAAGTAAGTGTTCATTTCTCTATACAACTCTTCGCTCTGGACAGTGTATCTAATAGGCACTGCCACGTCTGTATAGCGATTATAGAACTCATCCCTTGTTCCCTGTGGTGTTGAGGCGAGCAATAGCCTATGGATTAACTGCTGACGATTACTGTAAATATCTGTTGAACCTACACGCTGAACTAAAGTACCGTTTAGGTATTCAAATACTCTAGTCAATACTGTTTTACTACGTTCGGCATTCGGGTTGTCAATTACTTCATAAGAACGCTTTACAGGTCGCATCATACGACTGTCAGTACCAATATTATAAGTTGCACTATGATTCAGCACAAAAGGTGTAAAATCGTAATTACCGATAATACACTGTTGTCCGTTGTAATTTACCACTCCAGACTTATTGCCTCTATCATTATTTAGTGTGTTTACAATCGCATATAGTAAGCACTCTGAACGTAATCCAATACGGCGAACGATTTCCTGATTGACTTTCTTTACATTTTCGCTCTGACTTAAACCAGTTCTGTATCGCTTTTGTTTAATATTGTTCTTATACATAATTGTATCAACAATCGCACTTGTGCTTAAATACTTATTGCAGTACTTGACATCACATTCTGGACTGTTAGGGTCGAACTTACGTGCCTCGTTTACTGTTAATAAGCGAACCGGGTTTCCCTGCACAGGAAATCTTTCGTTCAATTCATTTATCATAATGTTAATTTGAACCAACGCCTCGTCAAAAGACATGCCTCCTTCAATTAACATGTGATAGAACAATGCATTTCTATGGCGTGTACGATTACCTACACCTTCAGTTAAGAAAGTGTCATATAAACGTTGATATTCTCTTGCTGATAGTTTACGAGCCTTTGCGTTATCGTATGCAATCGCTGATGATTTTCTGCTGATTTCAATTTCAGGAATATCAGCCCATTCGTTTAAGGTATTAATATCGCTATAAACGCCTGATGTATAGCCTGCTGTTAAAATAGAACAGTCATCGTATTTATCGTAAACGTTGCCTACTGCACGCATTAACTGACCGATAGGCAAATCACGCTGATAAGAGCCAGTTTCCTGTTCCTTACCACAGTAACGTGCGTCATGTGTAAACATACGAGAGAATAATCCCTGCATAGTCTGATATTTTTGTAATACTGTATTACTTGTGATAGCCATCGGTGATGTAAAGATGTATTTTAAATGCACACCTGTACCTGTTACCACAATCATTGTAGGTGTAGGAACAACACCATCATTAATATCCTCAATTAGGTTCTTCGCTCTTTCTGCATTTACATTATCAATATCAATATCATATCCGATGAACCCACGAATGTCTGACTTACGGTGACGTATAACATCTGTTGTGTTGAGTTCTAATGTCTGTGTTGCTAGTTTGTCTCCTTTATAGAAGAAGTCAAACTTGGCACTGTGCATATTATATTGTTCGCCCGTATTTGCAAATGCATAACGGTCGTAATGATTTTCTTCTGCGTAATGCTTTGCCATTTCTAACAGACGTGATTTTGATGTTGCATAGATACCATTGTTTACGTATAAATGTTGTTTATCTTCGTCAGAGATGTTTTTAAGTGTAAACTCATCAAAGATAAAATTTTTATTCTTGTAACCTTGGTTACGATAAAGTGTGTTAACTTCAAGTTGGTAACCACCACCCATGACAGATGCCTTATTCATACTAGACGCTCTAAATGGTGCCTGCATGATATGTAGCATCTCTGTAATGTTCGTAATAGAGTTAAATTGTTCTAGTTCGTTTGTAAATAATGTATTTACCTCTGTGTTGTTCTTTTGAATGCTAGAGGCATTCGTTAAGTTTCTATTATTTTCTGGCATAACTTATGCCTCCTTTCTGGTAATTCACTTTATATATCAGTTTTTTCTTTGACAACACGACAAGAATCGAACTTGTCTTTAAAACTACCTGTGTGTTGATTTTTAAAAAGTGCTGTTTTAAGTCTGCACTTTAAAGACTCTGAATCGTTCCGGAGAACGGTTTTAAACACGTTTTTACTTAAATCTGAACAATGTATCAGCCCGTTGGTTTTTGACTGGATTTAGACTTAAAAAGTCGCACGGACGAGGGTATAAAACGGTTTTAACGCTAAAATTAAATTTACTTTTTCTTAAATTGGTCGCTAATAATCTTAGGTACTGCTCTTTCCCAGTTGATTTTATGATGGAAACGGTAATCTCCACTACCCATGACGCCAACTTTTACACAAGATGGACAACAAATAACAGAGTAAAAAGATTTAATGTAGGTACCTTGCTCTAAATATATATCAGTTAATCCGCCAGCATTGGCTTGTGTAACTGTTTGGTCGATAGCAAAGTCACGAACTGTTAAGAACGTTCTGCCTTGTCTACCTAGGTACACATAACAGTTTACATCTTCGTTGATTTTGCCCTTAAATTCAAAATCGCAACCAGTCTTACAGAAAAACACGTTCATAATTTTACGCTTTAAACGCTGTTTCCATAAACCTGAGCCTTGGCCACCGATAAAGTCACCAATTTGTGCCCAAGCCACGCAGTCAATACCAGATTCATCTAAGAATTTAAATGTTTCTTCAATCGCTGTGTCTAAGTCGTTGATTTCGGTACGTCTTAAGGCTGTGCCGTCTTCCCAACGCATACAGAATGATACATAGTCGTCATCCATAACGATGTAGTAATCAAGACCTAGTTCCTTAGCGATACGAGGTATTGCGTTACGTGCATAGACAACTGCGTTGCGTTTGCCTTTTAATGTACAGATGTCAGTATACTCTGCTTGTTCTTTTTTATCAAACATAACAACCTTATCGCCGAATAGACGGTAATATTCATCTGCCTGGTCATCTTCATTGTCAATTAAGAAGTATACCTTGCCTGTAAACTTCTTTTTCATGAGAGTATTATAAGTGAAAAGTCTATCAGGACGGCCATGCGTAGGGATAATAATCGCATAGTTTCTATCCATTATTCTTGTTCTCCTCTAGTTGTTTACGTAATAGGGAATCCATAGTCTTACTGTATTCTACATAGCCATTTGCAATAGCGTCATTAATATCAATGATAACCAACGCTTGTTCTTCCATAAGTTCTTGCATTTCCTTGCTTGCATGGCTGTAATAGTCAGCGATTAATGAAAAGTTGAAACCGATTAATCTAGTTGCACTTAAACGTAAGAACTGCTTTTCTTTTTCAGAAACATTACTCTTTTCAATATTATGTAAGAATTGGTAATATTTTGTTGTATCTAATAAGTATTCTACTTCAGGACACACGCTTGATGGTAAGTACTGAGGAACCTCTACCTTTAAGGTGTATTTAGAACCCTCTTGCTCCTTCTCAACATCAAACATGCGTGGAATTGTATTGCTCATAATTGTTATCTCCTTACCTCTCACTCATATTATACAACAATTTTTTGCGGAAGAACTAATTTGTTGTACTAATTTGGCCACTTGTTGCATTTGCGTTAATTGTGATAGCAGAAAAAGTTTGGAAATCAAAATACGCCTGCTGGTCTTTATCGGCACCAATAACACGGCACTCTTTTGCGTTTCCACAGACAATCGAAATATCAACGTATAATTTCTTGTCAAAAGGAGACTTCCATAATCCCAAGATATGATTTTCTTTTGATAAGATGTCTTTGTGCTGTTTCATATACTCCTTTAATTCGTTTTTAAACTCTTCGTCTGACATGTTTTCAATGTCTAAACCTAGAGAGTATTCAGGATAAAGAGACACCGAAAAACCGTTCATCACATATTTATTGCCCTTAACGTCAATAGAGGCACCGGCATTATCTTCCAAATAATCTGATACATTCATACTATCTAAACTGAAACTACGCTCGCCGGTAGCCTTAACACGCTCACAAAGCACTGTTCTGTATAAGTCATAATTTTCTTCATCACGTTCTGCTAATTCTTTGTTCTTCTCTAAAGGCATATTTAAAATATCGTTGTATTGGTTGCAGTATTCGATGATTTCAGATAAAGATTCTGTATGGAAACCACCGTAAGGGCATTTATTTTTCGCTCTACAGATTTGATAAGTTCCTGTTTTAGGGCTTCTATGGTATCTCATTTAAACACACCTCTTAATCTTTCGTCTATTAGAATCTCTTGATTGTGAATGTATGCACATAATTCAGGATTCTCCTTAAACTCGTAACCGTGAATGTGAACCGGTAAACCAGTCTTGGGTTTAAATAAAGTTTTTAAAATATTTAAATTCTCTCTTGTTAGTTGAATTTTCATGACCTACTCCTTCTTTTTTAAATATATCAAGAAAAAGTGATATATCCTGTATAGAGAGAAAGGAAGATAGACTTATGTTTATTTTAAACGCAGGCTTTGAAAACCTGTTCAATTCGATTGTGTCCAACTATGTTACGTGGATTTACCTACTTTTCGTAATCTACATCATTGTTAAAGACTTCTTATCTGGTGGTGGTATCCGTAAAATCATCCAGGACGTACTAGTAGCAGTATTAGTAGCAGTTGTTGTATTCGGTGCAGTTGCACTTTTCGGTGCAACAGGTATCTTTACAAAGATGGGTACTGACCTCGCCAAAGACATTGCCAACACAATTATCGGGTTGTAGGGTGTACAGACTAAGTGGAAACTTCGCTTAGTCTTTTTTATTTGGACTATGCCTCTTGACAAAACTACTGAAACAAGTTAAAATAGTACTGTAAAAAAGAAAGAGGTGCCTCTATATGGAAATGAAAGCAACACTAAAAGATGTATTAGAACATTTTTCAGTAAATTATAGTAACCCTTATGTCCGTGTGCATTCGTACTTATTTGACGATGATTCAACTCACTCAACAAACTGGCTTTTAAGTCATCTTGATATTGTGACGCTCGGACAAGAAAATACATGGAACATTTTAAGTGGTGGAGATTATTATGACTACGATATCAACGCCAAGTAAAAAAGAAATCCTAAAAGAGACTAACAAATTAGGCATGCGTTTATATACAGACATGCCTTTTCTCCGTAAGATGACTGTAACAGGTCTACATGGCTTTTGCATGATATTCTCTTTTATTGTCGCAAATGCTATCTGTGCTTTTAATCCTGAACTTCTATTTAGGCAAGCATATGCCTTTGTTGCATTACCAATTTTCTTTATTGAACTATTCTTGATTAAAGGAGAACAGGTTAAAATAGGTCTGAAATCAGTTAAAGGCTTATATGAACTTTATACGCATGAGTTCTATTTTGTTGCAGTCCATAACGGTCAAGTCTATGGTGTCAAAGCATTGCCAACTGAAACAGAGCCACTCGTTCTTCATGAACTTAACTTTGAAGTTGAATTGCCAGGTAATCTTAGAGAAAAGAATATATATCTGGTTCATGAGTTGTGGGATAACAACGGGCAGTAGAATACAAAAAGGGGTGACACTAGATGAAAATTTTGAAAAACGCTAAAGTTCTAGGATATCATGAGATAATTGAGAATAAAGAGACTAGAAAACTCATTCAAAAATTGACAGGCGATGATTACCGTGCTAAATGTGAATGCGTTGAGAAGGATTGTGGTCTTGACATCCTGATAAAAGATAAGGACTGGCGCATCAGAGCAGCCGTAGCAAAGCGTGGCTATAAACTAGATGTCCTAATTAATGATAAAGACGAGGATGTTAGAGTAGCCGTTGCCCAGCAAGGCTACGGTCTAGACATTCTTATTAATGATACAAACCGTCTTGTTAGAGCGGCCGTAGCCAGCCAAGGGTATGGCTTAGACAGACTGATTAATGATGAAACTTATATGGTGAGAGTAGAAGTTGCTAACCAAGGATACAGACTTGACATTTTAATCCATGACAGTGTATTGGATGTTAGAGCGGCCGTGGCACGTCAAGGCTACGGTTTAGATACACTTATTAACGATAAAAGTGCGTGTGTTAGGGCAATGGTCGCCAGCAACGGACACGGCTTAGATAAGTTGATACATGACCCGATGGCAATGGTTCGCCAAGAAGTCGCCAGACAGGGATACGGCCTAGATGTTCTTATTAACGATGAAAACGCAATGGTGCGAGCAGTAGTGGCACAACAGGGCTACGGCTTAGATAGGTTAATCCATGATATAAGCGCCAATGTTAGAGCGTCCGTTGCTGGACAAGGTTATGGGTTAGATGTTCTTGCTCATGATAGAGATGGGTATGTTCTTCGGGCTGTATATAAGTATATTGGTGCTATACCACCTATGAACACTTCAGGAAGTATGTAACCAGTGGTTGTGCAATGAGCCATTTTTGTTAAAGTGTAATAATGATGAAGAGTTTAATGTTTTTTAAACTCTTTTTTTATTCGCTTAAAACCGTTTTATACCCTCGTCCGTGTGACTTTTTAAGCCTAAATCCAGTCAAAAACCAACAGGCTGATACATTGTTCAGATTTAAGTAAAAACACGCTTAAAACCGTTCTCCGGCAAGACAAAGCCACTAGACATTATACTCTTTAAATGTTATAATGATTATGTAAAAATAAGGATTTTAAGGAAAGTGTTGGTACGCCATGAATACAAAACTACTGGATAAATTAGTAAAAAACGGCAACTGTTTCGATAAGATGAACTGCGTAAACCTAAAATACGGTTTAGATGTATTAGTCCATGAAGAGGGTTTCGGTATACGGGAATACATCGCAAGTAAAGGATACTGCCTTGATATCCTCGTGAACGATACATCCATGGATGTTAGAAGAGAAGTTGCTAAACAAGGATACGGCTTAAATATCTTAGTTCATGATGAGGAACCAGCCGTTAGGATAGAAGTCGCTAGACATGGCTATGGTTTAGATATTCTAATCAATGATACCGACCCACGAGTTCTAGTAGAAGTTGCCCGCCAAGGTTACGGCCTAGACAGGCTTATTCATGATAGTAGTGCGTGGGTTCGAGAGGCGGTCGCACGTCAAGGCTACGGCTTAGATATTTTAGTCCATGATGATGTTTTCACTGTAAGGGCAGCCGTTGCTAGCCAAGGATACGCCCTAGATGTTTTAGTGTATAGTGAAAATAAGTATATTAGAAGAGCAGTAGCCCAGCAAGGTTATGGGTTGAACCTCTTAGTTCGTGATGAAGATGAAGGCGTAAGAGCAGTCGTAGCAGAACAGGGCTACGGTTTAAATATTCTAGTTAGTGATTCTTCCTCTAATGTTAAAAACGCTGTGCTTGAACATAATTACGGTTTAGAAAAGTTGGCCAAAGATGAAAACTGTATTATCGCTGCCGAGGCTCAGGCTAGAATTAATATGCAAAAAGTGATGTCTAATTAAAAGAGTCTAAAAACCACTAGACTCTTTTTTGTTTTCGTAGTATAATAATAGTGCAAATCGTAGAGGTGTATAAGTATGGATAACGCAGTATTAGAACAAATGGTGAATAGTAACTGGTATCAAACTAGAATGCGTGCCGCTAAACAAGGCTATGGCCTAGATAGACTAGTCCATGACCGTAACGTTTATGTACGTATAGAAGTAGCCAAGCAGGGATACGGCCTCAATATCTTAATAAAGAGTAGTAGTGAAAGAATTAGAGTTGCAGTAGCCCAACAGGGGTACGGCTTAGATAAGTTAGTTTACGACCGTTCAGAGTTGGTAAGAAGAGAAGTCGCAAAACAAGGCTATGGCCTGCATATTCTAATCAATGATAATAGTTCCATCGTCAGAGCAGCCGTTGCTAGGCAAGGCTACGGTTTAGATAAGTTAGTGCATGATACTAGTGTAGATGTGTTGTTAGAAGTTATACATCACGGCTATGGCCTAGATGAATTAGTTAACAGTGCCAATAAATGGGTTAGAATAGAAGTGGCAAAACAAGGCTACGGTTTAGATAAGTTAATAGCAGACCCACGTCCTGACGTGCGCCGTACAGTAGCCCATCAGGGTTATGGCCTAAATATCCTTGTTAACGATGTTGATAGAGATGTGCGTGAAGAGGTCGCCCGCCAAGGCTACGGCTTAGATATCCTAATTAACGATACAGATACCTACGTGAGAACTATAGCAAGAAATGTCTTAACTTATCTCAACAACAAGCGAGGTAATAACGTAAATGACCAATACTAAGACGAACACCACCGTAGATGAGGGAACCCTAGAGGAATGGTTAAATAGTAATGATGTCCATCTTGAGTATAAGTGCCTCTTACATGACTACGGACTTGACACCCTTGTTAATAGTAAAAATGTTGCAGTTCGTATGAAGATGGCAGAGTTAGATAAAAAACTAGATGTTCTAATTTATGATGATAGCCCTTACGTCAGAACAGAAGTCGCCAAGCGTGGTTATGGCCTCAATATCCTAATTAACGATAAAGTGGCTATCGTTAGAGCAACCGTAGCCCGTCAATGCTATGGTCTAGATACTTTAATTAACGATAGAAAACCCATGGGTGAGAGCAGCCGTAGCCGAACAGGGATACGGACTGAACTTTCTAATCCACGACAACAGTTACATCGTGAGAGAAACGGCCGAAGCAACTATGAAAAGAAAAAGACGATTGAGTAAACACCAGAAGTAGAGAGTGTAGTGCATTAAGACGCTTGATGGCTTAGAGTAGTTAGCAAATACTAACACAGGGGGTCATAAATACAACATAAGAATTGTAATACAGCGTAAATAGTTGTACAGCAATCTATACAGCACCAGTAAACACAGCCAACAAGAATATAGCGGAGATAATACACAGCCAACAACCTCTAACATAAGGGTCCACAGAAGACCATAACCAGACAGGTGATAAAAGCAGTACAGTTAAGATGAACTAGAAGGGTTAAATAAAGCACAAACAATATGCAGAACGGGTAATACAATGGACCCATAATAGTACAATCATAAATAACTACTCCTGTCAAGTAAAATAATTATAAGTATTCTAAAAGACTAACTATATAATAAATGACATCCTAAAATGCTTCAGCAAAAAACCAAAACCCACTCCATCCATTCAGCCCATGCCATCACCTCTCCCTACTTTCCCTATTCTCCCTTATTATCCTTATTCCCATCATCTACATCTATTTCCTATACCCCTATCGGTTTCTGCTTTATTTGCAGTTAGTTTTTTTTTGGTAGTTGTTTTTAGTTTTTACGCCCGTACATGACTCTGTCCTGTACTTGCTTCTACGCTTCGCTTTTGTGGGTGGAAGTATAGTGTTTTTGCGGTTGGTCTTTGCTCGTGCAGTTGATACTCACCTGCACTTCCTAGCGAGCGTACAGCAAGCGATGAGGCTATGCCGGGATTCCTGCTGTGCTAGTATGACAGATGATGAACATATGATGCTACATCGTGGCAACTACTGTACTTCTCCTGCCGTGTATAGGTACGCTAGTGAGCGTACGTGCACTCCACATGCCCTCTCCTGTTTGACAGGAGGGGGCTAGATGCCCGGTGAGCGTACAGCGAGCGGGCTATACGCCTTTCACCTATGGAGCATATATATACGACTTGTACTGCTCTACTGCTATGGCCAGTTATCGCCAGCACCTTTACGTCTACGCAGAGTGCGGAGAAGTAAAGCAAACTCCCCTATGGACGTCATCTTATGAGCGTTAGGCGAGTAAGTGATGGACAGGCAGACTTAACATGACGAGCAGTCAGCGAGTTCAGGTTACAGGATGCACCTACATATCTATTGAATTATACAGGACAGGTATAATGAAATGCGATAGCGAAAGAGAGGGAGGAGGGGGTTTGCTCGAGGGTTCGTCTGCGGAAACGGGTCAAAATCAGTTAAAATGACATTATATATCAATTTTTAATTACTTTAAGTCCTTCTTGTATCTTTTATAAGCAAAACTGATATAGTTATCGAAGAAAGGTTGTTAAAAATGTGGGGTAGCAAAGCATGAAGGATAAGAATGAAAACTTTTCAGACTATATTGATAGTTTGTTACAAAATGATAGTGAGGATGTTGAAGATATCTTGGATATTATCAGAGAAGGCTCTGATAGTGATGAGGAAACTACCGAGTTAGAGTACATTCAACCGATGAGGCTTAATCATGGTAGAGGTATCAAAACCGATTTGGATATACATAATACAGAAACTGATAGTATCATAACTAAGACGGCTCATGAAGAAAGTCCTAAGATTTTTAATCAAGATGAGTTACTCTATAAGGTTGAGGAAATTGGTAGTAAGACATTGGTTGGAGATAAAGGTGATTTAGTTGTTAATTCTTCTGGTCTTACTCTATCTGAATATTTTAAACATAAAAGAGCCAAGAGAGAACGTAATAGTTTAAGTAAGATTGTTAAGTCGGTTAAGGATAATGAGGTAATTGATACTGATAATATCTATCGTAAAGGATATCAAGAGCAATTGGTTAAACTAAAAGGTCTTGGTAAAGAGCAGGTTAGAGAAGGAACTGTTAAGGAAAATACTAGGGATTTTTTGCGAAGATATAATAAGACTGGTGTATATGAAAAGAATATATTACACTTCCTTGGTATTGATAAAAAAGTTCTTGAAGAGTTGCTAAGTCCTGATAGTAATTTATCTGAAAAAGAAAAGGCTAAGTTATTAAGTGTTGGCTATTATACTGGTAAGAGAAGTGTAAATGAAGATAAAGGAAGAAAGCGTAAGAGTTATATTTCCTTTGGTGATTTAGATGTTCTATACTTTATTGACTTAGTTAAATTGGCCAGTTTAAATAATTTGATGTATGCTACTGGGCGTACTAAAAGTAGTATATACCAGCAGTTGTTAAAGTTACAGAGAATGGGTATTACTAGATGTTTACAAGTATTTAATTCGCCTGGTGTATGGATATTGACTAACCTTGGTAGAGCGTTGATTGGAAGTAATCGCAGAACTGTAAATAGAGAACAGGCAGGGCTTAGCAGTCTTGCAGAACGTATCTATGTAAACCATGTTGTTGCTTGCTTATATAGTGGTTGTTTAAATATTTTAAATCTTCCAGAATACCCCGTATATAATCGTTGTGACCCTGTTTCAGGTGAGATGATTAAGGGTGAATACATTATTCCGGAAATGGATATTATGAGTAGTTATTACTCTAAGATGTACGATGTTAAGGGTGGTCTATTCGTTAAAGATAACTATAAAGGTGAGACATCACGCATTATGAGAAATATGTGGGAAACGGCTTGGCGTACTTGGGAAAATAATGGCAGACAGGGTGATAGCCCGGAGTTTGAAGTTGGTAATGAGTATATGTATCTGCTAATGTATGATGGTATCGGTCAAGAATATTTACTGCCTGATATTGTTGTCAGACGTGGCAGAAATAAAGATGGTAGTCCTAATTCTATTGCGGTTGAAGTCGAAAAATCAATTAAGACAGAAGAAGAGTATATACGTAAACTAAGTATGTATAAGACTGATAATAGAGTCTATGGAAAAGTAATTTACATAACAAGTGATAGGGCCATTGTTGAGCGTATTAAGAAATGTGCAGAACAGATTAACTTTACAAATTATGATATTGTGCCAATGATTAATAAAGACGGTCTCGTTGATGGAAATGAAAATAAATGGAGAATATAGAGTATGCCTTTTAAAAGAAATGAAGAATTGTTTAATTTAAAATTAGAATTTAGTGAGTGTCCGTTTTATGATGATGAGTTGGGTAATGACTATTCTTTAAGCGGATGGATTGGTAATTTTAATTTAGATTTAGTGTTAAGTTATGGATTGGTTATTGGTGCTAGTGATACACATATTATACCTGACCATGATATTGCATACTCTGTATTAGGAGACATTGTTAAGTGTAAGGATTTCCCCGTGGTTAACGGTGAGATTACTGAAATGCTTGTGGTTAGTATTTTAACTCATGAGAACAGGGGCTACTATGCAAGGGATTTTGAATATGACGGTAGTTATATTATTCAACGTGGCCCTTTTAAGGGTAGAAGATTTAGAGTAAACATGGGTAGAACGTTCGGTTTTACGCAGATGACTTTTAGAGCAATTAATGATAAGATTCTTACTCTTGAAGAGGCAGATGTTGATAGTGAGTTAAGAGGTTATTTTGACAACGGTGCTGGTGTTATTCTAGTGTGTGGAGCAACCGGCTCTGGTAAGACAAGCACGTTGGCAGCCATTATTCAGGATATATTAATGACGAGTCGTAAGAAGATTGTTACGATTGAGAAACCGATTGAATATATATTCTCTGATGATGGTTTAGGAACGATTGTTCAGAGAGATGTACCGAATGATAGTAGAAGTTTTGGTAGTGGCTTAACCAGTTCCATGCGTAGTGCGTTGAATATTATAATGATTGGTGAGGTTCGTAATCGTGATGAAGTTGATGAGTTATTAAGAGCCTCTGAAACAGGACATTTAGCGGTATCAACAATTCATACAGTTAATAATGTGGTTACATTAAATCGTATTAGAAATCTGTATGAAGGCAATGAACAGTTGAGAGTGTTAAGTACTCTAGGTGATAATTTAAGATGTATTATTAATCAGGTACTGGTTAAAAATAAAGAAGGAACCAAGCGTTTTCCTGTTAGGGAAATATTACCGATTACCTATGAGACTAGAAAACTTATTCAAGAAGATAGGATTAGTGAAGTGCGTAAAATGCAAGAAGATAATCAAGAAACAATGGAGCACAAACTAATTGCTTTATATCGCAATGACTTGATAACCTACGAAGAGGCTCGTAGTCATGCACCAGACCAATCTTATTTTGATTATCTGTTGAATAAAGGAACTAGATGATTTTTGTCTAGTTTTTTATTTTTTTTATTAACTTATGTGACCGGTGTTCTGGTGTGGAGATATTCTTGTATAATATAAATGTAGGGGTAAAACTGATATATTGTACGTAAATAGAAAATATTTATGGGTAATATAGATTACCCTAATTACAGAAAGTAAAAACTATGAATTTTAAAAATTTAAGTAAAAAGATTACGGCTTTTGCACTATCTGCATTTACAGTATTAACCATTGCAGGTGGTGTATTACAGTCAGTATCAGCGAACGGTGGTTCAGGCTCAGGTGGTTCTGGTGGTGGCCAAGTAACGGGCGACAATCCAGGCTATACAGTATGGTTTGACCAGTGGGGTGCTGATGGAGAACCTGCTCAAGGTTGGGGCGAAGCGTCTATGAACAACATGCAGGCTCGTATTGAAGGCATGCTTGGTAAGACAATGAATCCTAATGCTTATGGTGGAACACGCCCGTATTTAGAGATTTATCAGCAGGCTGCACGTGAAGCACTTGCAGATGCACAAGCACGTTCCGCTACAGGCCGTGCAAGAATTGTCGGCGTCACAAGTATTTATTGGGACGGTGGCGACAATATGCAGGCGCTTACGACTCAAAAGCAAATGTTATGCGTCTTGCAGGAACACGTCCTGGTACAGTAGATGAACTACCTGATAACACAGGTTGGTCTACTACTTATAACAATGGTGATGGTGCTAACGGTACTAACTGGAGAGATTGGTTAGAGCAGTATGGTGTTGCTAAGGCAGCAGATACTAACCTAACTATGATTGTATGGGCAGTTGCTGAAGGTGAGCCAACTATTCCTAATATTGATTTAAGTGTTAAGAAGGTTAGTACATTACCTGACGTTGTAAAGGGAAATGAGTGCTATGCACAGGATTTGAGTGGCGCTGAATATGAGGTTCACCGCAAGGCTGACCTATCAGATACACCTTTATATACATTGGTGACTGATGCAACTGGTAACGTTAAGGCTCCAGAACAGATTCCATTTGATTCTGCTAATCCTTATTTATATGTAAAAGAAACTAAGGCTCCTAAGGGTTATAAGTTAGACCCTGAGGTACATGTTGTTTCTCCTTATAAGAAAGATAGTTGGTTAGTCACTTCTTATGAAGAACCTATGAATGACCCTGTTGCTATTAAATTAACTAAGATTTCAGAAGATTTGGTTGAAAACCCTGCATCACTTGAGGGTGCTGAATTTACAGTTAAGTTCTACGCAGGTCAGTACACTAAGGAGACTCTTCCTGAGACACCTACTCGTACTTGGGTTATCAAGACAGTTAAGAATGCTAGTGGTAAGTACATTACTGGTTTACGTGATGAGTGGAAAGTATCAGGAGATGACTTCTATTTGACACAAGCAGGATTCCCTACTTTACCTTTAGGTACAGTAACAGTTGAGGAAACTAAGGCTCCTAAGGGCTATACTTTAAAGAATAAGACTTTAAATACAACAGATGGAACAGAGATTTCTGACGGCGTTGCTCTATTTAACATTTCAGAAAACTTCGAGCATATACCAGGTGTTGTTGGTGGTAATGAGTATACAATTAGTGAAGGCGTTAAGCGTAGTGGTTTTGAAATCAAAAAGATTGATGAAGAAACTAATGAGCCTATCGGCGTTGCTGAATTTAAGATTTTAAATACTAACGACTTCGATGTTAAGTATATTCATAAGGATGGTACTTCTGAAATTATCAAGGCAGGCGAAGAATCTGCGGAAACTATTGTTACAGATAGTTTAGGTCAGTACACTTCTGCTGTGGATGCTTTACAGTCAGGTAAGTATAAGTTGGTTGAGGTTAAGGCTCCAGAAGGATACTTGATTAACCAGTATACAGATTTTGAGATTTCAGATGAAACAGAAATCAACACTATTGGTGCAACAATCACAGTTAATGAAGTGAAGATGCATACAAAGGCAGTTGAGAAAGAAACTCAAAAGAATGTTCTTGATGATAGTAAGACAGAACAAACAATCGTTGATACTGTTAAATACAAGCACTTAGTAGTTGGTAAAGAATACACAGTGACTGGTGAACTGGCAATTAAACCAATCGGTAAGACTGTTGAAGAACTAATTGCAACTCCTTCAGAATTGTTTGAACGTGTAAAGAATGATAATGGAGATGTAATTACCTCAAGCGTTACATTTACACCAACAACTCCAGACGGAGAAGTTCAGGTAGAATTTAAGATTAACCCATCTAAGTATGCAGGCCAAAAGATTGTTGCATTTGAAAAGATGGAACAAGGTGACTTATTAGTAGGACACCATGCAAAAATCTTAGATACTGAACAGACTGTAACAGTTAGTATGGACTTAGAAGTGTCTATTGTAAAGGCTGATAAAGACAATACAAATAAGGTACTTAAGGGTGCAGAAATTACAGTGTTTAACGCAGATGGTACAGTTGCTAAGGATAAGAATGGTAAGGATGCTGTTGGAATCACTGATGAAAACGGTAAGGTTACTTTCAAACTCGCATATGACCAAGATAATGAAATGTATGTAATGGAAACTAAGGCTCCTGAAGGATATACATTATCTACTGAAAAATATCCAGTTAAGAGAACAGGCAATGACAAGTTAGGTGTAGACCAGATTTCTATTACAGTTCTTGATGACAAAGTTCCGCCTACTGGTATTCAGTCTAATATGTTAGTGTATGCTGGCGTATTGATTGTCGCAGGTATTGCATTAAGTGTTGTATTACTTAAAAAGAACAAAAACAAGTAACAAATGCTAAAGGGATAGAGTAAAATCTATCCTTTTTTATTTATTTTTTTAAAAATAGTAAAAATTTCAATAAAAACACTTGACTTTTATTTTTTATGTAGTATAATGAATATGTAAATAAAATACGGAGGGCATATTGCTATGTTAAAAAATATTTTAAACCATAAGAAAAAGTTAATCGTTGTAGTATTATTACTTGTACTAGTCGGTGTATTTGCATACGTTTTATCAAATAAGAAGTCTGCTGTTAAGACAACTACTGAAAAGACTTCTGAGGTTTCCACTAAGGAAGACAAGAAGAATGAAGTAAAAAACGATAAAAATACCGATAAAAAGAACGAAACTAAGACTTCTGATAAGAAGGAAGATGTAAAGGCTGATGACAAGAAGGCTGAAACTAAGACAGAAGAAACATCTACATCTACTGAAAACACAACTTCTAATAATATTTCTAACAGCACATCCACAACAACCAACAACAATACATCTTCTAATTCTACATCTAATAATAATGTACCTGCTCCATGCGTACCAACATACACAACTGTAAATCATCCAGCAGTTGGTCATTATGAACAGCGTGAAGTTATGCCTGCGTATAATAAGCCTATCTATGCTGAAAAGTTGATTGGTGGTAAGACTGGTCGAGTGTACAATACATTAGATGAGTTCTACAATCAAGATGAAGACACTAATTATGCTGTACAGCGAGTACAAGTAGATACAGAATATGTGCCTGCTGAATATGAAAGCGTATGGGTAGAGGACCAGCCAGCATACACAACAACAGAAGCGTCTGGTTGCTAATAACCAAAAGAAAAAGAACTAGATTAATTTCTAGTTCTTATTTTTGTTTTTTAATACAATAACGGAAATACCTACGACTGTAATAGCAACTAATACACCGGCAACTGTTAATAGTTGTTGGTTTTTCTTTTCTGTTTCTACTTTTGCTTGCTCTTCTTGCGCCGCCTTTTCTGCTTGTTGTTCTTCCCATTGCTTGTCTTTTTCAACCTGCTCTGTAATTGCATTCTTTAGTAAATTCTTCATATCTTCTTCCGTTTCGATATTGTTGAACGTAATTCCCTTTTCGGCATGGCCAGGCACGATGAATGGGATATATAGATTACTTGTTCCTTCAGGAATCTTATCTGCTAACTCTTTTGAATGTAACAATTCTTGTGAGTTTTTAACAACTGCTTTTACATAATCGTCTTTTTTGCTTGCGATTTGGTTATATAAATCTTCATTTGTTCCGTCGATTGATAAGTATTTGGACTTGAATGTATCTTCTGTAAAGTTCTTTCTGTCAATAGTTGTATCTAAGTAGTTTAACATTTTATTCATAAATGCTACGCCGTGTGCTGGGTCAACCTCATTAATTGCTAATTGATAACCTGCATATTGTGCAGAGTACGATTCTTCGGATTGACCGATAAACGCTGTGGGTGTGTAACGAACGACTTTACCATCTGTTAATGTGTCTGTGTATGAGTCTGTCAATTCTGTGTCGATGTACTGACATGAGCCACATGCTCCGTCGTAGTACCAGTCAATAACCATTTTTCCGTTTACTTCTTCATCTGAAATGATTTGTTGGGTATCTGTTGATACGTAGAATGATGTTTTTAGTGTAGACTCTTCTACAGGTGCCTCTTTGATTGATGGCTTAGAGCAACCGACTAAACAGGCAGCAATAGCCACTGCTGTAAATAATTTCTTCATTTTTAAAAATTATACCTTTCTTATTTGTGCTAATGATTATATCAGATTTGTCTTGCTTTTGCAAGTGCCTTATGATAATATAATTCCTACGGGGTGATTAAAATGAAAATTGTATATATAAATGAAGTTGAAAAAGAATTGGCGGAGATTTTGAAGGAAATTGAAAAATCTGTTGCAAATTTTGACGTATTAGAGGATTTGGGAAAATGATTTTACACCACAGCCCGTGCGACTTTTTAGACCTATTTTAGCCTAGAAACCAACGGGCTGATACATTATTCAGATTAGGCGAAAATCGCTCTTAAAACCGTTCTCCGGTAATATCATAACCCACAAAAAGAAGAGGCTATTTATCAGCCTCTTTTTCTGGTTCAGGAGTAGTCTTTGTTTCAGACTCTTCTTTCTCTTGTTTTGTAAATGTGAAATTCTTTTCAATATCAACCATCCTCTTGGTGTCGATATTGTTAACCTGTTTATCTGTAATTGAGATTGAGTCCTGCATATAGGTCTTATACTTCTTGACCTCTTCTGTTTTACTCTTTACAAATTTCTCTCTTTCATTTACATCTTCAATCGTCTTAGCGTGTTGATTGATGTTTGTTTCAGCCTCTGCTACACGTTGATTGATAAAGTTTCTCTTACCGGCAAATGTTCCGAACTTTCTGACATTCTCATCAACAGATGTGAGCATTTCCTTACGCTTTTGAATGTCTTGTGTCTTCTCTCTGACTTCCTCAGGAGACATCTTCTCGACTTCGTTACGTAGATTATTTACGAGGTTCTGTGTTCCTGTAGAGTCGCCACCTTGATTTTCTATACGTTGTGCTTCTGTTTGCAGGTCGTTTAATACGTATTGTTTGTTCTCGTTGTCTCCGTAGGCGTTGGCATTCATCTGTGTGTTTTGGTTCATATTATTTAAGAACTGACGGTTTTCAGCGTTTCTATTAGCCTCTGCCGTTGCTCTATTCGCCTTGTCGATTGTTGCTTTCGCCTCATTATTTAGTCGTCTAGCCGTTCTGACACCAGATGCGATTAAACCACTGCCTCGGCTAGCCTGCATTGTTAAGCCTTCAACAGCACCATGCATAAAGCCTTGACCTGTAACTTGACCTGCAATACCACCTGCAAGAGTCGCTGTTCCGTAGTCTTTTGCTTTGTTTGCAATCTTGTCTAAACGTTCTCCTAAGGCGTTGCTTAATTGAGTACCACCTAAGTCAACCTTACCAAGTAGTTCTACAACATCTTTTCTATAACTTAAGAATACTAATGCTAATACCATTGAAACGACAAGGAGCATTGTACCATTTAAGTTCGCAAATACTGAACCATAAATATTAACCATTACAACTAGCAGGATGCCTACTGCAAAGTATTTCATCATTGCTGACAAGAAACCTTGTAACCATCCTAAGAAAATCTTTTTACCTTTGCCAGGATGAATACTAAACAAGATAAATACTGGTGCAAGAATAATCGTAATCATCGAAATGAATTTGAATGCTAAACCACTTAACGCAATTGGTAAGAATATGGCTGCCGTAATAATAGATGAGAGAACAGCAAATAGACCAATTACATCTCTACCATTACCAACCATAGCATTCCACATGTCTTCGTTTTTAGCAAGTGTTGCCATAACATATGACTGACCTGTAACGATACGAGAGTCTTTTGATTCATAGGTCTGTGTTAAGGCGTTTGTTTCACCGAAGTTTCCAATAGTTGCGTTTGCTAAATATGCGGCCGCAATGTTACAAACTTTTGCTTTACCGTTACCGTCTGTAAATGCGACTGTTTTTTGTTGCACATTTTGTTGTATCATATCCTCTGCGGATGTCGTTGCATACATATTTACGCAATAATCTTCTGGATTACCAGCAAGGTTTTCTTTTGGTATAACTGTATATCCTTCAGGTGCATTCATTGTATAAAGTTCATTGAAGGTTCTACCGAACTGTTGCTCTGCCCATCTATCAATCGCTATGCTCTTGACGATACTACATGTTAAACTACTGATACCCATCTGGTTTAAGTCGTTAGGGTCTGTTGTGTTGCCATATGACGTACAGAACTGGTCTAACCTTTGTTCTTGGATTTGAGGTCCACTATCTAAACAACTACCACCAGTTAGTGTATTGAAGATACAGGTTGAAATGATATTTACACCTGTCTGCGGTATCTTTGCGATTTTAATTGGTGCAACCATGACAATGACACCAACGATAAATGAACCGATTGCCCATAGAAGCCCACCGAGTCCTTTACGAAGTTCGCCTTTCCATAATGCAGTATATAGCAGCCAGAATGCAGTACAGATAAACGCAACTACTGTAAGTGGCATAAATACACCACGTGTTAGTTGTCCTATAATACCACCGTTGCCATTCTCTTCACCAGCACTGATTTTGAGTAGGTCAATATAGCAGTTTTTACCAGAGCCGTCACAAATTAACGTATTGTCAAAGAATATTTGAACCACACTAGCAGTCATTTTTGCAAAAAACTTTGTAATTCCTAAGAATGTTGATTGCAAGCCTGTCATGAAACCACCTGTTACACATGCTAGGCTTTGACCTGTCTGTTTTACCCTATCAATCGCTTCTTGATTAGGGGTTGACTCTGCCTGTAATATGTCAATAACTGTTGTTCGATTTGCTCTTAACCAGTCGTTGTCGTCTCTATCACCATTTACAACGGAATAGTTTACGGATTGCTCAAATAACTCCACACCTGTATACTTTCTATTTGTAACACTCTTCAAAGGATTATGAGCCTCTTGCAGGGTAAGGACATTAGGTGTTCTTGTCTTAGCCATGTTTGCAGAGCCTGTACTACTACATAGGTTAGCCCATGCAAGTCCTTGCACTGATGATAAAGAAATTATACACATGATAACTGCTATCAGAGAGAATACTATTGCTTTTATTCTTTTTAGCATGGATTACCCCCTTTCTATCGTTGGTACTTGCTTAACTCATTTTGTAAATAATCTATTTGTTTTTGTAGTTGCTTGATGTCTGCCATATATCTAGCACAATTAGGGCACTCATTCACTACAGGTGGTTGTCCCCAACCGTTTTCGCATACATCAAGAATTGAAATATAAAATCTCTTTCTGGCGTCAACCGACATGTGGTTGTCATTGATTGTTGGTTGATAGTCGAATAAAATAAATCTAATAAAATCAGCGACTGGTATGGATAGTCGGGCTGCACGCCACCTGACAATATTTGCCTCATTGAAAGTGATGTTGCCTGTGAGTTTATATATACGCTTTTCCTGTTTGGTTGATTTTAGCAGAGAAAGTCTTGATTCTACTTCTGTCAACTCTTTCTTTAATTCTTCAACCTCACTGGCATTGTCAGATAATATATCATCTAACTGGTCTATACTGTTGATGAGTTTTAAGCGTTGTTTATTTAATGATTTAGATTCAGTATCGCTGTTGTTTAGATTTTTGAGGCCCTCTTCTGCGTATTCTCTCCATTGTTGAATGTCCAGCGTTAGAACTATTTTTCTACGGATATAACTTGAAATGCTAGGTAGTTTACCAAGTTCTTGAATACGCTCCCTATCGTTAATAAGACGCTCTTTTTCGTTTTCTGATAATGTAATTGAAACTTGCTGGTCAAGTGCTAATTTCTTCGGCTCTAACGGCTTAAATTTTGGTTGATTGTTAAAGAGTTTGATTAACCCTTGTTGGCCTATGCCAGCCAAAATGTTTTGTTTGTTTTCCAGTTTTAAAGCGTCAATATCTTCTTGTGTTATTGTTTTCATATCTATCACCTATACCTTACATGTTTTTAATGCTTTTGCCAGAGCGTCTTTATCTGCTTGTGTTAAATTCATTTTATACTTGTTTACAATTTCTAAGTAAATCTTAGCATAATCACAGTGAGCCTCTTTCTTTTCTGGCATCCATTCGCTAGGAGTTTTTGCACCTTTTGCTCTATTCTGTTTAGCACTTGTAACAACTAGTACATACTGTAAATCGTTGGCAAAAATTTCTTTCTGTTCTGGTGACCATGATTGTGCTCCCATCTTAGCGGCTGCATTTAATGGAACTGTGTGGTCTACATCTAAATCGCCTGGTTTTGTAAATGTCTCGCCTGAATAAGGGTCAACCCATACACCTGATTTGATATAGCACGCTTTGTTGATGTCTGTTGTTTCTTTTTTATTCTTATCTAAAAGTAAAACATCTTTACCTTGATTATACAATGCTTGCTCTCTTGTGTTCCAACATGTATTGCCATTCTGTGCGGACCAATGCTTCCAGTCTTTTCTGTTGTATTTAACATCATCATACTTATCCACTGTTTGGATTGATTCCAATAGGCGTTCCGCAGATTCTTTTGTCATTTTAGTAGCAGACATCGTTTGGAGGCTAGACTCGTATGTAGAGGTTACTCCAATGCCTAACTCCGTGTTAATATCGTTTGCCGTTGTATTCTGAACTGTAATATGTGTTCCATACTCATTGTTAATAGAGTCTGCATCTTCTTGTGTTTCTGCATAACTACCAACTTTCAGTCCGATGTCACACTTAATCTTACCTTCGTTGAGTGATTGGTTGACACATCTACTTATCTCGGCACCTTTTAGTCTACCGTAACGTATAAAGTCGCCTGCATTCTGAATGTTGTTCAACTGAATGAAACCTAAGAGGAAACCACAAATTATAACGAGGCCTACTACTGTTGAAATTAGTTTTTTGATTGTTTTCATGATTATAATTTTTCAACCTTTCCGTTTATTGATGGGATAGGGTCTCCTACATCACCAATTCCTATGTTAAAGCCAGATAGTCCTAACAATGCTAAATTAGTTGTCTGGCTGAAATCGTTTACTTTTAACTTACCGCCCGGAAACTCCTCTAACAGCAAGTCTAACTGGTCACCGTTTGTCCAGCGTAATGTAAACTCATTATTGGAATATTCTAGTTTAATGAATGCTATAAACTCTTTTAACTGTTCAGGAGTCTGTGCCTCAACTGTTAATCTGTAAGAACCGATTAACCATGGTAAGTTATCTTCTTCTAGGTCATGCTCTACCATCTGACGTTCTTGCTCTTTCTTAACAATGGCAGTAGAAACCCTTTGTTTAGACGAACTGAGGTTCTCAACTTCGTCTTTTAAGTTCTTCTCACTCTTCTCTAGCCTCTGCTTCATTTTCAATGTAGGTATTAACTGAAATCTAGCGTTGGCTGTAAATGGTAAGATTACATCACGATTATAAAATGGTGGCATTGCTGATGGGAATACCAATTCTTTCGGAAACTTACTAAAACTTAAAGTTGCCCTGTAGCCCGTAAAATCGACACCGCTGTGGTTTTGTGTGATTTTAACATATCGTGGTGTTTCTTCGATTTCTGCCCCTGTTTCATATACTATGTCATAGTAACCAAGTCTGTTTTGATAGTCTGTTTCTAGGTATGGTGTAGGCATTGATGGATATAATCTTCGTTTAATTGCTAATAACAGTTCTTCCGATGATGGTCTTTTGGCTGCCAATATACCACCAGTTAGTTGCGAGTATGTTGCCTCTTCAATCTGCTTGATTGTACTAACCTCTTGTGCAGAAATCTCAATCTCTTTAAAGAATAGGGCCTTTTTAATCGCACTGTAAATTGATGTCAGCAAATCCTTAAAGCCAAACTCTAACGGGTTCTTAATAGCATCTTCCATTGAAAGTCGGTTTGTGAGTTTGACACCAAGTAATATTTTACGTTGAAAGTAACCTTCGTTCTCTAATTCTGCAACCTGCTTGCTGATATAGTCTTGGAATCTACGTCTTGCCGTACCATCTTGATTAATGTTATAAAATGTATTGATGATATTGTTCCCCCATGGTTCTGGGTTAATCTCTTGATTTGAAATTAATAGATGACAGTCAACAGGTTTGTTACCACTTTTCGCTAGTTCACCTAAGGAAGAAATGGTCTGTGTGAAAAAATCACTTCTACCTTGTAAATCTAAAAACAGGTAAGGGTGTTCTGCGATAATGTAGTATGCCCATGTTTCGTCTTTAGTTACAACGATATTGTCAATGATTCCTACAGCAGGAATCTCAAAGTCTTTTTTATTTTTCATGCCTATACTCCTTTTATCTATTTATATATCAAAAAAAACTAACTTACCTGTAGTAAGTTAGTTGTATCTGTAATCAAACGAGTTTTCTTTCCATCGTGGTTGCATGCCATTTTTCAATGTAAAATGTGTTGGTTGCAACAAACCATGTTCAGTTCTAATAGAATGCGTACTTTCCATATTAAATAAGTTTAAATTAATCTTTGTGAAAAAGTGACTTTCTAATGTTGGTTGATGAATAACGTCTGTGTATGTAATATACAAATCTGTAACATATTGGTACGCACATCTAAACAAATCTCTTCCACCTAAAATATAAATTGGTCGATAGTCATTCATCTTTCGTTTTAAGCATTGTGGCATATCGTGCTTATCAACAATCTTCACTTCACTCGCTTTTGATAAATCAATTTTATCCAAATTGTGATGTCTATATTCTTTATCAATAAGAACGATAGCATCTTTTGTTAATTGCTCAATCAGTGTTATTTGTGCTTTTGGTAAAAAATATTCTTGTGTTTCACCCATCATATAAATATCGTCAACAAGAACAATCATACCAACCTTGTACTGATTGACTTTGTTGTATTTGCCAATACCTTTTTGAATTGCCTTTTCAACACGCTCTTTTTGTTTTTTATCTGAATAGTGTACTAAACCATTATTGCTCGTTTGTAATAACCACAGGAAGTGGAATATCTGTTGTTGAACTTCAAAATCGTAAGTATTTCTAATTTCCAAAATTCTGTTTGGTGAAGCAACCGTTATGTCGCTCCATGTTTTGTAAACTTCCACATTTCCGTCAAACTCATAAAATGTGTCGTCACCGCTAAAAATATACGGTCTATTTTTCCAATCTTTTCTCATTATCTTTAAACCTTGTCCTCTATGTGTCCAGTCACCTTAACTTCTGAAATATCCATTGTGATATTCTGAATCTTTAAATCTTCATTAAGGTAGTGTTTTAAATCATTTACTTGTTGTTTGTTCAAGTGCATTGTGAGCATGTATCGTGTACCGTTCACATAGTCACCTTCAAAAATCGTAAATGAAATATTTTTAACAGTTAGATAGTCTATTATCTTCTCTGTTTCTGCTTTCTTTTCGTATAAATGTGCTAGATAAACTGTCTTGCTGATTTTAGACATAATAGTATCTGTAAGCGTGATAGAGAGGCCCTTACCACACACAAACGCTAGGACAGCATATATTGTATTGTCAGATGTGATTGACTTTAATAAGAAAGCGTATATCAAAGCGTCTATACATGTAATAATATACTGTGTTGTTTTGTTGCCCTTAATCAGTAAGATATTTTTAACGTTACCCATTGTAGACGATAAAAGTGTAAGAGAAAACAATAGTATATAATTAACCATTATTCTCTCCCATTAATTTATCTACGATTGCTTTATATGCCTCTGCAAAAGACTTATCATCTAACACATCATACAGTCTTCCTTCTTCATAAGGTGTTAAGATTACATCTGAACGTAATGGAATAATACCTGCGATAGACTCTTCTTTGTATGCCTTCTCCATAAGCATGGCACTCTTATCTGAAATACTGTATACACGATTGACAATTACAAGTGGTCTACCGTTATACTTCGACAACTCTTGTGAGATTAGTCCGGCACATATAGCAAGGCTTGTTGTTGTTGGTTCTGTTACCACAACAAAGTCATCAGCCATAGGGTATGTCACCTGCTCTGTAATATCACTAACGTTACCTGCGTTTGTGTCAATTAATACAATGTCATAGTTATTGCTTAGGACAACCAAAATATCTTTATATAACTTCGGTGTCAGGTAATCAATGTTCTTGGCGCTCTTAGGTGCAAACAAGAAATCAATCCCTGTTGATGGAGAATGCCAGATGGTATCTAATACAGCACGCTCTGTTACATTATCTTCCTCAAGAATATTAAGTACGGTCTTTGCATCTCTAGGAGCATTATTCAAGAAATACTGTTGTCCCCCTGTAATGTCTAAATCAACAATACATACCTTTTTGTCAGGATAAAATTTTCTGAAACTTGAGGCAATTAGTAGCGTGTTTGTTGACTTCCCTACACCACCCTTTGATGATGTAATCGTAATAATCTTCGCATTGCCTCTTTCCTGTACTTCTTCTGTGTTGGTATTTACGGTGTCGCCCTCTGGATAGTACTCCGTGTCGGTATCTACCTCTTCTTCATCATTGATAGTGTTAAAGTTTTCAATAGCGTTATAGATATTCTCTTTTACACCATCATCAACCATACTATTGTTTGCAAAATCACGCAATGATGCCTCAATATCATCAATCATGCTTTGTCCATAATCAACAAAATAGAAAGGCATACCAACAGTACTGTTCAACTTCTGACGGTCCTTGATTCTATACTCCATTTCATCTTTGTAGTCTCTGTCTTCGCCAATCAATAAGATATTCATAACCGCCGCATCACTAATTCTTGCGATAAAATCTACAAAATCGTCTTGTTCTGTATGAAATAATGAAGATGAAACAACAATACAGCATGTGTCTATATCGAAGGTGTCATTATTAATATCTTCGTCTACTTGTTTTATACTTGTATATGGTTTTTGAAAGTCTAGTAGGTCTGGGCTATACTGACTAAAAACATTATACAACTCTGCTTGTCCTACAAAAATCATTTTTGACTTACTCATATATTTACTACTCCTTTACACTTATATTATACACCAAACAGATTATGAAGGAAGAAACAGGCTAGTGTATTTCACCTGTTTCTTTGCTCTGTGTATACTATATATCAATTAATTTGTACTAACGAGTTCTGGAGTTGTCTTAAAGATTTCTGTCCACTCTTCGTCTGCTCGAATCTGAATTACTCCATGTCTGCCGAGAACATCACACATTAAACACTCGCCAGTTGATAGTGTATTGATGATACCAGCCCATTGCTGATACTCTCTAATACCCATCTTTTGACATGTTAGTATGTTATCTTTTGTATCATCACTTCTAAAAGCAAAGCGAATTTGAATGCCTGCATCCAAGTCTGTTCCATCTTGGAAGTCAAAATGCCCTGTTGCTTGTGACAGTAGTATGCACGCCATATTTTTAGAACGTCCTTTTAATAGCACTTCTTTAATCATATTTCTGCTTGATGGTAGTGATACAACCGACCACGCCTCATCTATCATTAAGAATTTAGGAATATTGACTGGCATACTGAACATGATATCTCTTATCATTCTGTTTAATAGTGAAACAATAACCAGCGAGATTTTTTCTTCTGATGTACATTCATCAAGTGGTTTGCCAGTTGTTGGGAATGTTAATCCTGACATGTTGATAATTGTTACACCATCCTTAATATCTAATGTTTTTTTTGTCGTTTGTCTGTCATGCATTAAAATCTTAGCGATAGGACTTGCAAACAATAGGTCTAGTTTAGTTGCGATTGCACGAACATCCTCTCTTTCATGACGCTCTAATTTGTCTATCAATCTTCTCATACTTGGAGCATGTTCTCGGCATAAGTCACGGACAATATTAGAAACCATATTAGTCTGTGCATCTGTTAGTTTTGCACCAAGTAAGTCTTTGATAACATCTAATGTTAATTGAGCGTTCTGGTCGTGATGTGGTGTAAAGCATGTTGGGTCTAGCATACCAACGGTATCTTTATCAATCACCTGTTTACCAGTTCTCTCATCTGTACTAACAGAGATATCCCATAGTTTTACAGTATTAATAACTCCATACTGGTATAGTTTTGCTAGATGGTTAAAATCTCCTTTAGGGTCGAGAATAACACCGACTTTTCCTGCTAGGCTATTTTGGGCTGCCAAGATTAAACCAAAAAACGTTTTACCGGAACCAGGTGCTCCTGAAATAACAGTATTTGGCGGTTTATTAATATAGGCAGCATAATTGGTGTCAAAGAATACAGGCATTTTAGGCTGATACTTAGAAGAACCTATATACATAGATAGACCGTAAATATCTCTACTCATGAACTGCCTCCTCTTCTATCATTTCTCTTAACTTTTTAAAATCTTTTTCTCTTGATACAACATATACATGATTAACTTTTGTTTTTGTTAGTTCTTTACGTCCTACTCCATCGTAGTAACGTCTTGCACTAAACAAGTAGCGAATTAAACACTTAGCCCATGAGGTAAAAGTCTTACCACCGAAATAAGGACCTGATAATAACATTGTTCCACCAACAACAGGCACAATGTATAGGGTAAGCATTGGTGGTGTAAAACTCTTAAAAATCAGAATAAGTGGTAATGCCCATATACAAGACAAGATAAGTCCAAATACGATTGCCTTAATTCTGACAGGCTTATTAAATGAGATGTCAGAAATAGCATAGATTAACATTTCATCTGTAAATAGTTTGGTTGCATTTTTTACTCGAATCTGCCTCATAGACATACTCCTTTCTAAAATAATTCAGAAAAACAATTATACGCTTTTTGCTGGTTAATTGTACTTAGAATTAATTTTTGGTTATCAACTTTTAAAATATCATATTTTAGGTTATCTCTAATTAAACAGTATTCATGTGTTACTAAGTTTACTGTTCCGTCCTTGAATACCTTATAGATGAACTTAACATTTCTGTCTGTAAGGTAGTCCATTAAATCTTCGATTGTTTTCATAAAAACTCCTTCTTGTTGTGGTTGTGTAGGAACGGTTTTAAGAGCGATTTTCGCTAAATCTGAACAGTTTATCAGCCCGTTGGTTTTAGGTCTAAAATAGGTCTAAAAAGTCGCACGGACGAGGGTATAAAACGGTTTTAACGCAAAACATTTTTACCATAAAAGTTGTCAAGTTTATCGTTTAATTTTGTTTCTTTGGCCAAAAACAATTCATCTTTGTCAATAAAGTCCTTTGTTCTGTCAAGATAGAGCAAACTATCACCATCTGCGTAAGTATCAATTAGTATTTTTGCGTTTTGCCTAACGATTTTGTTTTCTTCGTCCAGAATACCGATTCTGTTGTACGAGTTCCCAATATATTTAACTTTAAACACTTCATTATTCTTGATTACATAGATATTATATCCGTTCCTATTACTATATTTTATATCATCTATGTTAAGGTCTTTTAGGTCTTTAACAACAATGCCACTATCATCTACTGTTGAGTACAACCATAATTTATTAATAATAATCTTTTCCTCTAATGCACTATGTTTGTATGTGTAATCAATGATGGTGTTTTTTAAATCGTTTCTACGTTTATTACTATCTCTATATTTTGCTTGTATCGCAAGATACTTTAATCGTGCATTAGTGTATTCTTCCTCAAGCATGTCCAACTTAACATGGTATTCTTCTTCTAACTCTTTAAGTTCTTGTGTCTTAATTTCTCTAATTTGTTGTTTAATACCATTTAACTCATCATCTCTTGCAACATCTCTGGTCAACGCACCATGAAAACCTACATATGTTGGCAGTAAACAGTTATTCTTATTGAAAATTAGTCTGTTCTTATTTTGCTTGTCTTTGTAATCTAGGAAATAAAACAAGTATTGTCCTTCTTTGTGATAATATTCTTCTGCTACCGCCTTGCGTTCTTCCCATTCTTGTGTATCCTTGAAACCAAAGATGTCTAGTCCATACTCTTTGTATTCATCAAACAATGGTTTATATCTACACTCAATGAAATCTAGTTCTTTCTCATAGTTTTCAATAATTTCAATATTAGGTGTACAGTATTTAACAGATGTTGCTAAATCTGTAGGATATATTTTTTCAAGATAATTCTTGGCATCCAAGAAGGTGTCAAAAAATATATTTTGAAAGGCACCTATATTATTAGAGGCTACAGGAACACGCTTGATTGTTTTCTTGTCGGTAATGTAGTATTTCATATGGAATATATCAAAAAGCGGGAATATGTCCCGCTTTATGTATTATCTCTTTTTGATACCGCTTCTTCCTCTGTCGGTCAGAATAATCTCGTCTGATAATGGCACTGTTGAGCATGATATGATTTCATCTCCACTCTTTAATCTATGAAGAACGTAACCACCTGCTCCTCGTCCCTTAGATGGGCAGTCTTCGACTGGTGTATATTTCACTTCGTTATTTGATTCTGTCCTGATAACATCATCATGAGAAACGAGATTAACATAAACAACATCAGACATCTTGGTACCGTTAATTAGACCGGCTCCCATATTAACTGATTTTAGTTTATCTAAATCCATCTTAAAGATTTCACCATGTTTGCTAATCATAATAAGCGACTTGTTCTGTCTATCATCTTCTGTAATAGGTCTAGCAAATACAAGTTCTTGGTTATCCAACTTACAGAATGCGCCATCTTTAAACCTGTTCTTGAAGATATTTAGGTTGCCATCACTAGAAACAACAAGTGTCTCATAGTTTGTATCGACTGTAATACCAGCAATATCTTCATTACCATTTGTAAATGTAGAAATGCTTTGTGGTAAATCAAGAGGAATATTCTCAACGTCTAATTGCTTGCATGAGCCATCTTTATTGATAGCAAAGATGTTACCATCTGACAATACTTTGAATTGAGAGTTTTCTACTTCTTCAATCGACTTACTAATCTGGCCATCTTGAATATTTATAAAGCATTCAACACCCTTTGCAAGTAATCTGCGTTGTTTTTCTAGGTCTTTTTGTTGTTGCTTTAAATCCTCTAATGACATACCAACAATCTCTGTACGTCTAGGTGATGAAATAATTTTGCATGTTTCTTTCAACTCTGTAATAATTACATTGTTGATTGCTTCAGGATTACCCATCATGGCAATAATGCTTTGCTTTTCTGCTACAAGTTCGTTTTGCTTACGCTCTGCCTCTGCTGTGTCTGCTCTTGTCAATTGGCGTAAAGGCATTGCAAGAATTTGATTTGCTTGTCCTTCTTCAATCTTAAATGTTTTCATCAATTTAACACAAGCCTCATCAGAGTTATCGGCGTTTCTGATAATGCTAATTGCTTTATCAATATCAACCAAGACCTTAACTAAACCATCTAATGTATACAGGTCTTTGTCAATTTGCTTTAATCTGTATTCAGAGCGTAACTTTATAACATCTTTACGCATGTTGATAAAGCCTTCAATCATTTCATACATTGAAATACCTGTCTTTGGAACAAAGTTGTCAATGATTGTAGTATTAACATTATATGAAACTTGGCAACGTGTATATTTATAAAGATTGTCAATTAACCTAGGAATATTTGCTCCAGCCTTAACAAAAATCTTTAATCTTACCTCGCTCTTATCCGTTTGGTACTTTGAGTCAGATAGGTCTTTGATTTCCGAAATCTCTGCAAATAACCCCGCCTCTTTCTTGGCAATAATATCAGTCATTACCTGTTCTACTGAAACATCATAAGGCAATTCTGTAAAAGTGATTTCTGCTCTACCATGAGATGTTTCCTTTACATTGTATTTACCGAGAATAAGGAATTTACCCTTGCCTGTTTGCAGATAATCTGTAATACCGTCTTGACCAATAACAGTTGCTCCTGTAGGAAAGTCAGGTCCTTTGATATACTTAGTTATTTTTGTAGGGCTATTTAGTTTGCCTTGTAAGTATGCAATACATGCGTTCATGACCTCGTCAGGATTGTGTGGTGGTATCGTACAAGAGAAGCCTGTGGCAATACCTTGAATACCGTTAATGATTCCTAATGGGAAACGAGCAGGTAAGAACATAGGCATAACCTTGTCTCCCTGTTCATTCATAGTCCATGTGCAACCGTGCTGTTGTGTGTCTCTAACAAGTTCATAGCATGCTTTGTTCATACCGATTTCAAGATAACGGGCAGCCGATGCTTCGTCTCCTGTGAACTTGCCTGGCTGACCTGTAAACTTACATAGAGGAACTCGTGAGTTATATGCTTGTGCCCAACCATCAAGAACTCCGTTAATCGACTCTTCTCCATGTGGGTGATAGTCACCCATGATAGATGACTGAACAGTACCTTCTTTTATGTTACCCTTTTCAGGTCTTAACCCTAACTTGTACATACCCCAAATACTTCTTAGTTGTACAGGCTTTACAAAGTCGTAGTTAAATACTAAGGCACGGTCTAATAGAGTAGCGTATGCATACTCTAAGCCCCACTCGTTCATAATATCTACTAACTCACATTCAATAGGTTCTCTGGCATTTTCTAGTAGTTCGTCTATATCAAAATCAACATGTTTCTTTTTTGCCATATATTAGACCTCCTCTTCATATTCTACAATCTCTGGTTTATAAGGGCTTGCCATAATCCACTGTTTGCGGGCGTCAGCACTATCTCCAGAAATCAGTTCAATCATTTCTTTTGCCTTATCTACATCATCAACCTTAATCTGAACGATACGTCTTGTTGTTGGATTCATACCCGTTTCAAATAAGATATCTTCTTTTGTTTCACCAAGACCCTTAAAGCGGTTGATATGTTTAATTGTCTTATTTTCTCTTGCAAGTTTTGCTTCAACTTCTTCTTTTTCTTTTGCGTTTACACAATAGTACACTTCGTCTTTTGATACTGTAATAGCGTACAGAGGTGTAAGCATACGGAACAGTCTTCCTTCTAAGATAACTTGTGGCATAAATACCCAGAACCATGTAATCAGCAAGTTCGCAATGGCTGCTCCATCTACGTCAGAGTCAGTTGCCATAACGATATTGTGATAACGCATATCTTCGATATTAAAGGAGTCGCCGAACCCAGCACCTATACAACGAATAATATCCTGTGTTTCTGCATTTTGCATAGCGGCCTTAGGGCTTGCTTTTAATACATTGATAATCTTACCCTTTAGAGGATAGATTGCCTGATAACGTGAATCTCTGGCTGCCTTTAGACCACTAAGGGCAGAAAGTCCCTCGCCAAGATACAATTCACTGATTGGACTATGCGTAATCTCACAATCGACAAGTTTAACAGGCATAATACTGCTACGTGTTACCTTGCTCTTTTCTCTGTTTAGTTCTTGTTGCTCTTGAATACGAGTACGATTCTTCATCGCTGTAATGACCTTCTTCGCCATTATCTCAACATTGTCTCTGTTTGCAGGGCGATTCAGCCATTCTCTTAGTTTCACTAAAATATCTTCATATAATGCTTTTTGAAGTTCTTTACCACCAAGTAATTGTTTTTCCTGACCAACGAAACGAGGCACATTTGTCTTAATCGTTAGGACTGCCGTGAGACCTTCTTGAACATCTCGTGGAATTACATCGCCATCGTTCCTACTAAGTCCATTCTTCATTGAACGGAACTTTTCGTTTAAAGCGTCTGTTAATGCTTTTTCAAATGCTTGTGCATGAACACCACCAAGTGTTGTACGAATATCATTACAATATGTATCTAAGATGTAATCATAGCCACTATTATAGTTAAACGCTAGGTCGTAGTATAGTTCTCGTTCATCGTTTAACATATCTTCATCACTGTATTCTTTGTTAATAAGTTCTAGTAATGCTGGTCCTGTAGCACCTTTAGGAATGTTTGGATTAGGCTTTCCTTGACCTCTTTCCCTAAATGCTGTTGCACCACTAATAGCCACAATATCCGTGATGTTGTTGCCTACTTGGATATCTACCAACTCTTTAATACCGTCTGATGACTGAAAGACTAAGCGATTGAACGAACCATCTTCCTGTTCGTCTAGTACTTCCATTGTTGTGTTAGGATATAAATACGCCGCACCTCTAATACGTGCGATAATATCTTCTTTGTCAAATTGGTATGGCACAATAAACCAATTATCGCATAGTTTAAACTCGATAGATGAGCCGTGTGGGAATAGTTCCTTCTCTTCTTTAGAACGATTGTCCTTGAGGGTAAAAATTTCTGAATTGTCTTTTGCTGGTTTAAATACACCCTTGTCGTCAAACAAACCTGGCACATAGTCTAAAAAGTCTAAAGCATAAATCTTGCCATTTTTAAAAACTCTTACCTTGAACCACTCTGATGTACCGTTTGTACTTGAACCACCGACACCGTTTTGTGATGTTGTAAATTTGCCCTTTTGAACGCCTTTTAATGCTGAACCAGACTGCAATAGTCCTAATGCCTTAAAGATACCAGACACTTTGTTCCCATAAGCGTCTGTTGACATATCTGTTGGAATACCGCGGCCGTTATCTTCAATCTTAACTACTCCGTCGTTGTAAAATACAACTTTTAGATGTGTTGCTACACCAATCGCCACTTCACCTAATGCGTTGTCCCAAATTTCACGAATCGCCACATTTTTCTGTGATGAAAATGGGTATTCTTCGCAACCACGTTCATCTCCGAAAGTTAGGTTTAACCTTTTTCTCAAGTGTTGAAGTGGTGTTAATGCTTCGATGGCCGATGCTTTGTAATTCTTAATTTTGTCGTCTTTTGTTAATTCTCTTTTCTTAGCCATTATGTTGTTCCTTTCTCTCACTTATATTATACAACAAATATATCAGAAAATGATGCTTGAGGCACTATTTTTAGGCATCGTTGGTTGCTTTTTGTAAGTTTTGACATCACTTTTATTAAAACTATAAAAGGGCACCCTTGCGAGTCCCCTTAATATGGTATTTTATTATAATATTATTCCCTATCTGCTAGTTTTGCTGATTCTCTAACATAGAAATTTTCATCGTTTAATAACCTGTCAAATTCTTCTTTGCTTAATAGGTTACCACGAGAAGCAACTCTTTGCCTTACTATTGAACTACTATCTGTTGCTAATTCGCTAAGTATTTCTTTGTTACAGCAAGCGGCGACTGACGACCTTACAGTCGCATCTTCATCATGAGACAAAATATCATGATATTCCTTTCTTAATGCAATCATACTTCTAACGATAGGTGAAGTGTCGTTTACAAGAATGTCTGTCTTATATCCTTTACTAGCAACCTCTCTTCTGATGGTTTCATTCTCGTCTTTAACAAGTTCGTCAATGCCTATTCCAGCATTAACACACGCTAATTTTTGAGCCGTTGTTCCATGAATATATGAGTCTAATTGTTCTTGATATTTCTTTTTAAGTTTTTCGTCTTTTTCGTTGTCTATATAGTCTTGTGCAACGCCTCTTGTAAAGTAATCATAATCTATTGCAAAAAGCGCCGGGTTGTGCCCTTGTTGAGCCACTTCTCTTCTTACATGATAGTCTGGGTCTTTTTCTAAGATATCTAGTCCATATCCTTGTCCTGCACACAAGACTCTATCCCCAATATTGTTACTGTATAGTAGCCTATTCATCTTTTCGTTGTATCTATCTACTTGTTGTTGGAACTCCTCATCGCTCATGTTCTCTATTTTATGAAATACGTGGTTACATGTTCCGGTTCCGGGATTTTTCGCCGTGCACCATGTAATATTGCCGTTTCTATTTAATGCTTTTACTCTAGGCATAAATTATATCCTCTCTTTCTATCGGATATATCAAAAAAGAGGCTATATAAGCCTCTCTCTTTTAACCCCACAAGTCTACTGCTTCGTCAGAGTTTGATGCGTCATCATCTAATGCACCGAAGATGTCTTCTTCCTCTGCTACTGCTGGTGCAGGTGCTGTTGCACGTGTTGCCTTCTTAGGCGCTGTTGAGCGTACAGGTGCTGTAGGCTTTGCAACAGGTGCTGATGCATTATTACTTGCATGCTTTGCAATTCTAATATCATACCAGTTGCTAATCTCTACTGAAACAGACTTAGCACGAATAGAAACTTCTGTTGTTGCTTCGTGTACAACACCTGAATTATCTGTCCATTCAGGACGGTCTTCCACAGTTAAGTCACCAACAATTACTAACTTAGTACCCTTAGGTAAATCGCAACCGCATAACCATTCAGCCTGCTTACCATAAATCATTACTCGCCAGAACTTTGTTCCTGTTTCTTTCCATTCTTCACCGTCTAAGTAACGTGTAGACTGTGCAAGAACTAACTGGCAGTAAGAGTTGCCATTGCGTGATTGCTTTAATTCTAAATCGCCTGCTAAATTTGCTTGTAGTGTAATTTGACTCATAAAAAATAATCTCCTTCTATGCCCTTTTCTATGGCATCCTTAGTTATAAATAGGGGTTTACCCCTACACTTATATTATACAACATTCCCACACGATTAGGATAAATTCATCAAAAATGTAGGAATGTTGTTAATATTTTTACAGAACTTCAATAAATACAGGTACGCCTTTTTCATTTACTGCGAATGTTGTAACGCCTCGTACACTAGATTTACCACTATATGAAGAGAAGTAATCTGAACTCGGTTCTGATGCGGCACAACTGATTAACCAACGCTTACCACCTGTCTGCATAACTTGATGATTATGGAAGTGGCCCATTACCATGATATTTGCATGGCTACCCGGCATTTCAGCAAAGCACTGGTTCTTCCACCATGCTTCTTGACCTTGAATACCACCTTGTGCCTTATGTCCGTGATTAAACGCAATCTGCGAACCGTTTTCTAAGTCGATAACTGCTGTTAATTGCTTATTTGCAGGACGAACGAACTCGATATTACGTAAGCATTCCTGCTCTGCATTTTCACAAATATCTTGTAACTGGAAACTGATTTCAATACCATAATCATTTTCAGGAGTACCTGTTGGCTTACGTGAGCCATTCCTAATCTCCCCATGATTACTTGGTACAGCAACGACATATACCTTAGGTGCGTAAGGAGCAATAATCTTAATTACTTCTAACATTAGTCGTCTGAAACATCTAATTTGTTCACCTAATTCTAGGTCATTTGTGCATAACTGCTGTGGTGTGTTATTAATGTTCTCAATACCATCTCCTAGGTCTGTAATGATAACGGAAACAGGCTTGGTGCGTAAGATACGCTCTTTGAACTTGTATGCGGCCTGCAATACTCGTTCGATTGTTTCTTTTGAACCACCGCCAGTTTCGTGTGCTTTACCTAACTGAACGTCTGACAGTGCAAATACCTCTGTCAATGTTCCGTCTGTATGTAGCCTTGGTTTTTCTGGCGCAAAGTTGTTAATAACATCATTTAACTCATCGTATGTATGCAACTGGACTTCTGCTTGTGCAATTTGTGGGTTATATGTAAATGATTTACTGTATGTACCATCTTTTAGTCTGTGTACTCTTGCACTCTTCAAGGCAACTGTTGGCACAGGATTATCTTCAAATAATTCTGTAAGTGATAACTGCTCCTCTTCTCGTGGTGTGGCAACTGTACCTGCCTCATGCACTTCCATCTCTTCTAAAATATCGTTAGATGGTGCTTTTTCTCCACGCCATTCTAATACAATATTCCATGCACTTATCATACGATTTACAGTTGTTGTACTGATGTTTAGTGTGTTGGCGATTTCAATAATACTAGCGCCTTCGCACATTGCATGTAAGACATAATCTACTTCTTGGTCTAATTCAGCAAATGCTGGCACAGGTTCTCCGAACTCATCTGTTAATAGACCAGCAAGACTTAACGCATAGCGTACTAGGCGAACTCTTGACGGTGCTACGCCGAAGATGTCTGATAATTGATATTGCTTTAGTTCTTTGTTGTTTCCGTTGTAGATTTCGATGATTGTATGCTCGAGGCCACCTTCTTCAAAAATGTATTCATAACCATCTGCTATGTATTTAACTTCTCTCATTCTTTCTCCTTCATTATTTCTGAAATATCTTGGTTGACGAACCAGTGTCCTATATGAATGGCGTCTGCTTCATCATCTGTGTTGTTTGTCAATTCTCTGTGAATAATTTTTGGTGCATTTTCAGGCGTAAATTCTTTTAGTTGTTCTCGTTTTAGGTTTGCTATACCATGATAACTTTGCCATGTTTTCGGGTAAACCATGACAAGTGAACATGAACCTTGTAAAAGAGCACCAATAATAAGTCCTTGTGCAAGGCATAACTTCTTTAAGGTGTTCACGTTTAATCTACTAAAGGCGTCCTCAACGACTATATAATCAACTTGATAGCCTTTGATAACTTCTTTGATTTCTTGAGCCATGAATTTAACTCTGTCTATCCATATGTCTCCCTTTTTGGCCTTTTTATGGGCAGAACCACTAATAATGCACTCTTTGTCATTCCATAGTGAATAACCTGTTGTTGTGGTTGAGATATCTAACGCTAATGTGTACATGTTTTAAGACCTCTCGCAGACTGGATAGTATTTTCTATCAAAGAAACCACGGTCATAGGCCCTACGCCTCCGGGAACGCTTGTAATCGTACATGTATCGCCATGCTCCTCTTCAATATCAAGAGTATCGCAATCGCCGTATAATTTTCCGTTGATATGATTGATACCGACATCAATAACAACTTTTACATTATCAGAGATGTAAGAACTGTCTATTGTATTCGCTCTACCAATTGCCACAATTAGGATATCAGCATTTCTGGTAATATTCTTAATATTCTTTGTTTTGCTATGACATATTGTAACAGTTGCGTTCTTGTCTTGACACAACTTTGCAACTGGCATGCCAACCAACTTAGAGCGACCTACCACAACCACATTAAGACCCGTCAAATCATGATATCCCAAATCAGATAATATCGTCATAATACCTTTTGGTGTACATGGTTTGTATTCTGCTGTTGAACTGAATAATTTACCCTGCTGAATAAGTGTTAATCCATCAACGTCTTTTTGTGGATTGAGATGACTTAATGCTTCATTCTCATCTAGGTGTGATGGCAGAGGCAGTTGTAATAGCACACCATCAACATTATCTTGATTTGAAATTATCTCAATATAATCGTTTAAATCTTTTTGAGAAATGTTTTCTGTGATTTTAATTGTCTCGGCATCAATACCAATCTGCTCTGCTAGTCTTTGTTTACTTGTAACATAAGAAACACTTGCAGGATTATCACCAACAAGAAGCACTTTTAAAACTGGTTTTCTTGTCATTGAAGAGACATCATCTGACAAAGACTTAACCAAATTGCTTCTTAATTCTTTTGTATTGTATATCATTCTCTTTAACCTTTCTAATTATATTATACAACAAATATACCATTTTAGGTATAGATGTCTGATAGTTGATATATCAACAAAAGAAAGGAGTCGGCAATGACTGAACAGAATAAGAGATATCATTTTTCACCTCTGCTCGGCGAGGTTAGAGAGTGTAGGGCAAAATCGCAAGAAACGTGCCCGTACTGTAATGCACCTCATTTTAGTAGTCTAAAGGATGCTAATGATTATGCAAATGAAATGCATGATTGTTTTGCAACAATGAAGAAATTTGACTTCCTAGACAATGATTACATGCACAAAGATAGAGGCCTATACGGAGATGGTGGTAGATTGGGAGATACAAAAATCCATTCATATAAAACTGTGTGGTATTATGATAATAAGAGTCCTGAAACAAGATTACAGTGCGAGAATGTATTGTTTGCGGCCGGTCTAACAAAAAGTGAGGTAAGTGACTTACTATTATACCATGATAGTTTTGTAATCGTTAATCCTAAAGACCCAGAGGTCGGTATAGGGCAAATGAAGGTAATCCTAAATGCTCAACAAAATATACCTGAATTAAAGAGTTATTTTGCTACACATACAAAGGACTCTCCACAAGAACAATTTAACAAAGTTATCGAGTATTATCGTTATACAATGACTGATGAATACATAACAAATAAGCGAAAGGAACTGTTTAACGGTGGGTATACGCCTACAAGGCACTTGTACGAAAGAGCGGGTTATTTCCCATCACCTCTTACAACAAGTATTTCAGAAAACTACATCATTGGGCTAAAACTGAACGATAAAAAGTTGGACAGAGATTTAAGAAATATCTATCCAACAGATAAAGAAGATTTTAAGACATTAAAAAAGTAGACTGATTAAGTCTACTTTATTTTTTCAAACATTTCTAAAACAACATCTTCATCAAAATTATCATCAATGTAACTACATGCGACACCATCTTCATTTACTGTAATTGTATATGGTGTGTGAATAAGGCGTTTAGAGTGTACCTTCAGTGCTTCTGATTGATTTTCACTATCCTCAATCCAGATTCCCAGCATATGATTGAACTTGACATCATCAAACGGTTTTTCTTCATGACTTGAAATTACCAAGTTGGCGTCTGTCTGCTCATAAGTACACGCTGGGTACAAATCAGCAGATAAGTCAAATGTGGCCAGAACGCCTCGTTGTTCAAGTGATGTAAGCCCTTGAAATACTGCTTCTGTAAACTCACTAAAACTCATTACGGTGTCCTTAGGTAATGATGCGATATTTTCTAATACTTTGTCAGATACAAGAGGTGTCTTGACTGTTGCAAATGCCTCTGGCTCATCTTCGTCCTCAATATCTTCATCTAATAACTCATCAAACTCGTTTAGTAGGCTTGAAATTTCTAATAGTAACTCAAAATCATCACTGTTTTCCATGTAGTTGTTGACTGCGATAGTTCGCTTGGTCATATCCACTAACGCAACTGGATTTAACTCACCCGGCTTGCTAATCATAATAATTTCATCATCATCTGAATTGGTATACTCCTGATACCCATGTTCTTTGACTGCAACGCTAATGCTGTCTCTGATTTCTTCATAGCGTTGTAGCGTTTCTAATAACTTAGATAGACCTTTCTCATTTTTGTTTGACATTTTCATATTTCTCCTTTATGCTTTCTGCTTTTGCTTGCTCTATTAAAGACCTGTAGTATGACTGAATAAAGATTTTGTCTGTAAGTACCTCATACTCCTGCTCATTAATCTTGTCTAACACTTTTTGTGACTGTTCAGTCAGTACATCACGGTCAATAATTCTTGTTTTCTTTTTGTTTAATCCCTCAATTTCAACCATCTCATTGTCATATAATTCCTTAATAAGTCTAAGAATATACACATCATTGTAATCCTTAGGATTAAGTTTGATACCATTCGTATTCTGTGTATCAAAATAAACTTTCAACGCTAATAAACTGCTCTTGATAGATGGTCTCAAACCATCTGTCTTTTTACTATAGTCTCGTTTACTAGTAATGTTTAAATCTTCATATTGTACACCGACATCCTCGGCTGCCTTTTTAAGGTAGTTATTTTTTAGCACCTTGTCCTCTATATAATTTGTAAACAGTTCCTGTATTTTTTGAATATAGATTGTCTTAGACTCTGGTGTATCATCAACTAAAAACTTACTCTTAATAGCATTGTAGTATGTTTTTGTAATGCTCTTTACCTCTGGCAGTGGTCGACCTTGTTGGAGCAATTCGCATGGGTCTACTCCCGCAGGTAACAGGGCTATATACAACATATTATGGAGTTCAGGAAACTTCTGGAAAATATGGTTCATAGCCTTTTTGCCTGCTTGGTCTCCATCAAGCATAAGAATAATTTTACCATCATTTCCGATAATGTTTAAAATCAATTTTTCTTGCTCTTTTGAGAAAGCCGAACCACTAACTGCCACTGTGTTTGTGTAACCAGCATTATGCATTGCCTCTACATCGAACTGACCTTCAACAAGATATATTGCGTTATCTTCTCTTGCTTTAAATCTAGCACGCTCTACACCATATAACACTTTTGACTTATCGAAAATTAATGTGTTGGCAGAGTTGATATACTTACCTGCTTTTTTATTCTCAACCAGTTGTCTTCCTGTAAAGCCAATAGCCTGACCGAAGATGTTACAGATTGTGAATATTAACCTGTCGCTAAATCTACAATAACCGTGTTCAGTGTTTACACCAACTTCTTGTAACTCTTCTTGCGTATAGCCTTGTGCGTTGAAGTAACGGTTAAATTGTTCATTAGAAGGACAATATCCGTAAACACTTGTAATTGGCAAGTTGCGTTTAATGATTTGTTGCTTTGCAGGATGCTCTTCTGGCAAGCATGAGAAATTATATTTAAAATACTCGTCTATCTTTGTCAGTAACTCTGTTAACCTCTTTTGCTTGGCATAGTCATCTTTGTTGTTTTTCAAATCTAACTCAAAATTGTATTGGTCTGCAAGGAACTGAATTGCTTGCATTTTTGTTAAACTGTTGCGATTGGCTACATAATCAATGATATCACCATGTGTTTTACAACCAAAGCAATGGAAAGTACTGTTGTCTTTATATACTACAAACGATGGTGTCTTTTCATGGTGAAAAGGGCAGAGGCCTTTATAAATATTGGCTCCGCCATGTCTAAGGACAACACCGTCTTTAACGATAAAGTCAACAATATCTACTTTATTTTTTAACTCACTAATTGTCCCCATTATTGCACCCTTTCCCTATTCTTAAACTCATCTGTCATCTTAGAGGCGATTGCTTTTAATTTATCAATATCTCTTGCCAATTCAAAGTCATTGTTTTCAAGACATTGTTCTTTACATGAGTCCAACCTTCTTAAAATACCCTCTAAATCATACGAACTAATATATTTACTGCAAAAAGCGTTCCAAGTAACTAAACTTCTTGGCCCGTAATTGCTCATCTATTCTTTTCCACTAAATAGAAAAATGCATTATTAGTTCGTTCTTGTGTGTCCTCTTCAAAGAAAGTATGAATATAGAATGCAATACATGCTTGATAAATAGAATTATCTTCTTCTGCTAGTAAATTATCTATTACTTCCACATCTTCTACTGACAATTCCTCAATAGGCTTTACACTCTGATACTCTGTTCTCAATACTTCGATGATTTCTTCTGTAATTACCACATCTTCTGAAAGCCCTAAAATCTCAGGACTTTCTTGAAGTGCCATATAAACAACATATGGTGGTATTCCTTCTTTAACTGCTTTGCTGATAGATTGTTTTAGGTTACTATTCATTAGAACCACTCCTTAATTTCCCGGCGTGTACTCGCCTTGTTCTTTCTACGGTTATATCGAATATCTCCGTGGATACTGTTACCGATACCGCCTCGTGCTTGTCTTTCTCTGGATGCCTTAAACTTATCAAGTGATGTAATCTTCATATTTGTGTTCTTCATGTTTCTTACCAAGATAACCCTTTCTTAAATAAATCTGATTTAATTTTACTAATAGTAAACATATCTTGTTTATAAGACTTTTTATCATAAGCCTTCTCGTTGAAGTAGAATACAACTAATACGTGCTTTTTAACTATATCACGCATTACTGTCACCCGTATTCTGTCTGGGTAAATCAGAATCATTTTCTTTTTGTAATAGTTCATGCCTTCATATAAGACATTCAGTGGTTTCTTCTTTTGCATGCTCTTAGTTTAGCATGATTATAATATGTTGTCAACTCTTTTTATGAAAAAATATTTGTCTGCCGGAACGGTTTTAAACACTCTTTCACTTGAATCTGTATAACTTATCAGCCCGTTGGTTTTAGGTCTAAAATAGGTCTAAAAAGTCGCACGGACGAGGGTATAAAACGGTTTTAAGGCACAAAGAAAAGGCTGCCTTAAGCAGCCATACTCCATTCAATAATCTCTTTTGATTTCGCTAGGCAACGTGATAACCAACCGTTAATGTTGTTTAACACATCTGCTGTTAATGGCTCAATCTTTTCTGCGTAACTGAACACAAGGTATCTTGCTCTTACATGAGAGTAATCCCTGTAATCAACTTGGTCTGAACCTAAAATCACCTTTTGAATTTCATCACAAAGTTTTAACATCTTTGTGGCTACTGTTCTGTACTGTTCTTCTGATAATTCAAACCCATTCTTTAAGCCATAATCAACTACACTGTAATAAAGTGTTAAAAGAACCTGTGATTTGTCGAAACTAGATGGCTTAATTGTCTGTGCTTTCGTCTCTTCAAAGAAACTATCAACATTAATCTTTCCTTCTGTTACTCTGTTCACACATTCAAGCATTTCAGGAGTGTCATTTTCTGGTGAGAAAGCACCACCCATCATAACCCACTTGCCTGTGTTTTCATTGTAAACACCTGTGAAACCCTTTGTGATAGAATCTTTTGCAGTACGCATGTCTTTTGTTAGGTCTGCAATAGGGATATTAATGTCAATACCCTTTTTACGTGCTTTTTCAAATCTAGCAAGAATGACTACTTGGTCCTCAGATGCTTTCTTGAATACCTTTCCTAACTCTGACTCTGCAGGTACATAACCTGAAATTCCGTACTGTAAATGAGAAGGCTTCATTTCAATTAAATAAGACTTACCTTTCTCTGTTACTACAGGAACTGCTGAAGCAAATTCTACAATTACATCGCCTTTTGTTGGAGTGTTAAACGCTCCGAAATTCTCAATCATTTGTCGCATACTTATTTTCTCCTCTCGTATACCCTTATACTTATATTATACAACTTTTTACACCAAAAGAGTGCTTAAGTTAGTATTTATTTTCTTAAAAGCGTTGTCCAACAACTTTGTGTAGATGTCTTGATATTTTGTTGCAAACATCTCGTTTAATTCATTGTCTTTATCAATATCTACGCAGTAGCAAGTACCGTTCTGCTTACTTAACCAACGAATTAACTTAACTTGTCTAGTCAATGATACGGTAACCTCAAACTCCCCATCCTTGCTACGAGTCGTTACGATGTAATCTTTGGGTTTTATATCTTTCAGTGTTTTGCCACTCTTTGCGAACTTTTTGTCAATTTTTGTAAACTGTTTATCTCGTATCTCTCTGTACTGCTCTAGCATGATTTTATCCTTTCACGAATAGGTAAGGAGCAAACTTTGTTACTAAGAACTTACCATCTGTTGTTGCTTTGATTGTGATGATGTATCTGCCTGTGAACGATACACCGTCTATGTCTTTCCAAGTGATGTTTGCATCTACTTTGTACTCACCCTGTGTGTCTGTGTTGTAAATCTTATAAGACACGGCGTTATTATTCTCGATAGAAACACTACCACCAAATCCTGCAATTAAATCAACAGGTGCGTTGGATGGTATATACTGGTCGATTTCGGCATGGCTATCTTGTGTCACCTTAGAGAATGCTTTGATAAATCCCATAATTGTTGGTTCCATCTTTGGTGCGATAGATGTGTTAGTATCACCGTTTCCGATAACTCCTTCTCTAGGTAAAGAACTTGCATTTGCAATCGCATATGTAGGAATAATTGATGGTGTTCCAACAAGTGTAACCTTTTGTGTTGTTTTGTCATAATACACATTTAACTCAAAACTCTTCCAAGTACCTGTTAGTTCTGACTTTTCTGTTTCTGTGTTCCCATCTTTATCTGTCATATACACACTAAAGTCATAGGCCGCACTATAATCGTTAATTATTTTCTCTCTAAATAAGATAGGCTGACCAGCGGGCACCTGTTTTGTTTTTTCATCTGTAAGTTGTTTACCGTTAAATTGCCCAACATCTGAACCATTCAACACATTCATCATTTGTTTGGAAGCACTCGAATCTGTGTTGTTGAGATAGTTGTAAAGATATTCCTGTGCATATGCTCTACCACGCTCAATTGGGAACCCCTTATTATCGCTATGTTGAACAATCATATTCTGAATATCTTGTTTTGTATAAACATTTTCTGGGAAGAAGGCGTTTTTAATTGCAATACCAAATAAACTTAAAACCATTAATAAAATAAATGCCCTTAGGATATATACGCCGAACAACTTGTTTCTACGCACATCTAGGTCTTTATCTTTTACTTTTGCTTTTCTACCCCCAATAGGAACAATCTTTTTATGCCCTTTTAGGATAAATTCTTTTTCTTCTTCTGCTTCATTCAAGAGATTAATCTGTCTAGGCTCACTAATCTCTTCTATAGATGATTTCTTTTTAAAACCCATTATTTGGACACCTTCTTTCTGAATTTACTCTTGTTATTATGGAACTTGTCAAAAGATGTTTCAACTTTTGGTTTTTCAAGTTCTTCTCTCTTGTGTTCTCTTCTAATCTGTGCCTGTGTTTGGTGCTGTTGCTTGGTTAATTGATTGTTTGCTTCTTCAAAGTGTTCGATTTTAAAGTTATTATCACTTTCACGAACTTCCGGAGTAGGCTTTACAACGTGTTTCTGCTCTGGCACGATATTTGTCTTATCAAACCTCTTAAACTCTTCCGGCACGTCTTGTAGAACCTCTTTATTAGGCGTTAAGAGAATTTTGCGTGCAACACCAAACCCAAGATTGGCAAATTGATGTTCATTGGTTGATTTTTGAATTAAATAACATTCTGCTCTGTACCCATTAGATGCAGTAGGGGCAGCCAGGCGTTGAAACTTGTTCGGTAAAACTCTGTACTCTAACACCTCTGACTTGTTAATCATTTCTTTACCTTTAGAGAATAGACCTTTACGCTCACCCTCTGTAACTTTATAAGAAATCTTAGAAGTTTTACCTAAAATCTTACTAAAACGCTCTGCCTCATCGTCTGTTGCACCGTTATGAATTAAGAAGTTGTTAATAACGTTCATAAACGCATCTATCTTGTACCCTGCGTTAGAGTCTGTGTTGGCAGCCAACTGCAAGATAGACTGTACTGATAGAACAGGGAAGCCACAGGCTGAACGAACTTTGGCGACAATATCTGCAATCAAGTCAATATCAACTGTCTGGAACTCATCCATAAAGATACCACAAGGCAGTTTGTTGTCGAGTGATTCCTTATAACCGAATGCTCTCTTAATATCTGAAACAATGATACTACCCATATACTTAGCAAATTCTGGTTCTGCATTAGGCGAGAACTGGAACAGCACAATAGGAGCATCTTCGTCCATACAAATCTTAGATAAGTCAATATGGTTATCTCCGTGGGAGCCTCTATACAAACTACTACTATAAGAACTCATAGTTAAGTTCTTCATTGTTACTGATAAGCCGTCTAACTGTTCTTTTAATAAACTCTTAGGAGCGATTAAGTCATTATATACTTCTTTTAAACTGTTTAACTTCAATTCCATCTCTCTGCTAGGATTAGCAGGGTCAATCTTTCTTGCGTATGCTTGTATCATATCAAATAGTGTCGGTATTTGTAAGGCTGCCACAAATTGTGAAATACCACCCTCGTTCCATGGGAAATTAGGCATATCTTTTTCGTCTAAACTATTGATTAGGAAGAAGATTGTTTGAAGTAAACTAATCTGTCTGTTTTTATAAACTTCTGAGGCAGCATCCCACGTTCTCATACCAAGCACTAAGTCTGTTTGCCCTTCTTTTGTAGCAAGTGGGTCATAAGATGCTTGATACTGTGCTAATGGCCCCACACTCTTGCCATTAACAAAATGCAAAAACTTTCTATTATATTTCTTCGCACAACGAGAAGCATGATAGGCTAAGTTAATGCCTTTCTTAAAGTCTAAGATAATCATTGGGTACCCAGCCTGTGCGGTATTCTCTATCATTTGTAGCATTGTAATAGTTTTACCAGAACCAGGCACACCCTCAATGACTGTTCCCTTAAAAGCGTCTTTATAGTACATATACACTGGTTCAATACTACTATATGTTTCACCATGCTCTAGTTCCACATCTTCAATTAGTGTTCCTAAAGGAACTGCCTCTGCTGAATTTAACTCACCGTTTTCTAAATCTTTTTTGAGTTTGTCTCTTCTTAGTTTGTCTATAAAGTTTTCTCTGTATTCAAAATTATGGAATGGCCCTGCTTTCATCTTTTCTTCTGGATGTCTTTTTAACTGACTAGCCTTAGTTAAGCATAAGATAATGCCTATTACAGGACCAAGGACACTTGTTGCTAAAATATACTTGGCTATCAATGTGTCAGGAAGTAAGAAAAACAACAAGCAGAATACTAATACAGATGGTATTAAAATCACAGGGATATTGAACTTGTTTTTGTATTTTAACACTCTAAACAACACAAAGAATAGTAAATAACCAATCAGTATGGCTGGCAGAATAGTAAAGCAGATTATACCTAAAAAGACATATAAGCCCAGTTCACTACCCTCTTCGTCTTGTTTCTTTTCGTCTACTCTTTCGCTCATATGATACCTCTCTTTAGTATTATATCAAGAAAGGCCTAAAAGCACCTTCACTATCCCTCTCTTCATCGGTTCCATCTGTTTTAACAAACTTCTTTTTTATACCATTTGCTTGCATATATTCATTTACCTTTTTTATAAACCAACGTTTCTTCCATGGTTTTCCATCTTGTGCTGGTTTATATTCAATAAATGTGTGCTTTTTAGCCATATCTCTATGGAGTTCTTCAAGTTGCTTGCCTCTTTCAGAACATGCAAGAATATCTTGATAACCACCTTTATTTGTACCTACAATATTTTCATAACAGTACTTGTCAATATATGCGATATTATATCCGTTATCTATATAATCTAAACAGTATTGCATATCTTCTAACACACTGTCCGTTTTAAACTTGACTGCTTTAGAGCGATAGCAACACAACGCTCCTGATACATTAGAGTAATCTGCTGGGCCATGTTTCGCCTTAGATAGAAGTATGAGTTTGTTGGTTGACGGAACTAATCCCCAAGCAATAAGACCTCTTTCTTCTGCAACACCATCACAATATTCTAGCATGTCAATAAATTCTTCTCTTGTTGTAATATTGTCAATACTGCCAAACTGCTTTTCTTCTGTTGGCTCATTAAATTTACAGAACCTTTTAATATCATCATCAATGGTTAAGATTAATTTGTTTTTAAAATCAGCATTTTCTAAAATATAGTTTAAATGGTCTGTCTTTTTATGAAACGGAAAAGGCAAGACTATTGAAATGTCTCCAATAGTCTGTTTATATCCTTCAAAATCATCATTACATACATGAACATATATCTCATCTTTATAAATACCGATTTTATTTAGTAAGTGTGCTGTTAAACAACCATTAGGGCGTTTATAAGATGGAATATGAATTTCAATTTTCTTCACGATTTCTCCTTTACCATCTACAAGTATCTAAAAAGCGTTGTAGATTTTTAGTCGCCTTGCCAGGCAATTCTTCATCACGATACATTATACACATAGAAGCGTTGGTATACCCAAAGAGTTCGCCGTTTTCTTCGTTACGTTTTAGATACGCTTTTGGATAATGGTCGCTAAAACGAATTAGGAAGTTATCTCCTTTTGTAAATTCTAAAAATCTACGTTCATCAATATGGAAGCCCTTGTTTTCTAAATACTCTCTAACATCTGTTAAGCGTGTTTTATTTACAACAAAATATGCCGAACAAGATGCGTTGCTGAATGAATAGTCAACAATGTCCTCATCGAATTTGTTGGCAAAATCAATAGCCTGCACTCTTTGAGACAACAATGTATTTATGTTGCTTTCTAATTGCAAAACTCTCGACTCTGCTTTGCGATATGCACCACTTGTCTGCTTAAATTCTTTAAGCATCTTTTCCTTAGATGGAATTTGCCCTATATGCTTTGCTTGCATGTCTTGGACCTTGTTTTTATACCACTTTTCAAAGTCTTTCTTGATAATACGATTTAACTCGCCACGATAGAACGGTAAGTTTCTGTCTACGTTCTTCGCTCTAAAAATATCGTCTGAATAATTATGCTTGATTAATTCAACCGATGTGTTCTGCTTAGATGCACGATGTATCATGCGTTCCATGTATTCTTGAGCCTTTTCAATACTGTCAAAATGTTCAGAAGCACTATAAGGACATTTGCCGTTCTTTGCATGACATTCATTAATCTGACCTTTGTGGTTAATATGGAATAGTTTGCTCATTTCCTATCTCCTTTCTATACTTATTATATCATTTGTTGATGATTCTATAGAAAGTAGGAAACTGTGCTTTGTACTTATTGTATGGTTCTTGAATTCCCTTTACTGCTTTTGCAACTACATCAATATGGATATAGTCTATATTCTTCATGCCTTCTTCTTCCCATAGTTTGTCTAAGAAGTAAATGAGTGTTTCTTGGTTTACGAGTTTAAAATTTTTCCAACCCTGTGACCACCAAGAATTATCACGCATGATAAATGAGTTAGGGTTTGCAATACAGATGAACGCCTGCACACTTACATCAATACCCTCATAGTACTTCTTCCATAAGAACTTAGATTTAACAATATTAGGGTGGCTACCACTGAACTCATTTTTACTTCTTAGGATTGCCCCGCCTTCACCAACACTGTATGACGCTTTTTCTTTCCAGTTTTTGCTATCAATAATGATAACCGTATCACCGATAATGAGTAAGTGGTCTGTGTCTCCAAGTCGGTTAACAGAGCCTTCTTCTTCATCAACTCCTGTTTCTTCCTCTTCTTCGTCATCTAATTTTAAGTGAATAGAGTCTACTAAAACAACATTAGGCTTATCATCAATCCATTTACGTAAAACTTCTGATGTAGATTGCTCGCCTTTTGCACCAGCCTCGACAGCCTTTCGGTTGATGCCCATTTCTTTGTATTTAGGGTCGATTAACTGGTTAAATAAACCACTGCCTGGTGAGCCAAAATATCTTCTGCCTTTTTGTTCAATAAACTTCTGAACTGTCTTTAAATAATCTTCTGAAAGTTCTGGGAATGTGTTTGTCGTAATATATCGAACAATCATTGGCTGTTCTTCATTAACAACTTCTTTATTAACAACATCTTCTGGTTGTGTAATAACATTTTGTTCTACGTTACTATCGCTTTTTATCTTCTTGAATGGCATTCTTATACTCCTTCACATGTTCTTTAAGTTCTCTTAACAATCTAGCATATTCATCCCCAAGTACCTCTGTAAAATTACAAATATCCTCTTCTGAATAACACTTCTTATTTGTATCAAAACTCTTTGATAATTGGTATGTGGCAATACATGCATGCATTAACTCATGATTGAGTGTTGTTGCCATCTTTAATGGATATTCTTTGTTTAACCAAATCTTGGAATCAACCGAAGATGTTAAGCCTAAGAATACGGCACCATCTAAATCAACTTCTTTACCGTTTCCGATAATATCTGTCATTTCTTGTGTTGTCAGAAAATCTAATTCCCATTCTTGGGAGCCAATATAGAAGTTTATCATACTTAATCCTCCTGATAAGCACTTCTGCCTATTTCTTTTGCAATTAAGATTACTTTACCAGCACTAGCGTCATGTAAACATGTTTGTAGTGTGATGAAATTATCTCTATATTCAATTTCATTTAAACTAGCAACTCTTGTATGTGCTTTCGCATACGCAATCCAGTTATTAAATTCTTCTTCTGTAAAGTTTTGAATTTGATGGTCGAACTCTGACGAGTCTTTATTTACAAGAACATAACTAATCTGATACTTACGAATGTCATTCTCTGTATATAATGTGAATGTACTATTTTTCTTATAGAACTCATCATCATTAGGATATAGGTTTAAGTTAGAGAACTTTTGCGTGTTGATACTACCGCCTGCATGGCCATACAGAATTAAGTTTTTGTCTGCCAGCGTATTTTTGTAGTTCATAAATACTGTACCAAAAGCGTTGTAGTCTTTATTTACATCTCTATCTAGGTAATAAGCATTATCGGTTGTTTGTGCTACTGGCTCACTAACTAAACCAGAGTCAAATTGCAAGTAGGCGATAATATCTTCGTTTACTTGTTTTAGTTTTAGAATTTTATCTTTTGTAATAGCAGAAGTAATTTTATTATCTTTTACATCAATAATCGTTTTTACTTCTTCTAGTGCTTTTGCTTCTTCTTGGTTTCTTGCAAACTCTTTATACAACTGATAAGAAGAAAAGCCAATTACGCCCAGTAAGATTAATGTAATTAGTCTTTTAATTAAACGTGTTAGTGTCTTTCCCATTTACCTTTACCAATTCATATACCGCAACTGTTCTTTCTGTCACTGGGCCATGGCATGTCAACAATGTTAAGTATTTATGTCCTTCTTTAATCTCGCCGTCTTTGATTACTTTAATTGCGGGTACCGACTTCATTTCGTTCAAGCCAGAAATTGTTATTGCTTTTTCAGGAGCAAAGTATCTATCATTGTCTATTACCCGCATATCAACAAGTTTGTATTCATATGTACCTTTATTTGTGTATAACTTAGCCGTTTCCATATTATTTTGGGACATTACATCTTCCCTTGATACTAAGTAACCAAAGCGTGTATTATCAAGCATAGAATGACCGTATAATGTTACCGAGTCATCTTCATAGGTCTGGTTTTGATAATACACCTTAATTGTACCAGCAATATTGTAATTGCCATGAATATCAGAGCGTAGGTACTGCTCTGGCTCTGTCGCTTTAACAACAGGTTCTGTAATCATGTTATTACCAACTGTTAGATATGCACTAAATTTATCTGTACCATACTCCTGATTGATTTTATTTACAATGTTAATGCCATCGTTAATATAGTCTTGCTCTGTTTTATGCAAATCACTTTCTTTAATCGTGTTGTTTACTACTTCACGTACCTTCTCGACCTCTTTTTTATTCTGCCAAGAAGAGTAGTACTTGTATCCGATAATGCCTGTCGAACCAACAAAAATAATTGTCAGGACAACAAGCAATATATATCTTATCTTTTGTTTCATATTCATTACCTCTCTTACTGATTATATCAGTTTTAAGGCAATTAAGAGCAAGGCGAGAATAGTAACGGCAACATAAGTAAATCGTATTAATGTTTTATTTAAACTACTTACATATACTTTTTCACCGTTAAATGCATTTCCTAAACTTTCTTGCTTAGGTGACTGAAATAAAATCACCCCAAGCAAGAACATACTCACGAATACTGTGCAAATAATCAAAATATGTCTCATCATTAGAACAACTCCTTATAGTTCGTCTTTTGTGTCAACCCTTTAATTTGGTATATGATTTCTTGGAATGTGCCAACAAGAATCAATACAGATAATCCATTAATTGAGGCTGCAAAATCAATTGGTGTAAATACAGCAACTGCTAGTGAAAGTCCTGCAATAAACGCTAATACAGGTGCACCAATTAAGTTAATCTTAAATAGATTTTTACGAATTACTTTTGCTGACTGTGTAGGGCGAACACCCAAGATATACATAGACCCCTTAGACAAATCGTCTTGTAGTGTATCACCGTTCACCTCAATAGAATTGTAGATAAATGTCATAAGCATAATCACTACTATATAAACTACGAAACCCGTTTTTGTTGTGTAAGATGTCCATGTCCAGTTTAAGTTCTTAAAGTCATTAATAATCTTTAAAACAGACATAATCATACTTGCAAAGATAACAGGCATAACTGAACTTGCCAATAACTTAATAGGGAAATAGTGTGCCTCTATATATTGACTATTACTAGCAGAGTGGATAGGTAATTTAAACACTTTCTTGTTTGCAACAATACATAATACAATAACCGTAAGTAAAACAACCATAATAACTGCAAGGTACTGCCAGTATGTAGTTAAATCGCTCTTTGCTAAGTATCTATTGTATGCTGACATAAACTGTAACACGATACTAGGGATATTGCCTAAAATACCAACTGTAATAAATACAGATACACCTTGACCGATACCCTTTTCATTAACTCTACTTGCTAGGTATGACACAAATAGAGAACCGACTGTTGTCAATAAAATCAGATAGACTGTCTGATAGATATTTGTAACGGTAATACTGATACCAAGTTGTGCTTGTACTGTTTTACTTGCAATAATACCGTAAGTCTGTAATACACTAAGGATAACGCCTATAATTTGCGTTCTTCTATACAACTTGACTTGTCCTTCTTTGCCCTGTTTGGATAGGCGCTCCCATGACGGAAAGCCTATTGTCCACAACTGTGTTACAATGCTTGCACTAATAAACGGGCTACAACCTAAGGCAAATAACCCAAATCTGCTAAGTGCCCCACCAGATACAAGATTCAATAAACTACCGAGTTCTGATTGTGCTTGTGCATGCTCTACATATGGTAAAGGAATGAATGTTCCTATTTCAAATAAAGCAATCATCAGTAAGGTAAAGACGATTCTATTTCTAACTCTTTTTGTTTTTAACCACTTCATTACTTGGCTCCTTTCACGGCTTTGTCGATAACAAGGCTAATCTCTGACAAGAAATTGTCGTATAAAATTTGAGCCTCTTCCTGATAGACAAGAATAGGATTATTACCTGACCTTGCTCTCCATGCAATACCAGTTTTGAGAGATTCCAGTTTTTCTAAATGCTGAACCCAGCAGAAGTCCATCGCTGATAGTAGTAACTGTTTTCTGATAATCACTCTCTCGACATCACTTAAGTAATCATCGTTGATTTGAACGTCTAGTTTAGCCAGGCATTCATCCAATTCTTTTACTGTATTGTAACGTAAGACATTATCTCTTGATTGATAAAACTTATTTCTCTGCTCACGAATAATGTCGTCATACTTTAATGCGTTTTGTCTTGAAATAGAGGCTTGCCCTGCAAGTTCCGTCTGTAACTCTTTAATCACTCTTAAAGTCATCTTAGTTGGAACATGGTCCTTGGTAGTAATCTTCTTTAACATGTCAGTCAAGGAACTTCTTGCAAAAATACCATCTTCTGCACTAATGATTGTATGTGTAATACCCTTATCACCTTGTCGACCACTTCTGCCTCTTAACTGTCTATCAATTCTACCATTCTCATTCATTTCTGTCTGAATAACTACTAATGGGTGGTCTTTATCTTCTAGCACAATATCTGTACCTCTACCAGCCATATTCGTTGCAATCGTGATATTCCCTAACTTACCTGCTAAGGCAACAATTTCAGCCTCTTTTGCGTCTTGTTTTGCATTTAATACTTCATGCCTAATATGTTCACGTGTCAGAATATCACTGACAACTTCGCTATCATGTACAGATGTTGTACCGATAAGAATTGGGAAATCTTGTTCATGGTACTGCTTAATTAAGCCGAGTACACGCCCCCATTTTTCTGTCTTTGTCTTATACAACTCTGGTGTATGGTCTACTCTAATTACAGGCTTGTTTGTGTCAATCGGCACAACCTTTAACCCATATACTTCCATAAACTCGTCAGCCTCTTCTAATGCAGTACCTGTCATACCTGCTAGTTTATGATACATTCTAAAAAAGTTTTGAAGCGTGATGGATGCAATCGTTACTGTTTCACTATGAATGGAAACTTGGTCGCTATGTTTCGCTTCTAATGCTTGATGTAAGCCCTGATTATATCTTCTGTCAGCCATAATACGACCTGTACCTTGGTCGATAATTACAAGTTGCATACCATTACCAAAGTCCTTAATTGCATAGTCAATATCTAGTTTGAATACATAATTGGCAATCAATGCTTGCTGAACTAAATGCATAATATAAATATGTTCTTGACTATATAAGTTTTCAATACTTAATAATTTTTCAAGTTTTGAAATACCATCATCTGTTAATTTAACATTGCGATATTGAGTATCGACAATATAATCTTCTGTCGGTTTTAGTTGTTTTACAGCCTTGTCTACATTTATTATATTCACCACATCTTTATCTTTTTCACCACCAATAATGCATGGAGTTCTACCGTTATCAATGAGGACGCTGTCTACTTCATCAATATTGGCGAAATGAAATGGCTTTTGAATTACTTTGTCATTTATACTCATTACCATTTGGTCTCTTAACCAGTCAAAGACGAATGTACTTTCAATACCATAGATAATATCATTCTCTGCGTAAATCGTCTTTTTAATATATTGTGATGACTGTTGCTTGTTAAATGCAGACTTTAACCCGAAGAATGAATATACAGGTGCAAGATATTTTTTATCACGCTCTGCAAGGTACTCGTTTACTGTGATTGCATGGACTTGCCCGCTACAAGCATTGTAAATAATAGGGTAAAGTGATGTTAATGTCTTTCCTTCACCTGTTTTCATTTCTGCAATCTTACCGTCTGACAGGATAATACCACCCTGAATTTGAACATCATAAGGAGATAACCCTAGTACACGCTGAACAGCGACTGTAACTAAGGCAAACACGTGTATTTTCTTATGCTCTGTGTCAACTTCGTTCCTAATCGCTTGGAAGGCTGTTTTTAACTCGATATCTGACATAGATGAATAAATACTCTCTCGTTCTCTAATCTTCGCTACCAACGCCTTTGCACGCTCTCTATCGGCAGTGCTATATAAACTCATTAATTTGTCTTTAATATTCATATATAACCTCTCATATATATTATACAACAAATTAAAAAAGGAAGACCTATTCATCTTCCTTTAATTGTACTGCGTTCTTATCTCTTGCTTTAAATTCTTCTTGCTTTTCCTTAAGAACTCTTGTTACTTCTTGTGATACAACTTCAAATATGTCTGCATTATTTGCAAGTCTTGCACGTGTTCTTCCTTCACCAACTGCAAGTTTTAATTGTTTTGTTTCTTCGTTATACTCACAATTCTTTAGTTTTTCTTGCTGTTCTTTTGTTAAGTCGATATTTGCATAGAATGTAGTTCCTGTCTTTGAGATAACCCCGAACTGTACACCCAATAAGTAGATTTCACCAACCGTGTCGATACCACTTGAATAAGAAAGCAATGTACTACCAATACCACCCGGTGTTGATGCCTTGTTCTTTTCGACCTTTAGACCGACTTCTGTACCGATTACAGAACCCTCTGAATCCTTAATAGGTGACTTCTTATTTACCTTTACTCGTTGTGTTGCATAGAATTTTAGAGCGTTACCACCTGATGTTGTTGTTGGGTCACCGAACATAACCCCAATCTTTTCACGTGTCTGGTTAATAAAGATAACTGTACAATCATTATTAGAGCATGCCTCTGCCAATACAGGCATATTCTTAGACATATTACGTGCTAATTTACCTACGCTATCTTTTACCAGTTCTTCATCTGCTACACCCTCTGTCATTGCTGATACAGAATCAACAACAACCATACTAATTTCTCCTGAACGAACAATCTTTAATAATGCTTGGAATGTGTCTTTTGCACTACTAGGTTGTAGGAATAGTAATTCATTTGTGTTTACGCCTAGCACTTCCATAAATGATGGAGAGGCTGCATGCTCAATATCTAGGAATGCAACTGAATTACCACGCTGTTGCTCTTTTCCTAAGGCAAGCACCGCCATTGATGTTTTACCTGAAGACTCGGGACCGAAAAATTCAATGATTCTCCCCTTTGCTACACCACCACCAAGTAGAGTGTCTAATACAAGTGAACCTGTTGGTAAGAATGTAATTTGCTTGTCTTCCATCTCACCTAAAAAACCAACATTTGATACTCCGTAAGTCTTTTTAGCATCTTCTTGCAAGGTGTGTACCAAGTCCATTAAGGCCGCTTTCTTGTTACTGTCTGTTACTGTTACTGCTTTCTTCTTTGCTACCATGTTTTCTCCTTATCTAGGGTTTTACCCTTACACTTATATTATACAAGAAAAAGAAGTGATTAGGTACAATCACCTCTTATTCTGATACATCTTTTAACTCTACCGAGCAGGTTACAGGACAGAACCTAAAATCAGTTAATTTTAGTTTACCACCTTTGACAAAATCTGCATATTCATCAACTGTTAAACGCTTGCGGAAGTTACCCATGATAACTTCATACTCTCGTTTACCTTTAGCAATTTCACCATGCCATACACCAGCACCCTTAGAAGATGTTTTTGAACCACCTTTTACAGTAACCAAATCGCTTAGTGTGAACTCTGTTTTTGCTACACCGTCTTTAAATGCTCTGCCGTAATTTACTTTACTGTTTAAGAAGTAATCAACTTCTTTTTCACCAACATTGCGAGGACTCTTGTTTACATGAATACGCATATCACCAATATATTTACCAGAATTGATTAACTCTTCTCGTTTCTTTGTTGCCCGCTCTGTTTTACTACATGAAATAGTGTCTGTTTTACCATCCTTGTCAATAAAAATCACATTCTTATTACCAGGCATTCTAATTGTTCTCTCTTCATAGTCTGAAATTAAATCTCGAACACCGTCATACCCCTTAATACGATAATTGTGGTATCCTTGTTCTAATACATCGTAGTCATCAGCAAGTATTTCACCAGAATTAACATCACTCACAACTCCATTGTCATCATAATAGATTGTCTTGGTTGAGCCCTGTGCTGATTTTGTACCGTTACATAGAGTTTTTACCTCAAACGATGACACAAAACTCTTTTCCTTTTCAGGATTTTTAATAATTCTGACAATATCTGCACTAAAATTATCGTCAGGCCAAATATAGATACAATTACTATCTTCTAATATTGCATTGCAGTCTTTTACCTTTAAGTACTCTTCATCTGAAATCATAATCTTACTCGCCTCAATATAAGATTGTAAATGCTCCTGAATAACAGGTGAAATGTTACCGTTTTTCATGACATACAGTCTTTGAGAGTTTTTGAACTCTTCCTGCTCGTCTGTTGGTGCAAAATTCAGTTCTTCTACTGCCAAATTCATCATTGAGTAGAACTCGCCAGACTTGCTGACCTGTGTGCCTTCGTATTCAAAGCCCAATTTCTTCAAAAATCCGTACTCTGTCATTCTGTCTTTGTCACTATCATAGTTATAATTTTTCAATGTATAGTAACCAGAACTTGATTTGGTTAATCTATTTTCATAATAACTGTTTGCCAACATCTGTGCTTTGGCCATATCGTCTATAATTTTGTTCTCTTCTTCTGGCGTTATCGTGTCAGAGAAATGTAGATTATTACCATATTTGCATGTAGCCTGACTCTGTGCTGTGCATTTACTAAAACCTTTTCCATTAAAATGTTTTTTCAAAATACGCAATCTCCTTTTCTATCTACATGTTATATCAAAAAAGAGCAGGCTTTTGCCCGCTCTCTTATTGGCTATTACAAATGGAACACTCTATCGTGAATATCTCCAAGTCTGCCAAGGTTTACACCATTACTAATACGACCAAGATAACCACAAACTCTGCGGACAATATTAAGTTTATCAATATTTGTTTCTCCACAGTTAGGACATCTCCATATGTAATTGCCGTTTTCATCTTTAATCATTTCCATCTCACCATGGAAACCACAAGTATCACATACGTCAGTTCTTGTGTTACACTCTGCATACATGTTGTTATCGTAGATGAACTTAATAACTTCTAGCAACGCAGGTATATTCTTTTCCATGTTCGGAATTTCGATGTATGAGATAGAGCCACCAGATGATAATGACTGGAACTCTGACTCCTTCGACAACTTGTCAAAGGCGTCAATCTCTTCTCTTACATTTACATGGTAACTATTTGTGATGTAGTCATGTTCGTTTACTTCTGGCATAGTGTCAAAATCTCTTTGAAGTGCCTTTGCAAACTTGTAAGTACCTGATTCCATCGGTGTACCGTAAACAGAGAACGCTAGGTGAGTTTCTTTCTTCCACTTCTCACAATAAGCATTTAACTTATTCATGATTTGAAGTGCAAGTTCTCTGCCCTCGTCGGTTGTGTGTGACTGGTGAATTAACGCTTGTACCGTTTCATATAAACCAGCATAACCTAGGGAGATTGTTGCATACCCATCATACATAACTTTATCTAATGTATCGTTAGGGTTTAATCTCGCATAGGCGCCATGTTGCCAAAGAATTGGAGCAACGCACGCTTTCGTCTTGTTTAATCTCTTCACAAATGTCATGTGAGCCTCAAAACAGAGGTCTGCATATTTGTCAAGTAGGGACCAAAACTTATTCATGTCTCCATTTGCCTCTAATGCAACATACGCCAGGTTAAGCGTTACCACACCTAAATTGAAACGACCATATGCATAGAAATCTCCGTTTCCATCATACCATGGACTTAAGAACGACCTACATCCCATTGAAGGAAAGCAATGCCCGTCTTTATTCTCAAACATTTTCTTTTCTGAAATGTAGTCTGGCACCATTCTCTTAGATGTGCATTCGGCTGCCAAACGAGTTAAGTACCAATATTCCTTTGTCTCATCACAGTTAGAACTGTCAATCGCATAAATCAACTTAGGGAATACAGGTGAACATAATACACCATGTTCGTTTGGTAAACCCTTTATACGCTGACGTAACATCTCTTCGATAATCAATGCTAAGTCTTTCTTTTCCTGCTCACTCTTTGCTTCATTTAAATACATGAAAATAGTGATGAACGGCGACTGACCATTAGCCGATGCCATTGTAACGATTTGATGATTTAATGTTTGAATACCATCCTTGACTTCTTGATGCACTTGCTTTTCAACAATTTCATTTAATTGTTTTGTTGATACTTCAACGTTCTGCTCTGTAAACTCATCCATTAGTCTATGTCTGATTTTTCTTCTTGAAATATCTACATAAGGTGCTAAATGTGTTAGAGTCATACTTTGTCCGCCGTATTGACTTGCTGATACAGCCATGGCGATTTGGCTTGCTAGTGTGGCCGCAGTACTGAATGACTTAGGTGAATAAATCTTAGTACCGTTTAATACAGTACCATTTGTGAAAATGTCTTCTAAGTTCACTAGGCCACAGTTCGTTATTCCTGCAATACGATAGTCTAAATCGTGAACATGAATAATACCTTTTTGATGAGCGTCTTGTACATCTCTTGGTAAAATGTACTTGTTTACAAGATGTCTGCTAATTTCACCGGCAGCCAAATCTCTTTGAGTACTTAGAAGTTTTGCATTCTTATTTGCATTTTCTACGGACGCATCTGTTTCCTTCTGCTCAAACAATGCCATAATGTTTTTCTCAAGGTCATTGAACTTGTTGTCTCTCAATTTGCCCTTTAAGAAACGATAGTTAGAGTACGCCTTTGTTAATGCAAAACTAGCGTTGTCGTAGAGTTCCTCTTCTACCATATCCTGAATATCCTCTACTGAAATCTCTGTATCTTCAGGAATGCGACCTACAACAGCATCAACCAGTTCTGCGATTTCTTCTTCTGTAAGTCTGTTTTCACGGCTCACTTGCATGTTCGCCTTTTCGATTGCTGAATTTAATTTTTCAGGCTTAAATTCAACTTCGTTGCCATTTCTTTTAATTACTTTTATCATTTTACTCTCCTTGGTATAAGTTCTGCTATACCTAATCTTATATCTACTAAAAGCGAATGGTTTATCTATCTCACCTCACAATCTAACTTATCCCAATCACTAATAGAACATAAATCATGTGGTGTATTTATATTGCGTAAATCAAGTCTTCTCTGGTTTTCTGAACCAGCGTATTTTAACATTAAATTACGCTTTGATAATACAAAGGGACCATCAATTAAGAAGTCTATATTACATAAAATATCTTTTGTATATTCAGTACAATCTCTACACGTTTCGTCTAATAAATCTTCAATCTTTCTGCCGGTCCATACCCATATATCTTTTGTATCACCAAATTCTTCTCTAAAACGTTTAACAATTCTCAAAACCTCTTCTTGATTTTCTTTTTCAAAAGGGTCTCCACCAAGTAGTGAAAGCCCTCTAATATACGGCTTTTTACAGTCTGAAATCAGTTCTTCTAATACTTCATCTGTAAATTTATCTCCGTAGTTTAGTGCCCACGTTTTTTCATTAAAACAGCCCTTACAATGTAACGTACAACCTGATACGTAAAGACTTACTCTGATGCCATCACCGTCGGCAGTGTCGTATTGTCTATAATCACTATAAAACATACCTCTTCTCCTAACTAAAAAGGACTATAATAGTCCTAATACGATTGCGTTTGATATTGCATGTATTCCGATTGATACATACAAGTTGTCTGTTTTTCTATAAAAGTAATGATAGAATACAGCATTTACAGTTGTTATAATTGTAGGATAAAATGCTGTATATAAATCAGGACTCTTTTGTGTATGAAGTAAACCGAACAGAACAACCGAAATGATAATAGACGATTTGTTCTGTGGTAAGTATCTAAATATGTACTCCTCTGTTAAAGGAGCCATTACACACGATAGAAGAATACCTATAATGCCATACGATTTTACTAGCAGTTTTACTTTTTGTTCTTCTATTGGTTTTGGCAGTACATATATCAAGAAACCAGTAACTGCCAGATGGACTAAAATCCCTATTATGACATATAAAACTACTCTGCTATTTAATTCTGGTTTAGGAAATTTTCTTTCATCTCTATAAAATAGATAAATAATACCCATAAATAGAACAGAGAATAATATATGCCTAAATGGGGCAGGTCCTATCGCCATTACAGACGACAGGACATAACTTGTAAGAACAATAAATATATACTTTGATGTTGCTTGCATTATTTGCCTGCCTTAGCAATTAACGCCATCTTAACAAAGCACATCTCATACAATACACGGTAGTCAATCGTCTTGCTTGCAATAGCATGGAATGTCTTTTCTAATTCACCGGTCAGTTTAATAAGCATGTTAAGGTTTGTAAGTTTTGTTAAATCTTGATAAGGCACTCCAGATTCTACCTCAACTCCTGAAAGCATTAACATTAAATCAACAATAACTTTATACAATACTTCTGCGGTTGAGTGGAAATTTGCTCCTGATTCTGACATTACTTTTGTTGTTTTGTAGATGTTAATTACATCACCATGTAAGATATTCTCTAGCAACTGTCTTGAATAAGACGCACTAATAACACCACCGTTTACCAAGTTTTCTAGGTTACTAATAGCATCTCGGATTGAACCACCACTATTATGAACACAGTTAAAGAAATCTTCTTTGGTAAACTTTTTATCTTTTATTCCCTGTAGAATTTCTGGTTCTTTTTTAGCGATGTTTTGGAGAACCGTTAAAATCTCATTCGGTGTTGGCACTCGCAGAGAGAATTGTTGCATACGGCTCTTAATAGATTTAGGTATTCTATCAGGCTCTGTTGTACAGCAGATAAATAGTGAGTCTTGATTGGTGCTTTCTAGGTCTGTAAGAATAGACTCAAATGCAGCCTTAGAACAGTTATGGAACTCATCTAAAATAAATACCTTTTTCTTGATTGGTTGTGATACAAAAGACTCTGCCATAATCTTTCTGACATCTTCTACACTAGCATTCGCCATAGACACCTGTTTGACGCCGATAAGAGAATCATTATCAATAGCCTCTGTGATTTCATCTTCAATCGGATTTAAGTCATCATCTAATTTATGGCAGTTCAGCACTTTTGCAATTAATAAAGCAAGCGTTGTTTTACCTGTACCTGCTAAACCACTGAAAATATAGCCTGTAGGTATCTTGTTTGATGCAATAGCATTTTTTATCGGTGTAATAATCGCCTCTTGACCGATAATGTCTTCCCATCTTTTCGGTCTGTATTTTTTGTATAACTCAATGTATCTGTCCATACTATTCATCTCCGTACTCTACATAGTCATTTAATCTGTCTGTAATAATCTTAGGTGGGTATGCTCTACCTAAACCACATAAATAAGTTGCCCACGAATTATATTTACCTGGCTTGAATGGGAAGGTATAGTCGTTTGCAATACACTCTTCTAAAATACTATCTGCTTTTTCACAGTCTGCAATTACTTGCTCTCTAACTTTTGGATTATGACAGTCAACATTGACAATCTGCGGAACTTCTGCACAAGGGAATATCAAACATGCACTATCTACTTTCATACCTGCTTGTTCTAAGAGCATCGTATAAAATGTCTGCTGCCGCCAGTAATCGAATGGGTTATTATCACTAGGTGCCTTACTAGGGTCATAGTCATGGATTTTTGCTCCTGTTTTCCAGTCTTGAACGATTAAGCCATAGTCACCTTCAACAAGTTTATCAATAAATCCTAAGCATGTTCTTTTAGCGTTACCAATCTTACCTGTAACAAACAATTCTAAGCCTTGCTTTTGTTCTCCCATAAGGAACACAGAGGCAATCTTTTCATCTTTTGCACCACTAAGCCATGTGTTTTTATAACCTTGGATTGCTCGGTTTAGCCAGTCTTTATTTTCTTGTCTTTCAAGCATATGCAGATATTTCTCTTTTGTTACTGATACAGCAGTTGCTGATAAGTGTTTAAAATCTCTATCTGCTGGCTCTAACTTAAAGAACTCTTCCATGATACTATGGAACCATGTTCCTCGTTCTAATGCATCAACATAGCCATCAATACACAACGGTTCAATATATGCTCCCATTACCCAGTCGCCAGGGGAGTTCAATAAAGCACCGACTAAACTAGGCGACAATTTCTTCTTATTGATTTCCTTCCTCAGGTCTTCGTCTAAAACTTGAACACTATTGTTTGCAATTCTAACTTTCTTATTTGTTTGCTTTTCTGTTTCTAAATCAAATAAACTAAATCCCATATTACACCCCCAAAATCTCGCCTAATTCATCGGCAGTATGTTGTGTTGTGTCTATTTCGATAGAGTAATTTTTATATTCTAAGCACTGTGTTTCACTAGGGTGGTTTAGAGCCTCTTCTGAAACCGTAATCTTATCTCTATCATATAACCGTTTTAACCTAACTTCTAACGGCGCTTTTAATAAAACCGTAGTAGCACCGATAGATTGTAACATCTCTAATTCATTGATAAAACGTGCATCTGTAATATATGTTGCTACACCATTGGCGATATTCTCTTCAATCTCTGCCTTTACAATATCTACCCAATAACTGTCTTTTTGTTTTCTACGAACTTCTGTTCCCCAAAATTGCAATAAATGTCTTGTCGCAGGACTTCTATCTCTTGCTGTGAAGTTTGGGTGAATATAATCCTCTTCTAAAATCACGTCTTTCATCTTTGCAATATCAATACAACTTACACCTAGATGATGAGCGATTTCTGCCACGCTAGTCTGATTACGAACGCCGTTAATCACAAAATCTACTTCATCTTTTAATGCTTTTGCAAAACTTAAATGCTCTACCCCTATTCCATTCTTGTTGCATAGTTCTTTATATGCATCACCGAATGTGTCTTTACCAGCGGCCATACCACCACTGAATGAAATTGTTTTTACTAACATACTTTACTCTACCTCTCACTCATATTATACACGTTTTTATGCACAAAAGGCACATATTTTAAAATATATGCCGGAACGGTTTTAAACGCTTTTTTACTTAAATCTGAATAATGTATCAGCCCGTTGGTTTTAGGTCTAAAATAGGTCTAAAAGTCGCACGGACGAGGGTGTAAAACGGTTTTAAATAAAATAAAAAGAGTGAGAAAATCTCAACTCTTAATATATTTAATTAAATACCGACAATAAACACTAGGAATGCCAGAAATGCAATTATTCCTAACAATACAGTTTTGCTTGTCTTATCTAAATCTAAGAATACAACCGCATAGACTAATACAGATAGTAGCACATAAAGCAGAATGTGTAGCAATACTAATGCCAACATGATGAGCATACAATATACCCCCTTTTTTTATCTTACAAGAATAGCATACACTACTTATGGCCTTCTGTCAAGTGCATGCTATTATGATTGTCAATTAATATCTTCTGTAAGATGAACTCCTGAACTTCGTATAAGAAAGAACAGTCTATGTCTTCTACATCTTCAAAGTTCAGATAACAACCACCATCATAATCTTTTAATGATAAGTTGATAATTAAATTTTTTGCCAACTCTCTATTTGTATTAAACAACTTAGGAACATCATGTGCTGGTTCTAAAAAATATTCTCCTGTATCGCCATCAAGCATTTCTATATAGACTGTGCCTGGATTACTGGTCTGAAAAACAATCTTAGTATCATAAGGATAACCAAGTTCTGTTAGTCTATCAATCAGAGATTTTAAATAAACAACTAACTTCCACTGCCCTAAAAGGTTATATACAAAATCTAATGTGATTTCATCAGGAGAGCAAACAATTATTTTATCATCCTCGACCTTTACATTCAGGTAGTATTTCTTTAACTTCTTTAAAATGTATTCAACATTAGGGTCAAACTTATTAATCGTACCATTATTAAACATGATAATAAATTCTTCCAGTGTATTAAAATACTTTTGTTTTGAGATAATGCGCCTGATTTTGGTATCAAACTTCTTTGCAAAAGGCATTAAAGCCTGCATAACTAATCACTCTCCCTAAACATATAGGAAATAGGCTTTTCATTAGACATATCATCATCTATCTCACAACTTAAAGCAACCCTCTTCTCTACTCCTGCAACAAACTGATTTTCTTCTGAATAACATAGCACCTGCTTGTCATCTTTATTATAGATTAATACAAACTGGCCGTCTGCATCCTCTTTTAAGGTTAAATCTACATAAGGATATTCTAAAGAGTATGATTGCACAATCTCTTGCCCAGACTTTGTTGGCTTATCTTCTGCTGGTTGTTCATCATCAGCAACTGTCGGTGATTTTAAAATCAATCTTTCAAAGTTTTCAAAATCTTGTTTCTTAGGACCTTCTGTCGGTTGTGTAACTGTTGGGGTCTTTGCAGTACTTGTGAAATGACTAACAACAAAATAACCAATACCTGCAAGAACAACAATAGAGACTAAGGCAATAATGCCAATTACAACACCTTTCTTCAACTTCTTTGGTGTCTTAGTCTTTTTGCTTTCTCTCTCTCTTACAATCTCTTCTAGTGCCTCTGCCTCTTCCTCTTCTGAATATTCGACTTTAGGCTGAACAGGCACGACTACTTGAGGCTCTTGATAAGCCTCTTCATAGTCTGTATCTTCATCGGTACTGTACCCATCTTCAATATCTTGGAACTCATCTGTAATGTCTTCCACATCTACCGGCTCAATAATATCTTCTTGCTCTTCATGTTTGACAACCGGTTCGGGAATAGTGTTTTTAGTTAAATCTTCCACAGATGGTAAATTCATTATCTTCTTTGCCATTTTACAACTCCTTACTTAATCAGTCTAAGAGCGGCTGCAGATACATAAACTTGGTCGATTTCAACGGTCTTCCACATATCATCTTTCACCGAATAGAACTCAACTAATATATCAATAAGTTTACCACCAGACATTTTCGCCTGCTCTGTTTCTTTGTTGACCAGTCTCTGGAAAGCAGGTAGATTTTTAGTTTTATTCTTATCTACCACAATTCTTTCTAAAATTTGATTATTCTTAGACACTTCTACAGGTTCAATGTCACTAATCATCATACTACCTCTAAAGCCTTTAGTGTATGTGAGTTTATAGATTGTATTGAATTTCTCTGGCTTATCTAAAGGCTCTAATGCATCGAAGAGCGATTTTTTCTTATCATCTGTTAGTCGTAGAAGTTTATATGCCTCTTGTCTGTCGCCGTTTGTTTTTTCCATCGCTGTTCCTAATAAGATTCTATTAGTAACCGTGGTAGGCAACTTAATTTCTGCTTGAGAGACACCATTGTTGGCGACACCAGTAATAAGAGTTTTGCCAGAACGTGTTTTCTTTTGTGCAACTGATAAGAAAGTGATGTATTGAGTACTATCACACTCTTTTAAGTCCTTTGTCTGAACAATATCCTGACCGTCCTGTGTTTTTAGACCATCTAAAGGATTGCCTGATAAATAGGCTCCTAATGCCTGACCTTCATTAGCCATCTTTTCGAGTATTGGCCATTCCTCATCGTCTAATTCAACCATACTGATTGCCTCTTCGCCAACCATAGCGAATAAACTAGCAACATTATTCTTCTTGCGTTGTACGCTCTTAACCAACTTTTCTGCGTTATCGTAAATAGATTTTCTTGTATTACCGAAACAGTCTAAACAACCAGAACATGCCAGAACTTCAAGAACAGATTTTGACACAATGTCTTTGTTTCGGTTAATAAAATTCATCAAATCTGTATATTTGCCATTACGCTCTCGTTCTAATATAAACGCCTCTAAAATAGATGTCGGTACTTTCTTGATGTTTGAGATACTATAGACAATATTCTTCAGGTCAGACGTAGGTGAAATAAGCAAGTCAGATTCATTAATATTTGGTGGTAATATCTCTATACCGTTAGAACGGGCGTCTTCAATATACTTTGCTACCTTGTCTGGATTATCTGCATACATTCTCAAGGCTGCTGTTTCCCATAATACTGGATAATGAACCTTTAAATATGCTGACTGATAACTGTTTAAAGCATAAGATACGGCATGTGACTTATTAAAACCATACTGTGCAAATCCTAATAACTGTGCCCAGAACTCATTAACAGTACTTTCCGAACATTTGGTATTCTCAATGATACCCTTTTTAAACTTAGGTTCAAGCATGTTTAGAATTTCAATCTTTTTCTTACCCATTGCCTTACGCATCTTATCGGCTTCTTTTGATGTGAAACCGGCTGCCTCTTGTGCAATCTTCATAACCTGCTCTTGATAAATAATTGCGCCAAGAGTGTCCTTCGTTAATGTGTCAATCGGCGTACCAATAAATTCCCTACTGAATGGTATACGTTTGGACGGGTCATTCTTTCTGACCGCAAAATCATCATGCAAACCTAAACTCATAGGGCCTGGTCGATAAATAGCCGTAATTGCAGGTAGTTCTTCAAACTCTGACGGCTTAACCTTTGTAAGCATGGTTCTTACACCCTGTTCTGCGAACTGGAAGATACCACTTGTCTTAGCCTTTTGGAACATCTGATATGTTTTCTTATCGTCTAATGTGCCATCAATGATTTTAGACATATCAATATGTTTGCCAGTGTATTGTTCGACCAATTTTACTGTGCTACTAATTAAATGTAATGTATCTAGTCCTAAGAAGTCCATCTTGATTAAGCCAAGTGATTCTGCCTCAGGATATTCAAACATTGAAACTTGATAAACAATACTTTTATCTCTAGGGTCTTCTTTATAAATTGTAGGCACTGTATCTGAAATCTCTTTGCATGAAATTAGTACTCCACAAGCGTGGACACCTGTGCCAGATGTTCTACCTTCTAGTTCGCTTGCCCTTTTTATGATTTCTAGCAACAATGGGTTTAGTTTTAGTCTTGCACTTTCATATGTTTCATTCTTCTCATCAAGTACGTCTTTTAATGTGTCTTTTGAAACTGCTTCTGGTAGCAATTCACTAAAACTGTTGACTTCCTGTGGTTGTATGCCATAAACCCTTGCTACACATCTAAATGCATTTCTTGCACCATAAGGCATTCTCGTGATAATGTGTGTAATATTATTTTCACCATACTCTTCTTGGCAATGTTTAAATACAAGCGGTCGTACTTCTGGCTCAAAGTCTGTATCAACATCGGGCGCGGCACCGATATCTACAATCTTATAATCTGTAACTGTTTTACCATCAACTGTGTCACCAAGTTTGATTGTATATGTGTAATCATCCTTGTTATTGATGTTTTTAACGGTTGATACCGGGATTTCTTCAAAAGAATTGTCATCGTACGTAATTCTTGCAATCGCTGAACGGCCAGGTGACAAGAAACGGTCAAACATTAAATCATAACGAACAGGGTCTGTTTTATGAATACCTAGAAGCCTTGCAATACAACTACCACCTGCTGAACCACGCCCACAACCTGTTGGGTAGCCGTTATCTTCTGACCATTTGATGTACTCTCGTACAACTAAGAAGTAGTCTATAAAGTCGTTTGAGTGGATAACCTCTAATTCGTTCTTAATTCTCTTCTTCCACTCTGCCTGAACCTCTTTAGGTTTATCTGCAACAATCTTATCCCAGCCTTCTTGAATTAATGCTTTAAAGTAGGATAAACTATCTTGAAAAGGTGCTGGAATATGAGGAACAGGGCGCAAACCTAATTGATATTCTAACTCAACCTGCTCAATCATATCTACAATAGACTGATTATTAATAATAGCCTGATTTAGGATTTGCTTTGGTACATCTGTAACGTTTCCTTTTACATAATTAACTAATTCCTGTGTTGATTTTAAGTAATGCTCATTGCAGAACAGAGCAGGTCTCAAGCCACCACGTGTTACAGGTGTTTCTTGTAAACTGTAATTCTTAATTAATGCCATATTGATTTCAGACATTTCAAAATCTGTATCGTATGCATAGAATGTAGGATTTGTTAAGACTAAAGGAGTATTTGTTCTTTCTGACAATCTTGTAACAGACTGGCTAATATTTCTACGATTTCCTTTTAGCAATGTAAATTCTAAATACACATCTTTAACTTTGTTTTTAAATTCTGACAGAAACTGCTCGGTTGGTTCTTTTTCATATGTATGTACAATCGCAACAATATTGTCTGTCTGCTTAATGTCTGTGGTTGTTAAGAAAGGCTCGTCTAAATTATTCCTTGTAGATTGTGTTAGTAACTTACATAATTCATGGTAACCATTAATGTTCTTTGCTAAGAATGTAATATTGTGTTTTTCAACTGTAAGGGTTACTCCGACAATCGCTTTAATATCATTTGCCTTACACTTCGTCAAGAACTTAAAAATACCCATCATTGAGTTGGTGTCTGTTAATGATAAAGTTTTAATACCCTTTTGCTTACAAACACTAATATATTCATCAATAGTGCCATACCCGATATGAACACTATAATCACTATATACAATTAAATTGCTAAATTCCATATTTGCTCCTTTTCTCTCACTAATATTATACAACAAAGACCCGCTATTTAGACAGGTCTTGTTTGTTTGTATAGAGAATTACTCCGAATACAATTTCTATTGTGAAATAAATTACAATGTAAATGAAAGAATTTACAGACTTTGTTAAATATGTAAATAACAGTAATGACAGAACGATTAAGATACTCACTAAGACAGTAATTAATAGTCGTTTTGACTTAACATTAAACTTGTCCATCAATAACTCATTTACAAAAGCAATAGATATTGTTAAAGGTATAAAAGTTGCAAGTAATGATAACTGCAACATGCTTTCAAATTGTAATACAAGCATAGCGACTACAACTTCATAGATAAACAGCCACATCAAATAAAATACGCCGTGAAAGAAGTTTGAAAACATCATAGAGCCTGTATATACAACAAATATTCCTAAAAATACATACTGAATACCATTTGTATTAGTCTGAAATGCTGAAATTGTAAGCCCTAGCAAGGCAATCATCACAAGGATTTTAAGAAAAGAATTATTTAGAAACTTCTTTACCAGTGCTGCCAAAACCGTTTGCTCCTCTTTCTGTTTCTGATAATTCATCTACCTGTGTGAATTTTGCCAAACATGGAACAACTACAATCTGTGCCATTCGCTCTCCCGGCATTAAGAATTTAATACTATCTGAATGATTATGAATTTTCACTTTGACTTCTCCACGATAATCACTATCAATTACTCCTACAGAGTTGGCGAGTGTACAGTCAAACTTGAAACCTAGTGAACTTCTCGCAAATACTAGCCCAACATATCCTTCTGGTATTTCGACATAAAATCCTGTTGATACAACTTCTGACTTTCCTGGCACCAGCGTGATAGGCGTACCACCATTATGAAACAGGTCTAATCCTGCTGAACCTGTTGTCTGTACCTTAGGCGCCTCAAATTCGCCAATATATTTAAACTTTACTTCCATCTAATTACTCCTTTACTGTTTTGAATTTCATGTAATATATCAGTTAAGAGAACCTTTTTGGGGGTTCTCTTTTAAACTAATGTTTAATTACTTTGGTTTTAACCTTTCTTGCCTGACGAATTAACTTGTCAACACATTCGCCAACTAGAACATAAAAATCTGAACCGTAAACCTTTGCATGTAGAGTTGCTTTATTTGAGATAACTGTTCCTTCTAATTTAAAGCAATTATCTTTCTTATGCTCTACCTCAAAACGCACCTCTGTGTCATTGTTTACTACAATTGGAAATGACTCTAATGACAGTACTTTCTTTTCGACAGCCTCATACATTGCCTCTGTCACTTCTCCATCTCGATTAAAAATTACAATTCTCATAAAATTATACCTTTCCCTTTTTGTCTCTCATATCTTCTAAACCGACATAGTACGCTTCAATCTCATCTGGTGTTGGTTTTGTGTAATACACAGCCCACACAACTACAGATAATAGTAAACCCGCTATAAATGTGTAGTATGGTGATTGCGTTGGAATTAAAACTAAGAATAAGATACTTAAAATACCAACCACAATTAATGACAAGTTTACTCGTTGCTGAAACGACAGGTCATTCAACCATGCTAGTTTTGATACCTTATCTTCTTTTTGCTTTCTAACAATCATTATACCATATGCGAATGTAAATGTAATAAAACCAACGCACAAGGCGACAATACTTCTAATTGTTGTGAATATAAAATTCCACGGTAATAAAATGTCTACAATTATACTAACACCACAACCGAGTGCGATTGACATTACCAATAAAGCGAAAAACACTTTCTTGTTGCCTTTATTCACCTTTGTCTTGATGAAAGATAAATACTTAAATAAAATCTGCATACGCTCACCTACCTCTCTATACCTAAGAAGTTGTATGCATCTTCTAGGGCCTTCTTTTTCTCTGGCGATTTATATATCTTCTCTGCCTCCATTTGGGCAGCCTCTACCAACTTTGTATGTTCGTTAATATCACAGAATTTCAGGTTTGTTTCACCAGACTGACGAGTGCCAAGAATATCACCAATATCACGTGTTGCCATATCAGCCAATGCAATCTGAAAACCATTATCACTACGCACCAGAGCGTTTAATCTAGGATTATCTGCTTTACCGTCATTTACTAGATAACAGTATGATTGAAGATTGTTGCGACCAACACGTCCTCTAATCTGATGAAGAGGGCTTGCCCCAAATCTATCTGCACCTAGAATAACCATAACAGTAGCCTCTCGAATATCAATACCTACTTCTACGATAGAAGAGGCAACCAACACGTTAAAATCACCATCTCTAAACTCTTTTAGTGTCTTTTCCTGTGTCTCTCTCGATTGCTTACCAGTTACGACTTTATACTTCACATCGTTCGCATACAACAACGGTAAGTGTTTTAGTGCTTTTTCAACTTTTGCGGTAGAAATATATTGCGTATCTTCATCAACTGCAGGAGCAACAATAAACATCTTATGACCTTGTCTTAATTCATTAATGATATTTGCCCACACATCGACACATTTTCCACTCAAGAAGCCTTCACTATTTACTTTTAACAGTTCTGTCTTAATAGGTATTCTGTCCTGAGGTTTTTCTTCGATTGTGATTAAATGCACATCACCAAAGAATGATGTTGCAACTGTTCGAGGAATCGGTGTCGCTGTTTGAGAAATTAAATCAGGCACTTTACCGTCTGCTCTAGCCCCTAATAAAACCTCTCTTTGTGCAACGCCGAATTTTTGTTGTTCATCAACTACTACAAGACCCAAGTTGTGGAATTTCGGTACAATCAAGACGCTTTGTGTACCTACAAGAATATCTATCTCGCCTGACTCTACCTTGTCGTAAATTGCCTGTTTTTCTTTCGCTTTTGTCTTACCTGATAAATACGCTATAACAGGCTTATGTTCTAATGGTTCCAAGAACTTCTCAAAAGTATTAAACAACTGCTGGGCTAAAATTTCTGTAGGTGCTGTCAATACGCTCTGATAGCCACAATCTACATTGTATAAGCATGCCATCTGGGCACATATAGACTTACCTGCACCAACGTCTGCTGATAGTAATATTTTTTCAGGCGTAGGTTTCTTCATTGCATCCATAATCTCTTGAATAGCATTACTCTGACCATTTGTCAATTTAAATGGTAATTTACCGTATGCCTCGTTTATATAATTTGTCTTACCTGTAGGTATCTTGCTTAGTCCGATAGCCTCTTTACTATTCACTCGTCTATCTAAGAATACAAGTTGTAGATAAAGCAACTCAATGTATGCCAATTTATCAATCGTATCAATATAGTTTGTTACATCTTTTGGAAAGTGTAGGTCGTACAATAACTCCCATAAAGAACTATCCATGTTAATATACGAGGCTAGGTCTTTACCGTCAAATCTGGTAAATACTTCTTGTACGCATTGTGTGAGTACCTTTGATGTAATCTTATTTGAAGGACTTTGTTTATATACGGGAATAATTGGCATACTCTGTACATCTGTTTCAGAAAAGATATTCTGACCATTTGCCTTATCTCTTGCAATTCTAACTAACTGCACGATTACCACATCACCAGGCTTATATAATCTACCCAAGTAAGCACCGCCAAAGAATGTTGCTTCAAGTGTTCTTTTACTTTCTACATCCTGTAATTCAAAATACGCTTTACCATTAGAAACCATAATGTTTCCAATAATACACTTTACAAACACTGACTCACCAAATGGACAGTGTGACCATGATTCAGTTCTTCTTCTATCGACATACTTTACAGGTCGCTTAAACAGTAATTCGGCTGCATTTGTGTAACCTAACTTATCAAAACCCTCTGATTTAATCTTGTAACCATAAGCAACGGTAGACAATTCTGACAAATCAACAGACATAATATCCCTCATCGTGTTATATGAAGTTAATGGTGTCTTGACAATATCTTCCAGTTCTTCACTCACACGAAAACTAGGTAAGTATGGATGTTTCCATGATGTCAACATTCTGTACGATTCATATAGCCTACTGAAAGGAATCCTATATGTGTCACGCATGATATTGGTTGCACCCAAAATATTTAAAACTCGAATATAAGACTCGATAGGTGGTATTTTCACGCCAACGTAGCCGTCTGCAAACTTAAACACTTCTGGTTGTGGTACTTTTTCTGCTTGCTTTTTAATCAGCAATAACTCATTGTCTAAAAAGTCAACATCATTACGGAATTTCTTTACAAAATTAAACGTTGCAAAACAGTTATTACTATAAACAGGAAAAACATACTGGTAAGTACCCAGCATGTGTTCATCTTTTAAACCAACAAATTCCTTTAAAATTAAGAAACTTAAAGGTCTCTGTGTTCTAATTGTAATATGTTCACCTGTAGTGTCTAATCTTACCTGTATGTTCTTTTCCATAATATATTAACCTCTCGCCACTTCTAATAGTTCTAATAAAGGCAACATCTTATCTAGCACGTTGTCTGGTAGTGTCTCAATACCCTTAGTCAAATTCTTCTTTGCCAGAATAGCACTCATATTCTCGTCATAAGTATATGATGGGTTGTAGCCCTCTACTAGTTTTGCTAAACCACTGATATCCTGCATTTCAATGACTGCAAACGCAAGGTCTGTCGTGCCTCTTAAACTAAACAACTCTTTCAATTTTAAGATGTTGTCAGAGTGTGCCTTGTCAATAGTTATTATACAACTTATTAACCCAGAACGACTATCCTCATGCACAATATTCTGAATATATGAAATTGTCTCGGCGTCATAGGTGTCTATTAAGTCATTAATCGCCAAGACCTTCTCTACTAGAGGCTTAATATCTTCCACCGGCTTGTCTTGTGCATTTCCGGACGTTTCTTCAATTTCTTCGACATCTTCTGCAACTTCCGTCTCTTCGCTCTCTAATGCCTCTTCCGGCTCGTCATAGACCTCTTTGTCTTTATGTTCATCAACTTGCTCAATATTTTTCTGCATATCTGTTGCAGAGTCGCTATTCTTTGCGGCCATCTCTAATCTTTCTCTAAGTGATAGTGCCATATTTTAATCTCCTATTACGGCCTCAACAACAGAGGCAACAATACTAATCTCTAAACTTACAATCAATGCGTTAATAAATGAAAAATGAATACCGAAATAACTGAATAATAGTTGTGTTAATAAGGTATTAATTACAAAGGAAACAAATCCTAGTGTGAGAATATTAACAGGAAGAGAAAAGAAGCGTACAAGCGGCTTTACAACCTTTACCAGGCAAGTATAGCATAGTCCTATTATCAAGTATGTTGTTAACCCTTGAATACCAAATGTGTGAAAGAAATAATCTAACCCTAAAATGGTTAATGTGATTGCAATAAACGATTTCATCTCTTCTTGAATACTCCTTTCTTATACATGATGAAGCCTGCACCAGACACGGCTCCGATGACTACAGTACCAAGTATTACAGGTAATAGTAAACCATTATTCTGAACAGAAATGGTTTTCTTTTCTTTTGGTGAGAGAACAGCCTTAATATCTTCCTCAATCGTTTCTGTGACAGGTAAGTTATTTTTGAACACATCTGCCTCGTCTTTACTTAGATTAAAAGAACCGTTATCAATACCTTTTGTTAATAGTTCTTTTACGCTTTCTTGATTATTAATGTCTACCTTTCCTATCTCATCTGTATCTGTAAAGACTGAATAATTGATTGATACAGGTTTATCTAGCAACTCTTTGCCTTCTACCATGATAATATTATAGCCTGTCTTTGTAACGAAACGGTGTGGTTTCACATATAATACTGCCGTATGATAGTCATTGCTTACAGAACCTACTCTGTATTCTTGTTCAACTTCTTTATCAACTAACCAGCCAACACTCTGTTCTGATGAAACCACGATACCTACTGTCTGATTTGTGTTGTTATAAATCTTAATATCAACTGCTCCTGTTAAGTTATCGCTCTCTAATGCTTTACGCTCTACTTCAATTCTAACCCCGTCTGTTGGGATATCGACTTCCTCTGCGTTGACATTATATGACAATGTGAACAGGAACAGTATACTTATTAATAATTTCTTTACCATAATTACTACTCCTTGTGTACTTCTTATATCAAAAAAGGCTCAATGAAGAGCCTTATTCTACATGCATGACTGAAACACCAACAGTAATGAAGATTGTGTCATCAACTGAATATGTATTGTCAGCACCCTTAACAAGAGATTCAATCTTTAAAATCTGGTTACCCCTGTTGCTACCGTAATTCACTCTAATTTTATCAGCAATATAACCGACTAAGATATTAAGTGTTACTGCACCAAACTCGACAACTGTACGATTGTCTCCTGTATTTGCGTCAAGCGTAATATCAATCGTATCATGATTTGTATTACGGAATTCAATCTTGTCCCCTTTGATATTTAGCCAAATCTGGTTACTGTCAGGGCTTAAACGTGTCATGGCTTGAATAGCATACTTAAACTCTTCAATATTTGCTGTAAATGAGTTTTCTGTGGCAGCCGTCTCCTTAAATACGCCATATTCTAAAGGCTTCATATTAGAGAATGAAACAAGATGTAAAATATCGTCCTCGTTATAGAAACCAAAGCGTGATTTGTTATGAATTAACTTAACCATGGCACCTGGTGTAAATGCATTAAGCAAGACACCAACCTGTGCTGGCTTTAATAACACATGGAACGCTTCTCCATTAAAGTCACATGTCTTTTCTACTAGACCGAACGTATTGGTTGCAACGATATTCAACTTATCACCAGTTGAGATGATATTCAAACATGATGCAGGGTGATTTTGTAGCACACTATCTGTTGACAAGAGTTTTGACAACTCACTAATAATCTTGATGAACTCAACGCCTGTTACTGTACCATACTCTTCTGTCGCAGTATCTACCTTTGCAATAGGGGCATCAATTACTGGCACCTTAAACTCTGACGAACCGACCTTGATAGTCACAATATCGTCAATTTCTAAGCGTAAAGCCTCTTCGTTTACGATAATTAGACTTGTTGCTGTCTTTAATTGGTTGCCTGAAATACATAATTCGATTGGTTCTACTGTGTCGTCTGCAACGAACGGAACCTTTCCTGCGATAACAGAAGAGGCAGAGTTATAAGATAGACCTAATGTGTTATCTTCTCCTACTGTTAAAACTAACTGGCTTGATAAGTCTTTACCTACTCCTTTTGTTACTGTCTTTGCTAAGTTTACAAACTGTGCTGTGTTTACCTTTAAAATCATTCTTTATTCTCCTTTTTTCTGTATAATTGAAAACGCATACTTCTTTGTACTATCTATGTTGAAGTCAAAAACACAATTCCTTGATGTTAAACCCTCGTCTGATGACGATAAGATTATATTAATATGAGGGTTGCTCTTACAATAATTGGAGAACGCCTCTCTGAATTGTGATACTTTTACTGAATTGGTTTCTGGCCCAACTCTGTAACAATCTAGTATCATTAATAACTGTGTCTTTTTATCAAACAGTGTGGTTTTGTTAAACTCTGCCTCTGGTCTTGCCCACATTGCTTCGATACATTGCTCCATTGTTACGATTTTTACACTCTCCGGGCTGATACCTATATTAATCAGGTGTGTTGCTAAATCAAACGCTTTTAATTTATTCTTAATAATATTATTTGAGAATACTGCAATCCTCAACGTGTTGTTTCTGCGTAATGTTTCTCGTACAAACCTGTCTGTGCTTTGATTGAATTTAATCTTTGCGTATTGTCCGTACCCTTTTAAATTTAAGAGTGCTTTCCACTGTAACAAATTATCTAAAATGTCTTGTTTATTCATCAAACCACCAGTCCATTTCATCAATATCTAATTCTTTATATTCTTGCTTTCTTGTTTCTGCTATTACATCTGCAAATTCACCGTTATTGACACGCATATTAATAACTGAAACATTCCAGTCTGTTAGTTGCATTCCTGTTCGTGCAATAACAATCATAATATCTCTAAAATATTCTTCTGACATATCACCAGAGAGCACATATTTTGTATATAATTCTCTTATTTTTCTCTTGGCAACTGCTATATTTGTGCCTTTGTCTGTAGAATGGATTATTTTTCCTACAGTATCGGCAAACTGGTAAATATTAGAACGTTTATCAGAGCATGTATCTTCTTGGAAGTCTCTTGTTTTTGCATTTTGCAACAATGCTTCATCATCTGCAAACAATGACTTTTTAACTTGCTTTTCTAACTTATGTCCCATCAGTCGAACGCTCCATCAAATACGTCAATATCTCCGTCTTCATCATCGAAGGCCTCTACATTTTCTGTCCATAACGGTTCTTCTACATCGCTACCTGATGATGCAACCTCTACAGGCACATCTTCACCACCGAACCCTGCTAGGTCTTCTTCACTAGCATTGTCTAACATCTGGTTCTTAGCCAACTCGATTGGGAATGACATAAACTTACCTGTTTGGCCACCACGGTTCTTTTCTAAAAGCACAGTCATCTTTTTCTCAATACTATCATCATGTAAGTCTCTATGTAAGATTAACGCTACATCACTATCGTTGGCGATATCACCAGCGTCTTTAATATCTGACAAGTGAGGCATAGGGTCCTCATCACCTCTACGCTCACGATTGACCTGTGCAAGAATAACGATAGGTATTCCTAATCGTCTTGCCAAAATCTTAAAAGTTCTTGACAGCGTTGCCATTTCTTCTCGTTTACTTCTTCCAGAGATGGAAATTAAACCTAGATAGTCAATGAACAAGACATCTAAACCGTCTGTCTTCTTTTTTGTATATGCCTTTGCTGTAATTTTATCGAGTGTCAGCCCCGGCTCATCATCAACAATCACATCCCAATTTGAGATATTGTCAAAAGCCGTTGCAATTTTTTCTTTAGCGAAGTCGTTGGCAGATGCTTTTGTAGGAGACAAATCACTTAGGAAAATATCATTACTGTATGCAACCATACGCTTGATAATATCTGTTTCATCAACTTCAAGCGAAATGTACATTACTTTCTTTCCTAGACTGGCTGCGTGGGCTGCCCAGTTTGTTGCCATGACAGTCTTACCAACAGATGTTCTGGCTGCAATCGTTACTAACTGCCCGCTACCGATACCGCCGTCTTTTAAATATCTATTCAACTGTGTCCATGGTGACGGGATAACCTCTGCAACAGGAGCAGTTGGGTCTAACGCTTTATCAGCAATCGTCCTGAATTTATCAGCAAAAGGTACAGTATTATTATTACTTGTAATACTTGTATTCGCATCTTCAAGCGTTGTGACCATCTGAATTAAACCATCTGACGGTTCTGTTGCACCATTTAAGATATTCTCAACGACTTTGTTCGCCTCACCAGAGATACGTTTAACAACCTCATATCGCTGGAGACGAGTAGCAACGCTCAATAGAGAAGTGTAACATGGAGAAACAATAGTATGTATATCTTCTTGAGATAGGCTCTCTCCACCCTGTCTAACAGCATCTATAATATCGTCAAGGGTTGCATGATTATTTTCTTCATTTTCTTGTGCTTTTTCTTTCAGGCATGTCCATGCTAATTCATACTTTTTATTAACAAACTGGTAGTTATCCAGAATAGACATTACATTTACGATAACTGTCTGTTCTTTTATACCTGCTTGCAAAAGTGTTAGTTCTGCCTGCATTTGTTCTGTTCTCAATTCCATGCAATTCTCCTTGTTCTGCTTACCTTTACAGTTATTATTATACAAGAAAAAGACCACTTTGGGTAAGTGGTCGTAATTTTTTAATTAAAATTGAAACGAAGTGTTGCTTCGACAGGTGTTGCTTTTGTGTAAGTATCATAGATACCAGCGTTTCTCAATGCTGTTGTATCAACAATTTGCTTATCAAACTCTGGCACATACACAAACTTCATACCGCAAGATGAATACTCTGTAAGGTTACTATCCTTCATAGATACAACTAATCTGTTCTTAACTTCTTTTTCTGTTGCTTCTAGTTGTTCTTTCTTTTGCTTTAAATCTCTTAACTTAGCAAGAGCCTCTCTGCCTTCTGGAGAAAGTCTTCCGTCTGTAATTGTGAACACCACATCGTCAGAAGAGTAGTCTTTTAATGACCTAGCGTAATCCTCTGCTACCCTAGCAAGTCCTTTATCAAGAATATCTTGCTCTGTTTCAATATGTTCTGATACATGAGACGTCTTAAGGAAATCATCATATAGTCCATCTCGCTTTAACGCTTCTACATCTGCGTTGTTTCGCATGCCAGGTGCTATATATGTTATCTTTCCTATCTCATCTGAAAGAGATTTTATTTGCTCTGCTTCTAATGTTCTTAATAACTGTTGTTTGTAATAATTAAATGCAGAGTCAATACGTGCTTTTGTACGTCTAGTTTTTACTAATAGTTGGGATGCTCTTTCTACTCCTTCACTATTATAAACATAAGCGTTGTTGTTAATTGTGGCAAATCCAATCGCTTGGTTTTCGTTTAGTGATTGAAGTTGCTGGTTGAGATTGTCGGCAGCCATCTGGGCACCCTCAATCGTTGTGAAGTGAGCCTCATCACCACCGTAAGGACATGGTCTAACCACTGCCTTGCATATTCTTGGGATGCCTCCCTTACCAATATGGTATTTTGTCATTTTCCTACTCCTTTGGTCTATAGTTATTAATGTCTAGCGATTTGTTCAGTTCCGGCATATCTTGTTTTAGACTTATATCCAAATCATTCATTTCGCCTCTCAACAAACTGGCTAATTCGTCTGTGCTAAGGGACTCTAAGTCGTCTTTCTTATCTGTTTTGGTATCTGACTCTACATTGTTATGATTACCCAGTTCATCAATATTTTTATCACGGATTGGAGTATCTTCTAAAAGAGCGTCTAAACTATAGCCCTGTCTGGCTACCGACTCTCTTACAGGCGTAGTATTGTTTGCTAAGAAGTCTGCGCCGTAGCCCTGCTCTCCTATTTTTTTGTTTCAACTGTTCTCTTATGATATCTGCGGTATCACTGTCTAGCATATCATCTAAATACATACCACCATTCTGCTTACGCTCTATTTTTATGTTCTGATATGCCAGTACATCTGCCTCCATCTGTGCTTGCTCGATTGAGTCTGCCATAATATGTGTAGTATATGGGCACTTGCCTTCTTTTGCTCGACAAACACCAATACTGCCATCTGTTCTAATGTGATATTTTGTCATACTCTATTCCTGTCTAGTCCTTGGCGAACTCTGTTGTATCGTTAGGGCCTTCTCTCCACTTGTATCCTTCTTTTTCAAGAGTACATATTATCTTCTGTAGAATCACTGTTGCTTGTCCGTCTTTTAGTTTAATGTTTGTCCATTCAAGTGGCTCTTTTAGAATTTTTGTTGCCCTTTTACCAAAGGCACCTGTTGAGAACTTTGCCCAGTATAGTTTACCACCGTCTGCATTTAAACCGTGCAAGATATCTGCCTTAATATCAGGGTCTTTTATAAATGCATCAGCGATATCATCAGTTGTAAATACATGTTTTGCTTCTTCAAGTCTCTTTATTGCACAATTCCTTACGATTGAACTAAGGTCATCTTTTAAGATTTCTAAACCGTAGTCTTGCTTTGCAACTGCTCTACGAACTAGCGGGCTTGGGTCATTAATAAGTTTGTCTAAATGTTTGCCTTGCATTGCAATCATTGCACGGACATACTCGTCTGGGTCATCTACCAACTTATCTAACCTGTAGCCATTGCGTGCTACAGCCTCTCTGACCTCTGGGCTCCAATCATTAATTAAGACATCTAAACCGTAACCAGACTCTGCACATTCCACTCTCTCGTATTCATAATCGCTGTACATCTTCTTAGTCATTGTTTCATTATATTTATCAATCTGTTTCTGAAACTCACGCTCGGTCATGTCACCAGTTTGATGCAAAACATGGTTACAATTACCATGACCAGGCGTCTTCGCCGTACACCATGTAATCTCTCCATCTCTATTTAATGCTCTTACCTTTGTCATTTTGATTTCTCCTCTCTTAAAATCTATATCATTTTTTTACTGTTACTAACACTATTCCGGAGAACGGTTTTAAGTGTTGGTTTTATCAAATCTGAACAATGTATCAGCCCGTTGGTTTTTGACTGGATTTAGGCTTAAAAAGTCGCACGGACGAGGGTGTAAAACGGTTTTAATCACTTAAAAGAGTTTGGTTTTTAGCCTCTTCTAATTCCATCAACTTCTTTCTAGCAAGTTGCCTTACTTCAAGACAGGTGTCATTCTTGAGGAATTCTAAACCATATCCCTGCTCTGCAACTGCATAACGAACATTTGGGTCATTGTCAAATGCCAATGTTTTTAGGTCATGACCATGTCTCGCCACGGCCCTTCTGATTTCCCACTTATCATCGTATACGAGACTTTTTGAATAATATCCTTTATTGGCAACTACAAGACGAACGTGCCAACTATCATCATGTGCTAATTCATCTAATCCATAACCATTTTCTGCCACAGCCGCTCTAACTTCCCAACCCTCGTCATGAACTAGAGTATCTAATCCGTAGCCATGCTTTGCTACCTCAATCTTAACATCTTGGTCTGGGTCATAAACCAATTCATTTAAAGCGTACCCATGTTTTGCTACTTCTGCTCTTATCCATTTATCTTCATCATTTTTAAGAATGTCTAGTCCGTAACCTTTCTTGGCTACTGCAAGGCGAACATATGAATCTTTGTCATGTACCAACTTTTCAAGACCGTAGCCCTGCTCTGCTACTGTAGTTCTTACGGCCGCGTTCTCGTCATTAATGAGTTTATCTAAACCATAGTTTTGTTTTGCTACATGTATTCTAACAAAAGGATGTTTATCGTTAATAAGTTTATCTAAACCATAGCCTTGAGACGCTACAGCCGCCCTAACTTCTGGGTTTTTATCATAAACCAATCTCTCTAAACCGTAGCCTGCTAAGGCTGCCTCTAGTCTCCATTTCACATTACCACTATGCACAAGCCTAGTCATTTTCTCATTGTAGTTGTCTACTTCCTGCTGGAACTGCTCATCTGAAACATCTTTAGTCTTATGAAAAACGTGGTTGCAGTTGCCGTGGCCAGGAACCTTAGCAGTACACCAAGTAATTTCACCGTTTCTGTTTAATGCTTTTACTTTAGGCATAATTATATCCTTCCTTTCTGATAAATATATCAAAAAAGAGGATATTCTATTTATCCTCTTCTTCATCTACAAACATGTCATCAACCTCGTCATTTAAGCGACTTAACTCATCAAGGAGTTCGGCATCTGTCATGTCCTTTAATTCTTTCTTGTCCATTTATTTTGCACCTTTCTACTTATATTATACAAGAATTTAGATGTCCCATTCATCGACAACTAACTTTGGTTTATCTTCGTCATCAATTTCTCTTTCTAATCTTGCAAGTTCTCTATCAAATTTCTTCGCTTCTTCGTCTATGTGTCTACGTATTCCTTCACCGTCTATACTATTTGCCAGTCTTGTTGTAGCACCACTATATGTATATGTGTTTGCGTTGCTCTTTATGTTATTCTCTTGTACTTGCGTTTCAGACAACTTCTGCTTTGCAATATCTCTTATTTTCTTGCTAACATCATTTTTAAGAGTTGATAAACCGTAACCCTGCTCTGCACACTCAATTCTGTCTTGTTCGTTCTTACTATTAAGTTTAGCCATCATACGCTCATTATATTCATCAACACATTCCTGAAATTCGCCATCTGTCATTCTAGCACCTTGATGCAATACATGAGTGCAGTTACCATGACCAGGTATCTTCGCCGTACACCAAGTAATTTCGCCGTTTCTATTTAACGCTTTTACTCTAGGCATAAATTATATCCTCTCTTTCTATCGGATATATCAAAAAAGCAGGATTTAATTTCCTGCTTGGTTTGCTGTTAAATTATATAACATTTGTTTGATAAGCATTTCTTTTGCCACACTAGCAACGTATGAGTTTTCATCGTTCTTAAGAATATCTAACCCATAGTATCTTCTCGCTACGGCCTCTCTCGCATCTGGAGATTCATCATACAACGCAATCTCTAAATATTTAGCATCTTTACAATGCTTAACAATATCTGCTCTGATACGAGGGTTATCATTATGAATAAGAGTGTCGAAACCATACCCTTGTTCAATAACAACAAACAATACCCACTCATTATCATCATGAACAAGAATGTCTAAGCCGAATCCTTGCTTTGCAACTGCACAACGAACGTGGTAGTCCTTATCGTGTACTAAAATATCTAAACCATAACCTTGATGGGCAACTTTTTCTCTAACTCGAGGACTTGGGTCGTTTACGAGAATATCTAGTCTGTGAACTACCCACCGCCTAAAGGCAGTCGGCTTACATACTGTTGGTAGTAACTACCACACCGAGATTAGATAGATTGTCTAAAAGACTAACCATCCTCTCGGTGCTAACAGCATCCGTGTTTAATGAGCGATATGTTCCGTACCCGCTCAATAGTACCATCATATTCGCAGAGTGAACATCTCTGTCTGCGTTTTCAAAACCACAATGGTCACAGTGGTACTTTCGTTTATCTAAACCATGTTTCGTCAGACATCCACATTCTGGACAGGTTTGAGTTGTTGGAGCAGAACTTTCTAACATTACATTAGAGTCGTTCTTTTTAAGTTTATCCTTTACCCGACCTAAGATTCCATGTTGGACTTTTCTACCGAAACTGAATTTATGTTTAGATTTCTTTTGTTTCCATTGACTTAATAACTCGTCTTGGAAACAGATGATGTAGTTTTTACTTAAAACCGAATTTAATTTATTTACCACATCGTTCTTCTTATTATTCTGGTGCTCATAAAATCTCTTGATTCGGTTTAAGGTTTGCTTATACTGGTTAGAACCCTTAGTCTGACGAGAGAGTTTTCTCATCAATCCTTTAAGTTGTTCACTTTCTTCCAAGTAGAAGTCCACCTTAACTCCATTAGAGAATGTTAGTTGGTCTTTTACACCCATGTCTAAACCTATAACTTCTTTTTCGGTATTAGACGGAGGTTGTCTCTTTGTATAAATAGTTATATGAATGTAGAAACCTGAAGGCTTTTGAATAAGTTTAGCGTTGGCGAACTCAACTTCATCTATATTAATCTGTTCAAGTCCATTCACAACTAAAACACCAATCTTCTCTACTCTAATCTTATTTTTACCCTTAATGGCATAAGTTTGTCCAAATTGTTTTAAGTTGATTTCATTACACTCCTTCTTGAATTGGAGTCTACCAACTTTCAGTCCTTTTCTCTTTGCTTTAGACAAATTTGAAGCGTTTGTCTTTACACTTTCTATGACTGATTGTTTCATCTGTGCGGACAAACATTTAATCTCTCTTGTTTCAAAAGTGTCTTTGACTTTAACTTGAACAATGGATGTATCTTCAAGAGATAGTGAGTCAGTTGCTACGATTGCATTATACAACCATTTAGCCTCAGGGAAACAACGTTTTAATTTTTCTAATTTCGCTTTAGATAATCTATTCTCTTGAATCTTTACGGAGATAACACAACAGTCCATATTAGAACGTCTTTCTCTTGTTGCTTTACCGTTTTCTTTAATTTTACGATTTCGTTCTTCGTACATATCATGTTTCTCCTTTCTACATATAATTATACAACAAGGTTTTTAAAAAGTAAATAGTTAATTGCAATCGGTTATCCACTCGTGCTCTGGTAACGTTTCAATCCACCTACAAAACTCTCTCCATTCAGGAAGTCTATGATTCTTACGCTGATGATAAATAGTTTTCAACTGGCGATAGTTGGTAGTCATGGCAGCCGTCATTCTAAAACCACTTGGAATATTGTATAAAATCTCAAGATATTTCTCTGATGTCTTTTCGCCATTATTGTATTCATCTACTTTTTCTTGTAGAATTTTAATAATTCGTTCATCTACATATTCATTACAAGCCTCTTTTAAATCAAACTTTGTAATTCTATGCATGGTAGAACCTGAACTAATAAAGTCAATAAAGTGGTATCTCTGCATCTCTACCCACGCCTTATTACTAAAAGTTAAATCGAACTGGACAATAATACCATTTAAGAAATTATCGTGCCCACTTCCTATCTTTGCTTTTCCTAAAGAGTCTGTACTCTTAGTCTTCTCTGTCGTTAGATTCTCAAAGTCTGTTGCCATAGGGAACTTGGCTGCCCTAATACTATTTTCTAAACCATATACTTGTACGTTACTCACTATCTTCATCTATATTATCCTCTTTCTTCTTTATCTCGTTTACTGCTTTCACATCTTTTAAGTTTTGCTCGAACTGTTCCATCTTAGTTGCTACCCACTTATCTGCCTCTTCTTGGTTCTTAACATTTCCGTCTTTATCAAGATATGCGTTTCTGTAATCTTTTGTTTCAACTAATTTGTCTTTTAAAACTTCTTTCCATGCATTCTCTAAACTTGCCTCAATTTCATTGATAGACTCGTCTGCCTTATCCGCATTCTGTGACTTAACAGTTAATTCTCTCATATCGCTATTCATTAAAGTTGTTCTTAATGGAGTAGGGATAAACACGCTCTTAACACTGTGGTTCTGGTAAGAGTTTCTTGCATTCTTTACATCGTCATACACAATAGCCATTGAGTCTGAGGCTTGCTGAATTGCCTTGTCTGCGTTCTGGTTCTTAGCCCATTCATCTATTGTGACATGTGTAAGTTTATCTTCTGTAATCTCTCCTGCTTCATTTTTATGTAACACTACCGCCTTCTCATTACCTGTTGTAAATGAGTAGCCTTCGTTATGAGTGTTTAATGTTACTGCTAATAGTCCCTCAAAGTTCATTGCGGCTGCACATTCTTCACAATAATATAGTCCATCTTCTGTTGTATATACGGTACCGTCTGTTAATTTTACACCACACTGAATACAGTGATAATCGCTCTCATCATGACGCATTGTATTAATTAGGGTATTCGTCATTCTACCCATATGACTTCTATACATCTTATCTTTAATCGTTGAAACAGCACCGGCTCTGGCTCCTCTCAACGCCTCGTGTAAAGTATCTTGTGTATCACTTAGGCTTCTAAACCCTAGACCGTTTCTGATACCTGCTATACCACCAACAACTGTATTTTGAGCGATTTCACCGACATCTTTACCAACTCCTGTAACCTTGCTTGTTGCACTACTTAAATGCTTAGATAGTTGCAACTGCCCAAAGTTAGATAATTGGAACATATTTAAGATTTCATAACGCTTTCTTATAAGCACAACTATAATTACTACCATAAATACGATTGACTGTACGACACCAACTGTATTAACTAAACTCATAGAGTTGGTTACTAATACAATAGAAATCATTAATAATAGCGATGTGCCAATACGCTTCATAGCCGTTGCAAGCATTGTACCGAAGTATCTCTTAGCGATGTCTGTACCTCTGCCTGCCCAACAACCGAATAGTAAGAAAATAGGAGATAGTACGCCATATAGTGTTAGTTGCACGCCATATACAATTCCCATTAACGCAAACATAATAGGTAAAATAGAACCTAGGCATACAAACAATAGAGTAAGCGTTGCTTGCCCAAATTTAAGACCTGTGTCATTACCTATAAAATAGTTCCACTCTCTTGTTGCTGTGGTTGCCTTTACAATAGGTATATTACTGATTAACGACTCTGTTGCTTTACTATCGCTAGGAGTGTCGCCAATATCTGTTAAATATTCATCTGCTCCACCGTTCGCATCAATATAAGCATCAATTAATGCCATTGTGTTTGCTCTCTTTTTGCCTGTACCACTCGTTGATGTGAAATATACACCACCTTCTGTGGCAGTATCTAAACCACCGTGAGCATTGGCGAACGCTTTATCGTCTTGACGTTTAAAGGTTCTATTCTTATTTGCAAGTAGTGTTTGTTTTGCTAACTCAACTACAGCCTTAGCATCGTTAAAGTTTTTAGCGTTATCTGGGTTGCTGTCAAAAGCACCGAAACCAAACATATTTGCACCAGGCTCTGTTGCGACACCTGCTGTGCCTAGTGAACTTTCCCACATAGCAATCGCAATAATCGCTCTGACATCTACCTTAGAGGCGTTCTGCCACTCTAACAATAATTTACCATTAATTCTGTTTTTATCGTACTTAATACCTGTAGAGTTCAAGAAACCGTCAAGTTGCTCTGGCTTAATACCACCTCTTATATGACCGACTATATCATGACTATAAGGGTCTCCTGATGTCCAGTGATTTGCGTTAATATTCACTGTATCTGGTAGATTTGCAACACCAGCAGTAATATCTGAACCTGCTACGAAACCAGACTCTTCATAATTAGATAATGCGTCTATGATTCTGTAATAGTCTTTATTTAAACCTGATACCGATGCTGTGTTTTGATTGTCTAGTGGTTGATGATTACCAGACATAACTGAAACATAGAATAATCCCCAGTTTTCGATAGGTTTGTCTTTACCAACAAACACTTCTGGCTTACCAACCCACTCTTCGTTTTCATTAGTCAATCTTCCTAAGTTTTCATAATCAGTACCAAACTGCCCTTTAATAGTTGGCTTTAATAGATATTCTGACCACATTCTACAACCAATTATCTGCTTGATATAGCCTGTTTGTACATCTAAGTACTTCTCATCAAATATACTAACATTATCGTCTGGCTTTGTATATACAGGGCACATACTTACATTCTCATTCGATATCGTATTAGTAAAGCCTGACATTATCATTGCTTGTAATGCCGTAACACCTCTAATAGGTAGTTGAAGTAAGCCTGTGTTAACCGATAGCATAATAGCAAGAATATAACATATTACTACCTGTACAAGATTGCCTAGGCCTTCACGTATTTTACCTTTCCACAACATTGTGTAGATAAGATAAAGCATAGTGAAGATTAACATTAACATCATGAGTGGTAAAAATATCCCTGCATACAACTGTGTAAAGATAGTTTTTTGGTTTTCTGCTGAAAGCCCTACAATGGCAGAGAAGTCGCTAAAGCAGAATCCGATAAAAGCAAGAGTTAAGGCTAATATAAACTTAGCCACTCCTAATAAAGTATTAACAATCGTATCTGTCATCGCCATCATTAAAGGTGTAAGCGAAAAGACACTTGGTCTAATATCATAACTTCTTCTTGCTCTTCTATCTAGCGTACTAGATGTTTCTGTAAATGTTGATAGAGGATTTTTTCTTGTTGAGTAGTATTGTCCATAGTTAGACATCTTACCTTCTGTGCCTACACACGGGTCAACGTCATAGTATGCCCATTCACCTAAGTAAGAACTATATTGAATACCTGAAAATCCAAAACGCTCAAAAGGAGTTGTTCCGTCTGACTTGCCCACATTATAACCAGCAACATTTAAAATCATATTACTAATGTTTGTTTCTGCATTTTCTGATTTAACAGTTGTTGCCTTAGATTGTGTAAGATACTGAATATAGTCTGTTCTTGCTAGTTTCAGTGCTATCTTACCTGGGTCGCCCAACGCACACCCAATCGTCTGTGTAACATCTGTTGCTCTACTTGTTTGAATTTGATTATTTGCTAAACTGAAAACCACCATAATGGTTGCAAATAATGAAAACAAGATATTTTTTATTTTCCTCATGAGTGTACTCCTCTCTCTTTCTATCTATATATCAAAAAGAGGCTGCTTAGAGCCTCTTCCTATTTCTTACGGAATCTATTTCTGAACTTATTAGTTCGTTTGTCTTCCTCTGTAATCTTTAAATCTTCATGTACACCTAGATAATCTTCCATTATCTTACGCTGTTTCTCTTGAGTATAACGGAAATCAATTTGAGCACCTCGGTTGTTTTCATCTGAACCCTTACCCGCTTCTCTCTTCATAGGGTCGATATTAAGGGATGGTTTACTGCTATCACCATTTCTGAATAACATATCACGAACTGCAACGCTTTCAGGAGTCTTACCCTTAAGGTTTTCATCCTCGTTCTTATGTAGTCTGCCGTTAACCAACTCGTCAACGCTCTTTTCTTCCTCTGCCTCATATCTTCTATGTAGGTAGTCATCATAAGATTTTTGCTTTCTCTCTGCGTTTGTCATGAGATTATCGTTTATCTTATCGTTTACATTGTTGATTGCCTTATCCATATCATTTACAACGCCTTTTACGGCTGATGTTGCTGTGGCAACTTTATTTAATGTATCTTGTGATAGCCCTGTAGGTGTATAATCTTCTTGCTTATTTGACTTATAAGAGTTCACGCTTGTAACAAAGTCTTTTGTAAAGTCGTTAATATTGTCTTTAGTTAATTTGTCATTAGGAATTAGAGTTCCTTTAATCAATCTGTCTAATTTCTTATCACCAGTAGAGTTAAATCTGTCAATATTATCTATATCATGTCCACTATTCATCTTATTTAAGATATTAAGTGCTTTCTTTTCTTCTGGTGTGATTTGACTTCTTGCTGACTTTTCTTCTAAATTACTCCTCATTAAGTCATAGGTTTCTATCATATCTCTTGACGGGTTATCAAAACCTGTAGCCCTATTACCTGCCATATACGCTCTTGCATACTGCCTAAATATACCGAAACCTTCTCGGGCTTGCTGACGATTTGTAACCTTAATACCTCTATCAGAGGCTACATCTGCACCATATCTAAATCCCTCGACTAGTGGATTACCCACCACTTCGATACCATGCTCTTTCTTCATCTGTCTGCTGATACCTGGCATAACAACTGCTCCTGCTACACCACCTGCGATACTTTCTCTAATATCACGAACCTTTAAATCAATAAATTGTCTAGCACTCTTAGGCATTAACTTTTGGTAAGATAGATTTTCTCTAATTGCCTTACCGGCGTCAGAAGAGCCTGCAATAATACCAACAATCTCTTTCCAATACATCTGAATACTAATTAAGATGGCTGCTGACATAACTGCTGTTGCAACTGCATTTACAGACGAGATTGACAGTGCATTTAACAAATACAATGTGATAGATAAAATCACTGTTACAATCATTCGCTGAACTAAAATTGACCACATCTTACCAACGTACTCGGTCAGTTTAACCGGTCTAAATAAACCAACTAACGTTACAAAAGGCAACATCATCAATCTTAAAGCAAAGTCTAATGAGGCGCCTATTTTGAAGATAGTTAGACCTCCGACTACTAAGAACATTGCAATACTTGTAATACCAGCAAGGAATAAAATCATGCCTCTGTTGTTGTTATCTCCTGCCCATGTACTTGCAAATCTTGTGTCTCTACCTCTTGCATTATTAGGGCCAAACTGCATATCAACTAGTTTATACATCTGTTTAGACTGACTATTAACAGGTGTATTAATATCATTCTCTGTAATTGTGCCACTAATTGTCTTATCTAACTGGTACAATGCCCAGTTTCTAGGTTTATTTGTATCTCCCAAGACAACCTCTGGTGAGCCGATTAATGCTTTTGTTTCATTACTATACGTCATCTTATCTTCATTCAAGTCTGCATAATTGGCACCCCATTGGGCTGAGAGCCATGGCTTAAATGTTGTAATGTTCCATACCATACATTGCATTTGTCTTATTTTAACTGTTGTACCCAAGAAATCGTCAGGACTACTTGCTCTACAATAATCAACCGTGTTATCATCACGAGAGAGTGTGCTAAACAATGCTAATTCTGCTTTATTTGGGATTTCCTCTGCTAGTCTGATTAGAGTACCTGAACTAAACAACGCAACAACTGATAAAATATAGATACCGATTAGTTGGACTAATTTTATAACCCTAAATTGCCCTGCACTGATTGCTTGGAACAGCAGGCTTAAAGCAAATAGAATGGCTGCCATACTAGCGAATGGGAAGAAGATACTATCTCTAAATGTCTCTATCGTTGTTTGAATAATCATGTCTAAATGTAGAGAACTAATAATATTTGTAAAACTGTAAGATAGCAATGTAACAGTTAGTTTTGTAAAGAATGCAGATATCGCTGTACCGATAGTTCCTAGAATGCCTTTACCGTACACAGTATGTTGCTCTTTAAAGCGAACATATCTTGTATCATCAGATACTCCGTTAGATGTGCCGTTTAACGCTCCATGTATTGATGGTCTCACAACTGCACAACCTGTCAATTTTTCTGTTCCATTGTTGTTTTCATCTGCATAAACAGTGTTCCAGTCTGTGTAACTTGCTGGTGGGTTACCTTCACCATCTGCACATATCCAGTGTGCCCAAGAACGAGAAGCGTCATACCATGCCTGCGACTTTAATGACTCTTCGTCTACCACAATACCAGTAGAGTCTATACCGTTGTTTTTAAGAACTTCTTTTAGTTTTGATTGATATTCGTCTTTCCATAAAGCAATCATTTCACTATTAGATTTAGCCTGTAAAGTTGTTGTAATATCAAAACCTAGTTCTTTATATCTGTTGAATTGTGCCTGTACATTATCTGACTGTAACCACTTGGCAAACTGCTCCTCAACATTCAATACTTCTAATTTAGGTTCTTCACCACATTTGGTCTTGTCGTTACCATTCTTAACTAAACATGCTTGATAATCGTTAAATGCTTTTAATGACTTATCTGTAAACTTGCTTGTGTCAAAATCAAAGTGAGGTGGGTTTGAGGCATCCATAATCTCTTTTAAAATAGGATTAGATTCTTTTAATGCATTGATTTTCTGATTGTAATACTGGTTAACTGCTCTATACAAAATTTCTTGGTCAGATGCATAATATGCATTATAAACAGTCTTAGCGAAGTCTGGTCTTGTCCATGCATGTTGAGCAATTACGTTCAAATCTGATGAGTCTACAATAGTGCCAATTACTGCTCCTGCAAAACCTCTATGAGGAGTACCCCAATTACCTGTTGCAAAATCAATCACTTGCCCTACAACATCTTTAGAGCCTTCCCATAATGCCTCTGCACCAACCCTTAATTTACCTACTGCACCGATGTTAGCCATTAATCTTGTATCAGACGACACCTGAATTTTGTCATATTCTCCCAAGTATGTTGTTAATGGTAAATCATATCCAAAGCGTTCTAATGCCGTATAGTTAAAAATCTTATTATTACCTACAGGTACCGTATTGTTTGGTAGATTGATTGGTACACCAAATCGCCAGTCGCCTGTGTATGCTGATACCGTATTTTGACCTTGTATTCCCTGCTGGATGAATGTACCTAAAATACTATCATACAATTCTGTCATTCCGGCAGGAACGTCTCCATTATGATTCAATAAATTCTGCGGGCCATTAAACGCTCCATTTACATTACCGTCTTGCACAACTGTTTCATTTACACCGTCTAAAACAACTCCTGAATAGTTCGATACGTCACCTACATAGTTGCCTGGTCCTAATAGATATCCGATGTAATAAACCAGCGTCTTTGCTCTTTCAGAAGATACTTCCTTTGATGTGACTTTATCCATAATTTGATTCAAGTCTTTACCACCGTTTTCGTTAATGAACTTTCTGATTTCATCTTTGTCTTTCTCTTCATCACCATCATCGGCATATGTTGTTTCAATAAATGATTTATTTACTACAGGAGATATTGCCAATACCAAAAATAATACCGACATAAGTCCTAATAACCATTTCTTTGTCTTTTTAAGCATGACGCTATACTCCTTTCGTGTCTAGTTCGCTATTTATACTATATATCAGAAATGTTAAAACCCTCGGTTTTTACACCAAGGGTTTATATTTTATACCTCTTCTTGTGGTTCTGTTAACTCTCTATCATTATTGAGTACATAGATACCCAATGCTATCACAGGGAATAGAACTCCTAGGTATGTTATCCATTCACTATAGCCATGTATTCTATTATATGAACGATAAATCTCGTAGTCATAAATTACAGAAAATACTAACGCTACAATCAAGAATATCACAAATGCAAAGACAAGGAAGATAATAGTGCCGGAAGTTCCTGACGATACAGGTATACCCATTGCACTAGTACGAAGCACACTGAAAACTGTTACTCCTAAGGCTGCATAAAATACCAGTAGGGCAATTAGTACAGCAATAGATAAACTTAATCTTTTCTTGGCAACACTCGGTGCCTTTGCAATATCTCTGGCAAATATATACTGGTTGTAGATAGGTATGATGGCTTTCCAGACAGGAATATTATATCTATCAAATAAAATACCCATAAATATAATCGACAATAGTCCTACAATAGAAAAAGATATCTGTTGCACTTGAACATTAATACTCACGTTAATCACTCCAATCAATTTTAAGATGGTTTTTGACTAAATCTGAACAATGTATCAACCCGTTGGTTTTAGGTCTAAAATAGGTCTAAAAAGTCACACGGACGAGGGTATAAAACGGTTTTAAGACTAATTACTTTTTACCGTTTTTACGTAAGAACTCGTAAGCCTCTTTACGCTTATCACCATCTGCGAAAAAGTATGGTTTCCAGAAGTCTTCTTGTGTTGTGCCGTTCTCTGCATTTAACTGCTCTCTTGTAATACCACGGTGCAACTGACGAGTAACCTTATCAAGTTTACATCTTAATTGGTATGTTTCAGGATAGATTAATGTCTTATCTACCTTTCTGTTATAGACAACAACATTATGGACAACACTTCTTGTTACACTTGGCATTCCTGGCCATCTCCATGCACCATTTACAGCAATTTCTCTCTGTGCAACATCTGTAAATGCATTTAAGACATCACGAACATCGGCTTGGCTCATACCTGTTAATTCTGCTACTTCACGAATAACCTCTACCTTTTTCATAGCGTCTGTTGTTTTAGTTTCTTTTAACTCGATTTTTACATTTGACATATAAACTCCTCTCTATACGCTCATTACACAAATAATGGTCTGCGTTTTTGTCATTTCTAGTAGTGTATCTACCATCTTACTAGATATATCATCTTTTTTAATCTTATCAACCCCTAACCATTTAAAGGCTGAAACGTCTACCATATCTTCTTTATCTACACTGAATATTGTGTCAATAAAGTTATCACTCAATGAGAAGATATTTGACACTGAATAATCTGCTAATTCTTGTGAAATATTAGATAAAATATGGTAAGTCAATTCCTCTCTATCAAACTGTTTGTTCAATCTTGCCTTCAACCTTTTCATCTCAATGTCAATAACATCAAGCATCTTTTCCTTAAGGTTCGGCAATGCAATCCGCAATACTTTTGTATTACTAACTGCCTCTTCTGGTATATCAAATAATCTCATATACTATCTGTCTCCTAATGTGAATGTTCTATCAGCAAGCGAGTTGGCAAGACTACTGTGTGCAATCAAAACAATCTGCGAATTATTTAAGCCTGCGATTGTGTCTAAAATATTCTGCTCTCTATTACTTGACTGCGAAACAAGAACCTCATCCATTACAATCAAACCATTACTGTTGCCGTTTAAGAATAAACTAATTGCTAAGCGTAAAGCAATCGCAACCACAGACTCTTCACCACCTGACAGAGCATTGACTGGTAATTCTTGACCGTTGTTTTTGTTAACCGTGATATTAAATTGACTGTCAATCACAACATCTTGGAAATCATTATCTGTGAACTTTCTAACCAAGTCGCTGGTTAGTTCTGATAATTCAGGGATTGCTGACTCAACTCTCAATTTCTTAAAGTCTGTTAGGTTCTTAATTGTATTATTAATAATCACTAACTGATTTGAAATTGTATTAAACTTTTCTCTCGCCTCTTTTGCCTGTGATAACTGTAAATCAAGTGAGCGACCTTTTTCCTTCTCAATCTCAATATCCTTCTTCATAGCAAGGGCGTCAAGTTCGTGTTTTTGCTTTTGTATTTGAATTGAGTTTAAAGACGATTCTAACTTAGCATACTCTGTCTTTTTTAGAGCGTGTAATTCTGTTATTTCAGACTCTAATTTATTCTTCTCTTGATTATCTGCCGTTAATCTTTCATTTAGCCACTTGATTGTTGCTTTTGTACTATTTATCGTAACTGTCTGTTGCTTTAATGCCTCCAATGATTGAAGTTTCTTAATCATAGTATTGTAAATCTTTGTAACATTTTCATGGTCTTTTGTAACTTTTTCAATTTCTATCTTTAAACCTGCAAATTCAGATTTTAGGTCAATTTGCTTTTGTCTAACTTCTAAATAATTCTGCAACTGTAAAGACTCATCTAATAATGCTGATTTATTTGTTTCTTCCTGTGCTTGCAATTCAGATAGTTTTATAATCTCTGACTGAATGTCTTGAAGTTCTTTTGAGTGTGCTTTTCTCTCTGCGTTAATATCCTTAATCGGTGAATGGCAGTAAGGACATTCTGCAACTCCTTTTTCCAAGTCTTGTAAGAATTGCTGACATGACTTTTCCTGTTCTCTTAAGATTGTTAATCGTTGTAGATAATTTGCTAGATTTTGATTATTTAAATCTTGCTTTTGTCTTAATAATTCAACTGTCTTATCTAAATCTTTCGGCAACTTTTTATTAAATACTGTTGCTAGTTCGCTATATCTCGCATTTAATGTGGATAGACGTAAAAACAATTCATCTCTATCATTACTTGTCTTTTCAATATCTGCTTGTACTTGATTGTAAAGGTTATCTGAATACTCAACCTTCTTAGGCAAACTATCTAACTTTGCTAAGGATTCATTTAATCGCTCCTCTGTGTTTGCTATATTATTCTTTGCGATATTTAACAGGTTCTCTAGTTCTTGTTTCTTTTCCTGTTTTTCTCTCTCTGCTAAATATCTTGCGTTTAATTCACCTAAGCCTTTAGTAACCTTTTCGTATTCTGTCTTTATTTTCTTGAAACCATCTAGTAAGTTCTTTACCACTTTTTTCTGGTTTTCAAGGGCAGCCTCAATATCTTCCACTGAACCTTGCTGAATAACGTTTAATGACTGTTGTAGGAGTTTACTATCTTGTTTGGCCTGTGCGATAGAATCTGTAATAACATCAATACCAAGCATACGCTCAATAATTAAACCCCTTTCTTTTGTAGGTGCATGAATAATACTATCAACTTGTTTCTGCTGAATAAAGAAAGATGAGTAAAATTCTTTATCTGTGAACCCTAATAATTCTTTAATATACTTCTCTGAATGAGATGTGGCTGGTCCTGCAACCTCTTTATACTCATTATCTGCTAGGATATAAACTCTACAGGATGTTGTGCTTGTGCCTGTAATTATTCGTTCTATTTTATATTCATTATTGCCTACTTGAATAAAAGATGTTACGCCAACTCTTTCTGTCTTAGGGTCAACTCCGTAACGGATATATTGTTTATTTTTTAAGCCTTGAAATTTTGAACCGAACAAAGACCAAGCAAAACCATTTACTATTGTTGATTTACCTGCACCATTGTTTCCTGAAATTGCTGTCATACCATTTTCTGATGGTTCAAACTCTATATGTTCATGGGCTCTAAAGTTATCTAAAATTACTTTCTTTAAAATCATCTGTCTAAATACCTCTACAATTATATTATACAAGAAAAAGTAGCACGAGGGCTACTTACTATAAATCTTTTGTAAATATGAAATAATATCAACCTGGCTCATTAATGAATAAGAGTCAATATACCAATGACCGTCTATGAATACCATATCAATCGTGTAACCACTGTAATGACTGAGGTAGATATCTAAAGGTATACGTGCCGTGTTTGTTTCAGGAGACAGATAAACATTTTCTATGTTTGTTGCTTTAACGGTTAGTTCGTTATCGGTCCCCAACAATGAGTTAGTAATCGACAACAGTGCTAGTGACATGTTTGCTTTGAGTTCCTCTGTATCAAAATTGTCTCGCTGATAAAATCTACTGACTACATCTGGTGAGATATTATCGGTATAGGTAGAACCATCTTTTGAAATAGCGTCATATCTATCTTTCATTGCGGTACTGTTATCTTTATCTACAACTTTATTCAATAAGGTTGTTAGAGTATCTATTGCTGATTTTTTGGTGAACTCTTCTTCTAATGACAAATCTGCTGGATTGTATATCTTATCAGGGTATTCTTTCGACAAAACTTCTCTAACTTGTTCTATTACCTCTTCCGGCTTCACCGGACGTTCTGTATAGTACTTGATTGAGATAAATGACATCACCATCGTTGAAATCACAACAAGCGTTAAAACACCTTTTCCAACGATTGGAGCGTGTTTCTGTATTTTTGCTATTTTTTTATTATTTAACAAATACATTAATGCAGTCAACATTACAATCAATACAGACAAACCAATTATTAAGTAAATCATATCAATACTCCTCTGCTATTGCCTTAATACAATAGAACCCAAGATGGTTCCCATAGTCGATGACTAGTGTGTTATTAGAGTACCATGTCCTTAAGTAACAAGGCTTAAAATTATGGTCGCTCCACCACTGTTCTAATTCCTGCATACAACGGTCAGGTGTGTCATACGTACCCAAGTCCACTTCTACATTATTTAATTTATCGTCATAGATTAACTGGAATTTCTGACCAACAAGGTCGTAACTGCCTTGTCTGCCTGTAATCAAGTTGAGTATCTTCTCCCAGTCCTCTGCATTATTAATATTATACTGTGAAACATCAATACGCATCTTACGAGATTGGTTATAGTTCACGTACCACTCTTCATATCTATCTAATAGATTAGAGTAGTACTCCAACAACTTGTTAGATGCTGTTGGTTGTTCAAATTCTCTACCTCGATTAACTATCTTGTCAAGGATATACTCCTTAGGCGCTGTTAGATATACAAGCAAGTCTGGTGTCTTCTGTGGTAATTCTTCTGTTTCTTCCATCATGATATTCAAACTATCCATATAAAGGTCATATTCTTCTTTTGAGATATTTCCCATATCATAGTTTAATTTTGTGAAGATTTCTCCTTCGTAGATACTTCCATCTATTACAGACCTGTCTAATTGCATAGAATCCTTGACTTGACTATATTTCTTATTTAAAAAGTGCAACTGTAATGCGAGTGCCCATCTATTAGGATTTACATAGTATAAAGGTAAAAATGGATTATCCTCTACTGGCTCTCTAAACAATCTCGCACCCAAACTATCTGCTAGTTTCTCTGCATAGGTAGTCTTCCCTACCCCAATCATTCCTGCAAATACTATCATCTTAAAACTCCTTTACACTTATATTATACAATAAAAACTGTAATTCGTTTTAAATTACAGTTTTAAATCTGCTAAATACTCTTCATCTTTTGAAACCATAATATGTAAACGACCACTATCATCTATAAATGTGTGCTGGTATTTGTTTGAAACAATATCATCAAACTTCACAAAATACTCTTCACCATTCAAGTCAATGCTTACAATATCACTATAATCTAAAACTCTTTTAAATGTAGTTGTTTTTAGATTTTCAACAAGGAATGGTAAGTACTCTACTTCTGCACTCTTCTTTAATACAATATGGACATTGTTTGCAACTCTCATTATTTGTGTTTCATTCTTGTAATAACGAATATTTGTATATACTTCGTTTAACTCAACTAATTCCACGTCTTCTTTGTTAAAGGCCATATATTCACAGTTCTCAAACAGAATACCAAACTGGTTACTTACCTTATTAGGTAATACTGTAAATTTATCACCGTATTTTGATACAACATCTTCCCACTCATCACCAAGATAAATTTTATTAAGTAATGGCACTCTTTCTAACAATTCTGCATAGTTTTCATATTGCCATAAGTTTTCAACTTCACCGAAAAGAATACATGGTACCTTATCTTCTGAAATGAAACTATCCTTGCAGTAAGGTGAGTTCATAAAACCATAACAAGGCTCAAATACCCGTGTGTCTAATGGGAATGCAATATCAATCGTTTTCTCATAAAACTGGTCATACACTTCGCCTGCATTATGCTCATAAGGTGTATCATCCCAGTCATCACCATAGATACCGTTAATTGTCTTACCTAAATAAAATCTAACGGTATTACCATCTTTTTTAAAATCAACAATCTTCATCATAAATCACCCCACCTATAGGCATCAGGCTTGGTTGTGTGAAACCACTTGGTACCAAATCTTCATTATCCGTGATTAAAATGTGCAAGTCTCCATTCTCGTCAATCTTTGTGTACTGATTTTTATTGTTTCCACATCTATCATCTTCATAATTTGTAAATACAATATGCTCTGATTCTTCATCTTGTATTTCAAAATCAACAATATCATTAAAAGATATTATTCTATCAAAAACAGTCTGTTCTGAACTGAAACCATCGTTATATTCCTTATTGGCATTCTTATCTAGCACAATAACTAACTTTCTGGCCTCAATCATATCACCATTTTCATCTAGGCGAAAATTATCAATATTCTTAAATTGCTTAACATATTCACCACTAACTTCTACAGAGTCTGGTCCTTCAAATTCTATTTTAAGTGTTTTTATCATTATTAGGTTCCTTACCTTCTAAGAATAACACCTTTAAGAACATTGCTACCTTATTACCATCTGGAATAATATCTAAACAATGTTTTAGAATAGGTAGAGCAATCTTATATGGTGGATTAGTGATAATATCTCCGTTAAACTCTTTGATATTAAAGACATCTTCTTGTTTAATGTCGTCTACACCACGGTAGATTAAATCAGTTGCAGTTACATTATACCCATGAGAAACAAGTACATCTCTAATGTGTCCCATACCTGCACATGGTTCTAAAACATTCTCATTAAATGTTTCTTTTTCTAATAATAGTTCTGTTGCTTTTGGTTCAGTGGCATAGAAATCATTTTCCTCTCTATTACCTACAAAACTAGTGGCTCCCATTGTTCTAAATACATTCGCTCTGTCCATTAACTCTTCACCGCCTTATCTGTAATTATATCGGAAATTCGATAAAATTTATTTGGAATAGGTTGGTTGGCAAAATAACTCAACTGATATTCAAAATCGTCTTTATCAAGGTTTTTTACTGACTCATATGAATCTACTTCCATATAGTAACTCACTTCTCCATTATTAGTGAACAGTTGTAATTCTTGTTTCTGTGGTACGTATCTAGCGTATAACTCTTTCTTCAATTTTAAACACTCATACAACTCAATTTTAATTGATTTAGGACAGTCGACCACATAATTAGAGATTAAATAATCTTCTGTATCTAATTTTCTGTGAATATACCCAATATTATTCACTTCTTCACCTGCTGTCCAGAAAAACGCAACAACTGCGAGAAAGGTAAAAAATGCGCCTGCTACTCCAGCAGAAATCAAATCATCTGACAATCCTGATACCACTAGACAAATAACAATAGCACAAAGGGAAGCGGCTGAAATGACTGTACCAACAGCAGGCGTTAGGAATTTCTCACACACCCAGAGGAGAATGTTCTTAGTACCAACCCATGATAATACATCCTTCTTGCTTTTAGATGTCGTTGTCTTAATTTTAGGAAGTTCATGCAGAAATTCTCTTTTGTCCATTTGGGCCTCTCTGTCTTCTAATTCTTCCTCAAATTCTTTATCTATCTTTACACATCTATCGAATGGCAATGCCGTATTAATCAGTGTATTTCCCACATCTTCTAAATTATTTTCTTCTTCATCTAAAAACAATGGGCTTGTAGTTTGTTGTGCTTCTGATTTAATCATCATATTATTACCTCTATCTAAAATTATTAATGTCTAAACTCTTATCAAGTTCAGGAATGTCTTTCTTTAGTCTAATCTCTAATTCTTTAATATCAGAGTTAATATTGTTTAATTGCTCTGACACTTTCTTTTCATTCTCTTCTCTTAGTTGAAGTTGTTTTGCATATTCTCTTACATCTTCCAACTTTTTAAACAAATCATTAATACGAACTGCCGACTCTTTTTGAATATTCTTAGTTTCTTCAATAATACCTCGTACTTCTCTAACCTCTGCCATCTTTTCGGTGGCAAGTTTATAGTCGTCTGAAATTTTCAAAGACTCAACATCATTCTTTTTAATTACAAGTATACATTGTGTTTTTGTAAATGACTCAATATCCAAATGAAAACCCTGATATGCTTCTTCAAACATATTTTGTAGTTTAGAGATAAAGGAAAGTCCTAAAGCATGCTCGGCCCACATAAGAATCGTGGAGTTATAATGAAAGTTAACTATTTTATTTTCGTCATGTCGTAAAAACCAATTAGTTTTTGCTATTGATGAATCAAATTCATTATCTTCAATTACTACACTTGGTACTTTACCCTGTTTTGCTAAATTCTTTAATATCTCTACTGTTAGTCCACTCATTTTAAAACTGCTCTCACTTTCATTAATGTCTTGCCAAGTAAGTTTTGTCCCCACTTATCAATATTCTCCATCGCATTATCTGAGGAGAAACCAATGCCCCAAATATTATCAACAGGACTTGCTTCAACAATTTCACGATTACCTGTACCCAACAAGAAATCTTTTAATCTATCATTCTGCGAAAACTTTGCATAGCAAGCGTTATACATAAAATTTTCTTTGTGTATATCCCATAGTTCATTATTAAAGTTCTTAACCTTACGACCTAATGCCTTAATCTTTCTTACGTCTGTTTCGTTTAAAATCTGTTCAGCAATCTCAAAATCATTAAAAAGCAATGCCTTTTGGTACATGAAACATTGTTCTGAAAAATTAAATGTTTTACCATTAAATATAAATTCGCATGGGTAGAAATTTGATAAGCAAGCCTTCGTTACCTTACTACCATGTTCTGTGTGTCCCCAAAAGAATAATTTTTCCATAATTACACCTCTTACATAATATATTATACAACAAATGAAAAATTATGCAACCAATAAAAAAGACTATGATTTTTATATCATAGCCTTAGCAACCAGACGCTTCTGTTGTTGTGTATGCAGACTGGTCAACAACCCATACCTGTTCTGTGACTGCCTCATGGTATTCAGTGCCAACTTGTACAGTCTTAACGGAATAACTATAGTCTTCGTCTTGTGCACCCCATTCATCAAGGCTGTTATATATACGACCTGTCTGGCCGCCTACAATCTTCCTATCATAAACTGGAACATATTCTGCTTCTTTAACAACTCGTGTTTCATAGTGACCCTGTTCTGGGTGATTAACTGTTGTATATGTTGGCACGCATGGAGCAGGAACATTATCAGTCTTGTTAGAAGTTGTTACTTCTGTGTTCTTAGGAGTGTCATTCTTAGGAGTAACAGAAGTTGTAGAAGTTGTGTTTTCAGCAGATGTAGATGTTTCTTCTGCCTTAGTATCAGACTTCTTATCATCAGCCTTCACATCTTCCTTCTTGTCAGAAGTCTTAGTTTCGTTCTTCTTATCAGACTTGTTATCTTCTTTTACAGTCTTATCGGTCTTGTCTGTTTTGTTAGTCTCTGTTACAGTTTCTTTCTTATTTGTTTCAACAACTGCAGGTTTCTTCAATAGCATACAAGCAACGATAGATAATACTACAAGTAATACACTTACGATAACAATATTCTTCTTTTTCATATTTCGTTCACCTCTTATTTATTGATTACTCTATCATTATAACATACGCTTTTTAAGTTGTCAATACTATTAAATAAAAAAGAGAAAGTTTTTACACTCTCTCTTTCTTGCCCTTAATCAAGATGTATACGATACCTGCTAGTGAAGCAATTCCTACAACTGCGAATAACGCAATACCGAAATCGTTTGTCTTTTCAACAGGAATCAATGTATTTTCGATAGTGAAGATAATATCGTTTTCAACTTTATAATCTGCACCTGGCTTGATTTCATGCTTTTCATCATTCAACTTATAGCCCTCTGGAGCCTTTGTTTCCTGAACGTACATAATGTTATCTAAGTCATAGTCAATACTAAACTTAACTTCGCCATTCTTATCTGTTGTAGCAACTAACTTCTTACCAGACTTGTCTGTTGCGATTGAACCGTCTTTATTGAATACTGTAAATTCAGCACCATCAAGTTTACGTTCTTTATTCTGTGAGTCAATCTTAACAACCTTGATACCAACTTTCATTGTTACCTTCATTGTCTGACCGATGTCTTCTAAATCATGGTGCATACCTACACGAATGCCGTTTTCATCATTAACATCTTCAAACACAACATACTTCTTACCTGCTAACTTAATGCCACTTACTTCAAATGGTACTAATACAGTTCCGTTTGGTTCTGTTGGTGTAAATGTAACAGTCTTAGTAACTTCTTTACCATCAATCAATAATGGCTTACCAGTTTCATAGTTCATCAATGTAGCAGTTGTTGTGTACTGTTTGCCAGGAATCAAGTTGCGATACATTACCTTATCTGTAAAGTTCTGTACTTCCTTAGTTCCATCTAACCAGTGGTCACCATCAACATCGTCAGTTGCTTCTGTACGGATTTTTGTAACCTTAACAGTCTGACCTTCGTCATTACGGTCTTTGTGTGACACATCGTAGTTATGACCTTCAATCTTTTCGATACGGTCCAACTCTTCAAAGAATACTAGTTCTTTTCCACCGAGTTCAGATGTATCAATATCTGCAAATGCTTCAAGAGTTCCATTATATTCTGTTAATGTAACTTTCTTAGTTTCTTTACTTACTACTACATCATCTGCCTCTGTTTCACCCTTGGCGATAACTGTTGTTGTGTAGTTATATTCGCCTGGTTTAACGTTCTTGTACTCTGCTGTATCTTTTAATCTTACTTGACTTTCAGCAACCAACTTAGAGTTAGTTCCATCTTCAACAGCCACAGTCTTTAATTCAGGAGTCTTTTCTTCATCCTGCATAGCAACTGTTGTAACTTCACCATTATTTACTGTAAATTCTACATTACTAGCGATATGGTAGTTTACTGGAGCCTCGACTTCATGAATAGCATAATTACCAACTTGGAGCATGTTGTCCCAGCCTGTGAATGTGCCGTTTTCGTCTACACTAAATTCAAATGTAGACTCTGCACCTGCAAGGATTGTTTCAGCAACTGAACCATCTTTATTTTTTAATACTACGTCATAGTCATTCATGTTCACAATCTTGAACTTACCACCAACTAGTGTTTCACCTGTTGCTTTACCAGTCTTAGTAAACTTGAATGTGCCACGTTCAACGCCCTCTTCGATAGTATATTCATTACCACCGTCTAAACGAGGAACGTTAGTGCCTTCATCATTAACGATGTTGAATAAAGCGATACCATCGGCCACCTTTTCCTTATTGGCGTTTAAAGTCTTATTCTTTAAAGTGTAGCCCTTAGGAGCCTTAGTTTCCTCAACTGTAACTGTACCTAAAGGTAAAGTAGGAGTCTCATTATCTAGGTAGAAATCATCTCCTGATACTTTATGAGCATCGTCTAACCATGTCTTATAGCCATTACCTGCCTTTAAAGTCTTGATTACCCAAGTACGAGTAGGTGTTGCAGGAAGAGTTTCCTTAGTGTACTGACCTGCGTAGAACTTAACTGTAAATTCAGCACCTTCCATAGATGTAGGATTTTCAACCAAATCTTCTGAAATTTTAGTTAAACGAATATTTACAGGGTCATTTAAAGGTTTGTCGAACACATCAACATGTGTTAATGCTCCTGTAACTGTTACTGGCTTTTGCTCCACAGATACTTCAAATCCCTTAGGAGCCCTAACTTCAACTAATGTGTAGTTTCCTGCTGGAATACCCTCTGCCTTAGCGTAACCATTCGCATCTGTTGTTAATGTAGCAACTGTTAAACCATTTGCTCCACGTAATTCATAAACAGCACCTTCCATAGACTGTGCGTAATTATCATTACCCTCTGTCATTTCTGGCTTACTGTTCTTCTTTAAGATTTCTACTGACCCAACCATAGGCTCGTCTGTGAATGTTGTGAATGTCTGATACCAAGCATTACCTGATGAGTAAATCTTAACATTCTTAGTAGGCATACCACCGGCGTTTGCATAAGCAACGGCTGCGTTATACAATGCTCTACCCTCTACACCAATCTGACCTGCACGGTTTACATCACTTTCGATACGGTCTGCGATGTTGGACTGGGCACTACTGTATAACCACATTGCCATCTGTGTAACTGCCATACCACGACCACTGTGTTCACCGTGTTCAACGATGTAAGACAAGATAGCCATATCCCTTGTACCATACGTATGTGTATAATTTAAAGTACCTGCATTAGATGATGATGAGATTGCTTGTGAGTAAGTTCCTCCTGCAACTGCATCTGACGCACTAAACACTTCATAAACTGTTAAGTCTGCTGAACCGTTATTTCCACCGGCATGAGCACCATGGTCTAAACAGTACGCAGGTGTTCCGTCAATGTAGTAGTACTCTGTTTCTGCGTTTGCGTTTTGTAAAATTGTATGACCTGTCATCGCTGATACACCATCATTTACCGCATATACAGTCTGTGTATGAGGTGTACCTGAGGCTGCACCTGTACGCACAACATTAGGCATAAGTAATGGCAAAGATACGACAAGCGTCAACATTTTCTTTACTAAATTCTTCATTCTTTTCTTTCCTTTCTCTTTTTTCTTTGTAGTTTATATATCACGATTTACTTAAACCGCTGATACCTCTTTGAACCCTTAACTATTGATATATCTTGTATAGTTAAGGAGATTTATATGTTTATATTAAACTTTATGGGACCTACTCATGCATTGTCTGGTCTCGCTATTTATTTGCTTATTTTAGCAATTAATCCGTCTTTTATGACGAATACCGTCTTACAGAGCGTAGCAATTTCAACCATTTCTGCAGGAGCATTAGTAACAACAGGACAAGCATTAGGTCCTGATATTGACAATCAATCATCAACAATCGTTAATCTACTATGGCCAATAGGCTATATCGTATCTACGATTGTTCGTGCGATATCAAGTCTTGTTTACTCCATTACTCGCACGAAGAGCGAGCCAATAGAGTCTGACCCACATAGACAACTTACCCATACAATACCATATGCAATCGTTTTAGGAGTAATTACTTACTTCCTTACATCTATACCTGGCGAAGTAACTATTTTTGATAAACAGTTTACTATCGGTACATTGATTGGTTTAGGTATTATTCTATTCAGTACTCAACTTGCTTTTGCTGGTATATTCAGTAAAGTATTCAAGAAGTATAAGAACAAAGGTGTTATCGGTAATATCTCAATCATGATAGTATCTCTTATTATTACACTAAGTATTCTTTATACCTTACCATCAGGTCAATCATTTAGATGGCTTGCTGGCTGTGTAACGTTAGGACATATCATTCATATCCTTGGTGATACGATTACAACTGGTGGTACACCTATAACCTGGCCTCTTAAAATTAAAGGCAAACACTGGTGGATAACCCGTTTATCAAGTATGAAAACAGGTGGTTTCGGTGAATTCCTATTCCAGATTTTATTTATCTGTATCATCGTATTCAGCATAGCCCGACTAAGCGGCTTATTCTAAAATACGTAACAGGCAATTAAATACCTGTTTTTCTTTGGTTTGGCGAGGCTTGTCAGAATTGAACTGACATTTACGATACCATCTGCCTCATAGAAGGCTCTTCGCCTTCTCGCACTACAACTTTGGTTAGTGCTGTCATGCTAAGTTTCTCTTAGACTTTAACTGGTCTCTTTTATTATTAGAGAGGAGGGGTGAGGTGATACCCCTCTATTCAGTATTATACAACTTTTTTGCTCCCTAAAGGTAAGTTTTTTCTCACTTACTACTGTTTATATCAACTTTTTTGAGTTTTTTGATACCGAAGGCACTTAAAACTGATGTTGCAACTAATCCTAATACACCGAAGTCATTAGTAGGTTCTTTACCTGCTTGTTTGAAGATATGAACATTATCACCATTTGGCTTTGTTTCAGTGCGAACGTAAACGTAGCCTGCGATATCTCCATGAGGTTGAATGCCTTTATCGTTAGGTTTTAGTGTCTTACCACCTTCGTCTTGCCATGAAGTAATGACCTGACGGTAAACATGAGTGATTAACGCTTTTTCTGGTTCTGGAATACTTCTGATGTACTCATAGCCCGGAATTTGCTTTTCGTTCTGCTGCCCACGTTCACGTTCTGCAATACGTGATAAATCCTCATCTACATAATCAGTATGGAATACAGCATAGATATGCTTTGTATTACCATGTTCATCTACCTCTGTACGACGGTAACTGTAATCCTTATGAGGTCTCTCTTTATGAGTTCCTTTATCAACTGGATATACCTCTTCGCCTTCTTCTGTTACATAAGATGTTGTAACTGCTTTAAACTTATGGATTACATCACCTGTAGGTGTTGTTTCAGTTTCAACGAAGTAGTATTCTTTAATATCACCATGCTCTTTAATACCCTTAACTTTGTCTTTTAGACTTTCTTTCGTATCAATATCAATCCATGATGTAGTGTGCTGTCTGAATACATGTGTTACGTTTTCTAATGTATCTTCATCACTACGAACAAAACTATAACCATCAATGTCACCATGTTCTTTTGTAGTATCGTCAGTAACAGGTGTCTTTAATTCGTTACCGTCTTCATCTACCCACTTAGTTGTAACAGGTTTTAGACGATAGGCACGATTATAATGAATGGTTCTATCGACATTGATATCCTCAGGCTTGACTGGCTCTGTTGGTGCCTCACCAGGTGCTGTTGGTGCAACAGGCTCTGTAATTGTGTTTAATGTAGGAGCCTCAGGAGCAGTTGGTTCAGGCAATGCATCAGGCACTGGTGCATACTCTGGCTCGTCAGGAATCTTCTCATAATCAGGAGTTGGTGGTAATGGATAAGTGTCATCTGTAATCTTTTCAGGCTTTTCCTTAAACAAGATATTACGTGAGTTTAAGTCTAATCCCCCACCTGCACCACTCCAAGATGCTGTTAGTGTGTTCCCACTAAAGATACCAATAGTCTGTGCTAAAGGTGTTGAATTGTTGTTACCAACAGTCGTTGGGTCGCCAGGTATTTGACCGTGGTTAGCATTTGCATAGTGTTCATCACCGAATGTCCATGCTGTCTTTTCGCCCATCTGCTGAACTCTAGCATAGCCATGTGTTCCTTCTTGCCATCCCTTAGCCTTATCGCTAGGTGTCATAGGTACAATAGAACTTACTTTATCGTTAGATGCAATACCAAGGTTTTCACCTGCTTCAATATCACCGATACCAAACATACGAACCAAGTTCATAGGCTGACCTGTAGCCTCATCGTAGAATTGATATGTTGCTCTTGCTCCATCCTCGAAACCACCCATAGAGCCGTCTTTCTTGAATGTGTAAACGCCACTCGCACGTGACTGGTGCCACTTACCAACTGTTATATGAGCAGAGATAGTCTTACCACTTTCAGTAGTACCAAGATTATGCAAGTCGAATTGTAAGAAGTTATCGACTACTTGACCTTGTGCTACCAACTTATAGTTATGACCGTACTGGTTATCATATTCTGATACACGACTGTCCTTATAAGTAACATTCATTGTAGTCTTATTAGTAATACCAATATCACCTAATGAATACTCATAACCAAGTTCTTTTAGTTTATCCTTATTATACATCGTAAATACGCCTGCATAATATTTACTAGGGTTGGCATTACCATAGTTATGGAAGTCCATTTGAGATGCATCAGGTGTTCCCATTACAGCAGATTGATTATTCGCAATCCACCAGTTCTTATACGCTACTGATTCACCCTTATCAGTATAACCGTAAGTCTCATCATACTTACCACGTAATTCAATACCCCTATCAGCGAAGTTAAGTAGAGATGGGTTATCAGCCATAAACTGTTCGTACTCACTAATCTTGCGTTCGTTTTCTTCAATCGCATCTGTACGTACCTGAACTGCTCTATCGTACTCGCTCTTCTTAGTAGCGTTACGTGCCTCTACCCCAGCCTTGTCTGCCAGATAAGCGTTCTTTTTATCTTCGTTTTCTTTCTTAATACGCTTAATGTCAGCAACGTTCTGGTTATAAGCAGCCAAGTCGTTGTCATACTGTGCCTTCTTGGCGTTGTATTCAGCGGTCTTACGCTCGTTCTCTGCCTTTAATTCTTCGTTACGTGCAATACCAGCATCGTACTGGGCTTTCTTTTCGTTGTAGATACGAACCATCTCATCATAACTAATCTTGGCTGCCTTGTATTCCTCGACTGCCTTGGCATAATCAGCCATATCCTTAGCGTACTTAGTTCTAATAGCCTCTACTTCTTTAATAGCCTCTTTCATCGTAGCAACTTGGGTACGTAAGTCACCATCTTTTACAGGACTATCCTCTACCAGAGTATACGCACCATCAGCCTTCATTTTTTCAAGCAACGCAGAGAACTCCGCATCCTCGATAAACTCTGCTCGTGGTCGTTCCCACTCTTCTTCAGCCATAACTGTTGTAATAGCAGGCATGCCGATAGCAACTGCCCCGAGGCCTACACTCACAACTCTATGGCCTAATTTAATTAGTTTAAACTTTTCTCTCATTTATCCTTTACCTTCCTATCCACTACTGTGCAATCGGTGTAATTATCTAGTCTTAACATTTAGTATAACTACCAGTACCGGTTCTAATTAATGAATTAGTCCGTACTAGGTATAACCATCCTTATAGGTATTCGTTTTTATAATCTTAATAAAAGTATAATCTCTTACAGAAATTATGTTTAGAACACCCCTTAGTTATAATTGCCATCTTATTTTAATTAATTTATAACTGTAATAAGAGTAAATACACCTACAGGAGTTATTTTTAATAACTGATTCTAATTACTTTAAAGTTGTTCTTAAACTAAAGTATTAATTTAGAAGTATATACCCTTACAAGAGTTATGGCTTAAGGTATAAGTACTAAGGCAACACAATGTTGATATAGAAAATTACAACGTACAATAGATTTTTAGAAGATTGTCAATACAACTAATCTTCTTATTGTATATCAGTTTTTAATAAAAATCCATTGATGATTTTTACAAATTTGATGCTAAAGGTATCCACTGATAGCCAAAAACTATCCAGTAACCCTATCGTCCTCGTGCTGACATTCATTCCTTAGGTTGTTGTATGAATGAACCGCTTGTTCTAAATTATCTTGGCAACTTACAAAGTTATAGTACATTGCCATCTTTGCCACATATTCTCTTGCTGTAAGAAGTTGTTTATATGTATGTACTTCACCTGTTCTAGGGTTATATGCGTTATACTGACACATCTCTCTATGCGTATTATCAAATGTGTTTAGCACGGCTCCTACTTGTGTGTATTCTAAGCCATTGCAATGACTAACTTTGTTATACGGGAATGGCATATACACAAGCATGTGGTCTAAGAAACCTAGGAAACCTCTAAGATAACATACGTACATAAGTGTACCATGATACTTCTTATTGCCCTCTTTTGTCTGATTGATAAAGTTGACAACCGCTCTGTCTACTCTCTGAATTACCTCTAGACTTGTTTCTAGGCCTATATAAGTCTTGGCCATCTCTTGTCTGAATAGTTCTTCATTTTGGCGAGCCTGTTTGTTTAATAGGTTAATACCAGTCCAGATATTAAATACGTTATCAAGATTAAGAGACAGGTCTTGATGTAATGTTAATGTGTTAATCACATCTTGGTATCTTCTTAATCGTTCAGGTATATCTAGTGTCTTATCAGCAAAGCGAATAGCCATTAAGTCAAAACGTCTTTGTTGAGATTCCAATAAGATAGCCTCTCTTGTACTAGTGAACGCTAGTTGCTTTTCGTTTGTTTTATTGATTTCAGCAATTACATCAAGGTTTGTACCTTGTTTTAAAACTTCTTCTCTCACAATATTTATTTGCATTAGAGTTTTTGACAGCCGGTTAATTGTCTCGTCAGTCTTAATCCAGTTTTCTGCCAATACATCACCTGTAATATATGGTTGTAATGTAACTACATCTGGTCTAATTTTTTCGTAATGATGATGTGTTAATGACTTAAATAGATTAAGTAGTCTATTTATTTCACGGTACATACCCTCATCTAATACACTATATTTTTTACTGCTCATACGGCAAGGATTGAGATATTGAGCATACAACTGGTCTCTATATTCTTGAGGTGTAGATTCTAACAAGAAATGATGAATGAACTCTTGTTGCTTTGAGAATATGTTAGTTGAGCCTGCTCGTTGAATGGTTGAGCCGTTTAGGTAATCAAAGACTCTTGTTAATACCATCTTTGAGTATTCATCTTCTGGGTTGTCTATAATACGATATGCATCCCTAACACTTCTGTATTTTGTATCTGTATGAATTGTATACTCTGGTGAGTGTTGCATGACAAAAGGTGTAAAGTCGAAACCACCAACAATACACTGTTCTCCATTATATTCAACAATACCTGTTCTATTATCTCTTGTTCCTTTTGCTGTGTTTAATAGGCAATACAAGATTCTTTCAGTCATTTTTTCGATACCCTGTACCGTAGTCTTTCTGACTTGAATTAAGTTCTCTCTTTGACTTAGACCGGTATGGTACTGTTCACGTTTAATATGTACGTGGTAGATATGAGTGTCGACCATAGCACTTGTACTTAAATTATTTACATAGTAGTTATAATCAAATGTTTCACTTGTAGGGTCAAAACGCTTAGCCTCTGCTCTTGTCAATAAACGAACAGGGTTGCCTGGAACCGGATATTTTTCATTTAACTCGTTAACCATACTGTTGATTTGAGATAATGCCTCATCAAAAGACATGTCTCCCTCAACTAGCATATGATGGAATAATAAGTTTCTATGACTTGTTCTATAGCCGATACCTTCTTCAATAAAACTATCATAAAGTCTTGTATATTCTAGTTGTGATAATCTTCTTGCTTTTAAACGGTTGTACTCCAATGAAGATGCTACCTTAGCAACTTTCATATCTGGTACGTTTGCCCATTGGTTAAGTTCGTTCATGTCGTAGTAGATACCAGATGTGTAACCCTCGGTTGTGATTTTACAATCTTCAATCTTGTCATAAATGTTACCAACAGCACGCATAGGCTGACCGATAGGCAAATCTCTCTGATAAGAGCCAGTTTCCTGCTCTTTACCACAATATCTATCATCATGTGTGAAGATACGAGAGAAAAAGCCTTGCATCTTCTCATGTTTTTCTAACGCTACTTGGTTTCTAAAATAAACCGGTGAAGTAAATAGATACTTTAAATGCACACCTGTTCCTGTTACTACAATAATCGTAGGCATAGGAATAACGCCGTTCTCGATATCAGTGCATAGGTTACATGCTCTTTCGTAGTCTACATTATCAATATCAACATCATATCCGATAAAACCTCGAATGTTCTCTTTTTTACATTCGATGATTTTGTCTGTGTCTGCTTTTACTAGACGAGTCTCCATTTTCTTACCTTTAAAGAAAAAGTCGAACTCTGCCTCGTTCATTAAGTATTCTCCACTAGTATTTGTAAATAAAACCTCGTCATAATGGTTTTCTTTGGCAATTTTATTTGCCTTCTCGATAACAATAGACTTAGAGGTTGCGTAGATAGCGTTTGTTAAATATAAATGTTCTAATGAACTTTGGCTTAAATTATTTAATGTGAATGAATCTAAAATGTGTGCTTTGTTTAGGTACGCTTGGTCTCTGTGTAACTCAACCATACCTAACTGGTAACCACCACCGATAACTGAACCCTTACTCATGATTGAATTATCAAAAGGTTCGTGCATGATTTGTGATAACTCGTTAATGTCTGAAATTACAGTTACACCAGTTAATCTTGTAAACACTTCATTTACGAGGTTGTTATTGTTTTGAATACCCCAGGCAACAGAGGCACTTGTTAAATTGTTATTTTGATTTACTGACATTTAAACAATGCCTCCTTTTCTTACATTAATTATTATACAAGAAATACATTCATTTCTGCTAAATTTGAAATATTTTTATCGTGCGTAGGAACGGTTTTAAGAGTGATTTTCACTATTTCTGTGTAATGTATCAACCCGTTGGTTTTAGGTCTAAAATAGGTCTAAAAAGTCGCACGGACGAGGGTATAAAACGGTTTTAAAGAACCATATCAATACACTCAAACTCATCTTCTTTTTGCGAGATTGTGATTAATGTACCATTAGATATATTTACTTCTGCAAAATCATAGGTTAGAAAACGACAGTCTGGTGTAATTTCAAAGATTGGTTGGAGTTTATTATCACGTTCTAAATAGAGATTCATAATTCTGCCATCTCTATCAACCTCAACATTTCCGATGTATGTCTTACCGTTTCTTGAAATCGCTTCTCTTACCTGAATATCATCATCATTTTGGTTATACAGTTCCTTATAGTACATATCAGACTTCTTCTTATAGGCTAATTCTTGTTCGTTTTCAAATTCATAGAACCGAACCTCTTGCTCTAAATAAGATATCCTCTCGTCTGTTTTTAGACTCTCTTCAAACATTGTGATAACCAACTGGTCTGCCTTTTTGGTTCTGTTGTTTTCAAGTTTGTCAATTAGGTCGTAGGATTCACGATTTAATACTTTTAATCGTGAAATCTCTTCTTTTAGTTCTTTAATCTTTTCTGTATTGCTTTCCAACTCGCTCTTATAGGCATTAGAAGGCCTGTAAGTCTTATAATAGTGAGTTGTAGTATTTTCTGCACGAAAGGTCTTGGAGGCCTCTCCAAACGCTCTATACTGTTCAAGTAAGACCATTGCTTTGGCCTCTCGTTGATTATCTGCTTGTTGGGTATACACTAAATCATTTACTCTGTTACCCTGCTCGACCGATGAAAAATGGCAACCATACTTACACGGTCTAATAAACGCTATACATCTTTTAACTTCTCCATTATCTGTGATGTGATATTTCATACTATCACCCCTTTGCTAATATATCAAAAAAGCACCCCTGTTTATTAGGAGTGCCTGTTATGTTATTTACTTGGCTAAAAGAGCGTCTAACTTCTCTTCAATCGCAACTAACTTATCATAAATATCTTCATTAGAACGGCGTGTGAAAGGAACTAATTGACCATTGATTAATCGAACTTCTTGACGTGGTGCAGATGGTGCTGGGTTACATACACTACGTAATGCCTGTGTCATAATACTTTCAGTATTAGGAATAGCCTCAAGCACTTCGTCAGAATAATCATCAACCTCGTACTCTAAGTCCTCGAAGGCGCTGTCATCATCGGCGCCTTCGTCTGAACCTTTAGTACCTGTTGCTGGCATAACGTAAACTGTTTCACCTTCGACCTGCATTGTGTAACCGTCTAAGTTGATGGACATTGCCTGGAGAACTTGACCTGCTGTCATTTCTGCTGGAACTTCAAAACGTTCGCCTTGGAAGTTGATGTAACGTGCGTTGTCAATGTTTGTTGTTAATGTCTGTGTCATGTTTTTCACCTCTAAATTTTATCTTTCTTTTTACATGTTTTATTTTACTATTGTTTTTGTAACTTGTCAACACTTTTATTTGTTTTTATTTATTTGTTTTTTATTGTTGTTCTGTTGACGTTATTATCTTACTATTTTTAGTTTTACTTGTCAACACTCTTTTCAACTAAATTGATAATAATTTTAACAGTATTACGCTCAACTCGTAGAAAATACGTAGATGTACCTAACGTATCAAGAATTACTTGATTATAGAATGTTAGGAATCTGTCTAACTGATTTGCTTTTTTGAGTTCTTGTAGGCTAAATGTTAATGTGATGACCGACTCACCATCACAACTAATGTATTCAGCAGAAAATGTCGAAACACAATCTCTATTAATATCTTCAATCTCTAAAAACTCTAATACAGCGTTTAGGTAATCTTCATTATAGTTGTTATATATCTTGAAACCACCGTTATCAAGGGCATATTCCATCTGACTTTCATCAGGTCTTAGGTAAGCATGAAGGAAATACTTACTGAAATCTAATGGCATTACAGGTACTGATATTTCTGCTGTGTCTGGAATATTTGCACCGTTCTCTCGTAAAAAATGAATAAATTGCTTTTTAACGACCTCTGACATTCCTAAGTTCATGCTAATCACCACCCATCATAATATCTGCCATCTCTCGGTTACCACCAAACATTGCTAATAGTTTTTGGTAACGGTCTGAATTTCTATTAATATTTCTTTGTGCTTTTATGCATACAACATTTGTATCAACATACTCTTTAAACGTCTCTCTGCCCTCTACTGGTTGTGTTGCTTTTGGTGCGTTTGTTACTTTACCGAGTAATGAGATTTTACCTTTATTACATCTCACGAAACGTCTGTTTGCCGGTAGTTGGGTTACAACACCACGCTTTTCGTAGATAGTCAAGCATGTAAACATCACATATTGATTATGGATGTCCTTGTTTTTGTTGTAGATTTCTTTATGTGTGTCTGACATCTGTCCATAAATCGTCTCTAATAACATCTGTTCTTCTTTATTAATTGCGATTACAGGACATAACGGCATATATAACTTCATTGTTTCTGTAAAGTCATAAGGCTCAATGCTTGCAAAGACATTATCAAACAGTAGTGTAACCCTTGTTTCAAACACACCTTTTTTATATACTGCCGTCTCCCTGAAAGGAACAACTTTGAGTATTGGTCTATTTTGTTCTAATCCGATTCCTTTAATCTTCTTCATACAACACCTCTGTTCTTCTTAGTAATTATATAAAATAAATATGCAGAAGTCAAGTACTTTTAGACGACTTCTGCATGATATTGACCATCTGCACCAATGAAGATATTTAGACGGTAGCCTTTATATTGGATAATACCAGGCTTGAGTAGAAATTGACCCGCAACTGTCGTAGGGTTTAGGACTTCATTAATCACATCTTCAAGAGAACCTTCACTATCTTCACTTGATAGTGTTGCGATAGCATTTGGCACAATATGGTAAGTATCTCTATCACGTTCAGTTGTTACGTAGAATACCACTTGCTTATCACCAATCGTTACACTATGTAATTCTCGAATAGAGGCTTCTCTTTTTGTAAGGGGTGTTATCTCAAAACGTACTTGTCGTTGCATTTTGTTTCTGTTAAGTAGTTCGTTAAATTTTATCATTGGTGTACCTCTTGTGCTGGTTGTATCTCTCTTACCCAGTTTTTGTGTGCGTTATACCATGCAGCCGCTTCTTCTGGCGTCTTAATATCTTTCTGTAGTTTTGCTAAGCCTTTGTATAGTCTATTGATGTTAGGAACAGTACAAGACATATCGTTGTACTGGTATCTGAAACTTAAGTCTGTATTAGGTTGTGTTCCTAAAAACTTCACAATATACGCCTTAGGATTTGATAGGATATCTGTGAATTTTGTTGACATATTTGCCCACCCTGAACCAACACATAGACGATTGTATAAGTGTCCGTCAATACGCTCTCTATCAGAATAAACGTTAGTAAATAGGAATGGTAAACGATTGCCTGATGTACGAACATATAATTGGTTGTCCATGATTGCAAAGTATGCCGTATTGGTCCAGTATCGCACAAAACTGTCAGAACGTGCTAATCTCATAGAAATCAGTGTAGGGCGTAGTTTGAATACCAGAGTGTTTGTGTTTACTCCATCCACATAGCATAGACCCTCTATAATATCTCTCTCATCACGCATCATAGAAATACGAGTGTTAAGGTTAGCGGAGCCTGCATTTGGGACATTAATATGTAACTCATCATCTGGTGTAACTTTTTTAGTAAACATACCCTTTTTGACCGTTAGGTTTGTCTTATCTAACTTATTGTATTGTAACATAATTACTGCCAACCCCCAATTTTGATTTCTAATCGTTCTCCATCATCTACGTTTAGGTAGTAGCGTAGAGCACCTGCTGTATCTTTAACAATCTTAGTAAATACTGCTTGCTGATTGTTGATTGTTACAGTAGCGATACGATTTGCTCTGTCGGTATAAATTGTTCCAATGTCATCAGGACTGATTTGCATAAACTCTGCAAATACTTCTTTTTCCAACTGTGCTGGGATGGCACATATTTCAACATTCAATAACTGGTTTAAAAGATATCTGTATTGCTCACTATGCTCAATCAGATAATATGTGATTGGAGAAACAAGTGAGAAGTTAATTTCTTCATTGTTAAAGTAGTTTATATAGTCAGGTAACACGGCACCTTCCTGTTTAAGTCTTTGATACATCTGATAACATACAATATTTTTCATACAAACACCTCTATTTATTTACTCTACCATTATAACATAAAAAGACTGCCTGTCAACAGTCTTTAATACATTTTTTCGATTAACTCTTCATTACCGTTAAACATTGAATACAACATTTTGTAACGCTTGGACTCCTTATCAATTACTTTTGCTGGTTGTACTGGTTCCTCATGTTGCACAGGTTCAGCAATCTCTACTGACGATACTGTTTCTTGAGGTCTAAATAGTGTGTGCTTTAAATAAGCGATAAAGTTGCAAGAGTCATTATCTTCATCATAAATTTCAACTATCTTAGAGTTGATAGTACTTCTCTGTCTATTGTTGAAAATAATGCTTGGGATAATCTGGTCCTCAGGCTCTGATGAACCATCAATCATAATGCATTCATTTTCTCTCAATGCTGGCCATCCTACTGGTACACCTGCAAGCATATAGTCAATAGAGAAGATTAGGTAAGGACTATCACTTGCATATTGACACTCTAATTCATCATGCATGCCTCTACCATTAAAAGTAGCCATAATAACTTCTTTGTTTACAATGTCTTTACGTATGGAGAGGATAGGGTTATTATACATACCTTGTGTTGGGTGAGAAGTATATAACAACATAGGACGAACTTCTGCAACATAAACAAAATTCTTTGTCTGTTTAAAAGCAATAATACGACCTAACTTAGAAATCTTTGTACGGAAGTACATATTGAAACTTGCCATTGGTTGGCGTGTCTTCTTAAATACCTGTGTAATCATTAACTGCACCTCTTTTTCTTTACTCTATCATTTTAATATAAAAAAGACTGTTTGTCAACAGTCTATTCGTTAAAGTTTTACAACCTCAATCTCACCGTTTTGCTGACGGTACACATTAAAGAAAGCGCCAGAATGTTCGATAATACCCATAGGCAATAAAGGAATTCTCTTGATTTCGTTGATAATATCATCTTCTGAACATTCCTGCTGTTCTTCTAACCGCTTTAGAATAACAATCTTGTTATCATCTGTAGGCTGATAGAAAATAGTAACAGGAGCAACAGTACTATTATTAATTGGGTTCAAGACAACACATTTTGTTGGCAAGTCTTGACTTGGCGCCTCTGCGATTGTGATTGAGCCATCTGTCGTTACTCTAAACTGATTTGCTTGTTGGAGAGAAAAATCATCATATCTACTCATATTATCACCTCTTAGTTTGATGTTACTTGAACACGATATTCTTCTGGAACGGTTTTATTGTATTCTGCCTTCAAATGTCGTGGCAAAGCGTCTGCATTTTCTGCATACCACTGGGCAGCCTCTTCTTTCGTTTTAATGTCTTTCTGTAATTCTTCCATCTTCTTGTAGGAGAAAATAATAAACTTTAGAAGGTTTGCCTTTTTAATGAGATAGTTGTCCGTATTATATGAACTACGCAATGAGAACGGTGCTCTCATCCATAGGTCTGTATTTGGTTGACCCTGTAAGATTGCAATGATGTATTCTTTTGCATGTGTAACTATACTTTGAAATGTTGTGCTTCTATTTGCTAGTGTATGACCGATACACATACGTACTACATGGAACTTCATACCGTTAATATGAATTACATCTTCACCTTGGAATATATTTGTAAACAAGAATGGGATATTGTATCTATCATCTGTAACAAAGTACCAATTGTCATCATCGTATAAAATCATACAACTCTTAGTCCAGAAGTTTGTTGTCTTGTGTTTATCTTCGATTGACACAATACGTAACTGCTGAGGAGATAATCTATATACAAATGCCTTCTTATGGAAATCACACACAACGAAACCTTCTGCCACAACAGGATTTATAATTCTGTCGAAAATTTCACCAAAACACTTGCTAGACTGTGTTTGGAACGTGATAGGTTTTGCGTTAATCTTTTTATTAAATAACCCGTCTTTATAGGTCATATTTGTTAAGTTTACATCAAATTCTTTCATGTGTTCACCTCTATTTACTCTAATAGTCTATCATAGCAAAGATATATTGTCAACAAAAAAGAGAACTATTTTTCAAGTCCTCTTTAATCTAAATATTCTCTTTTTAGTTTAATAACGAGTTTTGTTACCTTATAAATCGCAACTGGTACAAGTATAAGCAATACTGTACCTGCAAATACTGTACTATTGATGTGGAACTGCTTTACAAGGACATCCCATGTGAATCCTAAAACTATCATAGCAACAAACAGAATCATCGCCTTTAAGATACCTGTCATTGCAAAATTTCTACGAAATATTTTCTTATTCATGGCTTTAGTTTATCACATCAAAAATAGCGTGTCAACCGTTTTTAATTTTTAGGTACGTAGCGATTTACCATAAAGTCACCAGCACCATTAACACAAGTCTGCATCCAGATAGAACCATCGCCGTTTAATCTATGAGCAGGGATATACTCTTCTGTATGAGAACCATACTCTGTATGGTCATAGACATAAGTTCTACCACCAATACACACTTCGCCTGGTGTTGATGCAATCATCTGGCCTTCTGCTGTGTAATTATGGGCTGCATAATATCCATTAGCCCATTCCCATAAACCACCTTTATCTACGTCTGCTTGTCCATTATATGCATAACCATAAGATGGTGTCCATGCACCTGATGCGTATGAAGGAGCATAACTAGAATAGGAGTAACCACCACTTGCGTAACCACCACGAGAGGATTGTCTTGCTAATCGTTCTGCCTCTTCTCTTTCACGTTGTAGTTTCTCTTCAATTTTTGCGTCTATCTCTTGTAGTTTTGTCTGATAGACTTCTTTCTGATAATCTTTTAATTGGTCGATTTCGCTTTGAATTACTGCGATATCTTCCTTAACCAGGCTTGCCTCAGCACTAGCCAGTCTTGCCTCGATTGTGAGTTTCAACTTGCTATTATCGCAAGCACTTTTTAGGACATCATTTGCTGAATAGTATGCCCCGATGGGTGCCTCATGGACACTTGTTGTTGTGGTATCTTCTTCTGCGTAAACTGAAAAAGAGCCTACGCTAAAAGTAAGCATAAATAGTATAGTTATTATCTTTTTAAACATTTGTGAACCAATTACCTTTCTTAACTATACTGTCTATATCAAAAAACACAGGTTTTTGCCTGTGTTTAATTGTAGTAAATTGTGAACGAATTATCTTGTCGTACTTCAAAGTAGCCGATATGCGTAAATCCGCACTCTAAGAATGTTTTACGACTTTCATTAAATGGTTCAACGTACAAGGCACGGTCTTCCTTACGATAGAAGATGTCGTATGCCATGCCTTGTAGCGATGTCTGCTTTAATTTGGCGAGTTTGTCTTGAATGATTAACTGAATATCTAGACTCATAATTTATCGCCCAATCTTATAAAGCAATGCTTTAATCTTACGTAGCAATCTGCCAGGAGAGACTGTGCCATCAAATGTGAAGTAGTCGTCTAAGAACTGTGCAAGTACAGAGTACTTAGCGTTGAGATGTGTATTCTCAAAAGGCTTTCTGCCAAGCATAGTCTTTACTGTTTCAACTTCTGTAACATCTTCTTCCACATCTTCTGGCCAGTTTCTATCCCAACTCTTAGGAAGTGTGTAGTCGCTGTAATCACCGTAGTAGCCATCTTCGTAAGCGTCGAAAATGCTTTTCCCAGTTTCGTAAGGGCTTTTGTAGTGCTTCTGACCATAAGGACGAACTGCCCCATGACCCGTGTAAGTTTGTGTACGTGTATTGCCCCAAGTAGGTGCTGTATATACAGGTGTCTTGAACACTTGCTTTTCCCATGTAGCGATTAAATCTTCATCAAATGTAATATCAGATACCTTATCAATATCGTAGTAGTACTTCTTGTCGTCTGCTAAAACATGCTCTGGCAATTCTACAAAACGCTTTACGATATCTTCTGAAACGTATTCAGATGTCAAACCACGTACTGTAATCCATGAGTGCATCTGTACTCGATTTGTGTTTAAGTGGCCGAATACTAACTGTAATGCATCTACCTTAGAGTTAGATAAGTCTGTACCAGAGGCGAATGCCTGCATACTGTTATGTGAGTGTGTCTCTACGTACATACCAATGTACTTATTGAGTGCTTCATAAACACTGTCGTTATCAACAGATGTTAAAGCGGAACTGTTACGCTGTTTAGGTGTATAACTAAACAACTCATCTGACCAGAAGTGCACGCCTTCAATGTCTTTTAAGTTCTTTTCTACACCATCAACGTTTAATGTACGCATACCCTTGGCGTTGTAGAAGTTGATTTGTGCTTCTTTGCCTGTTGCTAATGTAGTGTCACGATACCACTTGATAACGTACTTAATTGCATCGGCAGGAATCTTTGGTAAATTGTTTGCTGTAACTGTAATCTTTTCTTCAACACTTGGTAAACCAAAGAACTGATAATCATTTACTTTACGTAGGGAATCACCAATCCATGACGATTGAATTTCAAACGTACCGTTACCTGCTAGAATTGTAGTCTTAAACTGACCTTTTTCTGTAATCTCTTCATTACTCTTATAAATCTTTTGAAATTCCATATTCAAATAACCTCTTTCTTTTACTTTTTCAGTTTATCACTCTGCACATACTTTGTCAATACTAATTTTCTTGATTCAGCATCTTATTTTGACAAGTCTTTAAATAATCAGAACTATTACGGTTAATTTCTGGCTGAATTTGATTATCGTAATTCTCTTTTGCTTGCTCCCAATAGTGATTATAACTACCTAGTAGTGTTTGTGCAACTGTATTTTCTTGGCGCACTAATTTTCTTTCTTCTTGAATTTCAAACTTTGTACCGAATGATAAGAATTTCTTGGTAATGTCATTGAACAGTTTCCAGTTTATCTGTTGCTTGTTGATTTTAGAAATATTGATAAAGTTAAATCTAACAATAGGATTTTCATCGGCATTGATTTCATGTAGTCTAGTACTAATTAGGTCTTCGATTTCTCTAATTGATGAATTTGTACAGTTTAGAAACACATCATATTGAGGTCGTTGATGAATATTATGAAGGATTGGTTTAATTGTGCCGTTGCCAATTACCCATTCTGTCCAGCCTCTATCACCTTGGCTATCACTGAAGCCTCGTCTAAATAATGAGCCACCATAGAATACCTTATTTTTAATCACCCAACCTCTGTCGTGGATATGCCCTAGCAAGATACAATCCCAGTTCAGGGCAAGCACATCTTGAGGTATTACAATTTCCCTAGGCTCTGACTCTGTGTGCAGGACTGTGTTTGACTGTGGGTCATAGATAGAACCATGCGTGCAGAGAATATTAATCTTACCATCAACAGGTTTAATATGTTTCATCGTGTCTAATTGTTTACTATAACCATGATGAGATACCATATGAAGTAGGATATTGTCTGCTACTTCAACTATTACATATGGCTCTGTATACGAGAATAAACCAATCTCTGGAATATTGAGAACGTCATTACTTGGTATTTCTTTGACGATATCGCTACTATCATGGTTGCCTGCTAAACAATAGAAAGGAATATGATTGTCAGAAAGTTTCTTGATTGCGTTCATAGCCTCATGTATCATCCTCACTGTAGGCGTAGGACTGTGGAAGAAGTCTCCTGTACAGACAACACAATTAACTCTACTTGCAATCATATCATCTATAACCTCATTAAGTGCATTATAACCGTCTTGTTCTCGTAAGTTAATTCCTTCTTCTGTTACAAGGCTGCCAGAACGATACCCTAGATGTACGTCTGAAATATGACCGATTCTAAGCATTGTGTTTGTTCTTTCTAATTGTGTAAACAATATCTACATCTGACGTGTAATAGGTAGACACCCCATGTTTGTAGTCAACCTTAATAATCGCTAAGTTATTCTTTACTAATTGTTCTTCTAACTCAAAAATACAGTCAATTAATGTATAGAAATTTAAGATGTCTATCTTTTTATTTTTGTTTGCTACGGACAGACTAAAAATATTTGTCTTTTTCATATTTGTTTCTCCTTACTTACATTCTATCATACTTCTCTGATTTTGTCAATAGGAACGGTTTTAAGAGCGATTTTCGCTATTTCTGTGTAATGTATCAACCCGTTGGTTTTAGGTCTAAAATAGGTCTAAAAAGTCGCACGGACGAGGGTGTAAAACGGTTTTAAGGAGAGCGAACAACTCTCCTTATTTTGACATTAATGTGATTTTTATGAGTAATGAATGTAATAGGTCATTACTGCTAGGTAAAAATGCATTTCCCTCTTTAAACTTAAATTCATATTTATACAACATAAACATGATTTCTTTTTCATGTTTACACTTACTACGCTTAAAATCAATCAGTCTGTATGGACTATTATACCCTAGCAATTCACAAATCTCTTTTTCTGACATCTTACTTGCAGTCAATGCTCTATACGTAACAAAGTCTTGAAATTTGTTTTTCAACAACTTCATGATAACTAGAGGATGTGTATTAGTAATTACTCGTTGAAATTCTTGCTCTAATAAAGGCATATTACCAGACATAACAGCATTGATTAGTTGCCATGGTGGTACAGCACCCATCTTATTAGGCAAATAAGAGTACAACTCATCTATTGTGAGTTTGTCTGTATCTGCTACGCCTGATAGTGTGTTTTTAATGATGATTAAATCTTCTGCACTATCACCCACATAGTATTTTACAAACTCTTTATTCTCTTTTGAAAGATTGATTGTTTCTAATATTTCATCAATAGATATTTCACCATCATAGGTACCATCATACTCTTCTATTAAGTCTTTTAGCCATTTGCCTGGCGCTTTATGGCATACGATAATTACACCGTTACCGAACCAGTTGTCAGGTAACTTCTTTTTCTTTTTTAACAAGTCTTTAAAGTTGGTTCTATCTTGGTCTCTCGTCAAGTCTAACTTAACAAAATGTGTCATGAACAGAGAAGTTTGTGAGGCTAAGCCGTCTTGCCATGTCGTGTATGTCAACATCTGTTCTGGAGTATAGCCCCATGATGTATAGATTTCCCTAACTTTATTCAAAATGTAAACATCACTATCATTGACAATAGCATAGAGTTTATTTGTCATTTTTATTCTCAATCTCCTTGCTATAGTGAATATCTTTAATCAAGAAGTCTTTTTCACCGTTTAGCACTCTTGCTAGGCTATCATATGAATGTCCTCTATTGTCACCCATAACAAAGTAACCGTCTAAGGTGATATCAACGTCTCCGGTTTTGTTCCACTGTGTGAACGTGGCACACAGAGTATCATTTACATAGAGTTTATTGCCGTTAATTTTAAGCCTATCTCCAGGCTTGCCAATAACACGCTTAATTAACCATTCTCCCTTTAATCCCCATGAAACTGGAGACTTGAAGATAGCAACATCATTATTCTTTATATTGCTTGTTTTTAAGAAGAATAGAACTTCTTTATCATGCAAGGTCTTTTCCATTGACTGGCCAGACACGACGGCAATCTTAAAAGGGGCAAGAGCAGTAAAAGCAACAACCACAACTGCTGTTGCTAATGTCTGTAGAGTGTAGACAACCCACTTTCTTAATCTTCTGCGTTTTTTACGCATTACAACTTCATCTCCTGGCGAATGTTGAAACCAATAGTCTTAAGAATATCTAAATCAACTCTCAATGATTGTGAAATCTTTGTTAATTCGTTGATGATTTCATTTACATATGCAAGTCTAAATTCAAGGTCCTCACATTCAATTTCAGCAATACGTCTTTTCTGGCCTTCTGTTTTTACAGTAGAGTCTACCATTAAGCGTCTAAATTTATGCTTATATTCTAAGTCAAGATTGGTACGTTCTCTCTCGTAGTTGTTAATCTGACGTGTAACCTCTTTTAGGTTTAATACGGTTCTAATCAAAGTGCTATTTAAGTTATCAATTTCATGGTGGTCCCAAAATGAACCCTCGCTATGAACTGTGTGTAATGAGTCAAAATCAGGATACTCCGGTAGTTTAATAATATCTTCCATTTGTTTATACCTCTCTACTTATATTATACAAGAAAAAAGACCAGGATGACCGGTCTTTTTATGCTTTGAAGATTGCTCTGAATGGTGCTAGACTCACGAAGTACCCTGCGACTCTAACTACCCAACTTATGAACTGATTCCATGCCCAGAATACAACGGCAAACACGTCATAATTAAACATGATTAGAATAGCCCATAGTAAGCCGATAACTAAAATTCCTGCTAAAATGTTGCCGATTGAATCTTTAATAAATCTTACAAGTTTTCCCATATTCTATCTCCTCTCATTATGCCATCTCGATTAAATTGTTTGCTCTACGTTCTTTTAAACATAATTCGCTCAAGAACTCTTTAACTTTCAATGGATTTTTAATGTTCTCCAAAACAACGATAGGAGAGTTCTTGTCGATGGTATAGAGTATTACGTTACCTGTATTACATAATCTCTGTATTAGATTCACAGTACATCTACAATCAACAACACGATAGAGCATTACCTCGTCATACGATGTATTGACAATACCTTTCTCCACATGAAGTTTGTTGTAGACAACTGTATATTTTGTAAAACTAAGCGGCCATGCTAATAAGTGTTTCTTATCTTGCCATAATACGTCATCTTCCATAGTTCTCTCCTATCAATACATTATTTTACTGACCTGGCATTACCCAATAGTTCGGCGTAAAATATTGAATGTTTGTAACAATAGTACCATCGTTTGCGTTGGCTGCGTGCACCATAGAACCATTACCTAACGAGATACCAACGTGATATGCTCCTGCACCTGTATCATAGAAATATAATGCTCCATACGGTGCATTCCAAATGTCATAATGTCTAGTTCCTGTGTAGGACTGCTGTTCTGCTGTTCTTGCACCGATACCAGTTAAACACTGAACCATTCCTGAACAATCCCAACCACCAGTCGTTGTACCACCCCATACATAAGGTACTCTACCAACTGCACTTAATGCTTGTTGTACATAATCACCACCTGAAATGATAGGTTGATAATTAATAGATTGTGTATTATTGGTGCTTCTGGTTGGTGCAACATAAGGTTTTTTCTCTAATGTATAAATAACGTTTCCGTTCTCAACTCGACTATCTACTACATTATATGAATCAATTTCAGGAAAAGCCGTTTCATCTAAGGCTCCTTCTGACTCTCCTAGTAGTGTTCCATCTACATCATAAAAAGATGTTTTTTGTTCTACAACATTTACTCGAAGTGTTTTAGAGGCAACTTTACCCTTTAAGTCTGTAATCCTATACTCAATATCGTACGAACCTACTTGGTTGTTATTAAATGAACCCTTATCAATCGTGAATACTGGTGTACAGTCATAGGCGCCACTAAATGCGACTACACTATTTAAGTCATATTCAGTTGTCTTAACAATGTTAATCTCATCTTTCTTTAATTCGATAACAGGGCCGCCCTCTGTGATGTTTAACATTACAGACCTTGTCAAGTCTGCAACCAAGGACACATCTTCCTTGTCCGTATAATGGAAATTCAATGACACTTTCTTCAACTGAGGTGTTTTTGCATTCATGTCGATTTCTGTATCAAATGTAATATCCGTTTTGTCATAGTCTATGTTTGCTTTCTGCGGATTTTCCTTAATATACTCATCTAAAATCATTTTCTTAATTGCTTTTTTCAGATTCCTCGGTGAGTCATACTGTAAGGTAGCAACCATAATCTTCTCTTCTTCAACATTACTGATTGGCATTGTGTTTTCTGCATACACTCTTGATGTATTAAAAGTTGCAAGAATACCAATAAGTACTGCTGAATATAATATCGTTCTCTTCCTCATTAATCAACTTCCTTTCTTTAATATTATACAAGAAATTAGGTTAACCCGTTCATGTATAACGTTACTCTCTTTATATCAAAAAGGCTCTACCGTTTTAGTAGAGCCTACGAATTAGATGTTAGTTTTCTTCTTCGTCTTTCTTCTTCTTGCCTGCTAGGTAAATAATGTACCCACCTGTTACGGCTAATACTGTACCACCCGCAATGCCTGCAAGAACTAATGGGTCAACTCCAGATTTCTTTTCATCTTCTGTTGTTGCAGATACTTCTGGCTTTTCTTCGTCAGACTTCTTCTCTTCTAACTTCTTAGATTCTTCTGCCTTCTTGTCTTCTGACTTCTTAGACTCTTCTGCTTTCTTAGCCTCTTCTGCTTTCTTTTCAGCATCCTTAGTTGATTGTTCTAATGCTAACTGCTTGTTTTGAGCCTCAATACGTGCAAGGTTAGCAAGGATTGCCTTAAAGCCTTCTGACGCCTTATTTAGTAATGCGATATTGTTGGCGATTACCTTACTATCGCTTTCTAATGTAGTCTTAGATGTGGCAAGTTCATTTAACTTGTTAATCTGTGCTTCAAGATTGCTCATAAGTGTGTTGTATTCAGCCTCGTGTAAGCCAAGGTCGTTTACTGTTGGGTAATCGTCTGAATGACGTGCTTCGTATTCAGACTTGAACTTCGCTAACTTGTCTGCCTCTGCCTGTGCAGTAGTAGATAGATTTGCAAGTGTTGCGTTGGCTGCTGTAATTTCATCGCCCTTAGTTGCAATATCTGCATCATACATTGTTGGATTCAATGTAGGCAATTCGGCGTTAATTTCATCAACACGCTTGTTAATGTTCTTTTGTGTTTCTAGTAATGTCTTAGCCTGTTCCACTAATGCTTTTTGTGCTTCTACAAGAGCATTTTGGTCAGCGACTAACTGTTCCTTAGAAGTCTTGTCAGCCTCTACAGGAGCAATAGCATTGTCTTTATTTGTGATTTCAGACTGCTTATTTGAAATCTCTGTGTTCTTGGCAACAATCTGGTTCTGGACATCTGCTAACTTAGTAGCGTTTTCTGCTAGAGCAGAGATTACCTTGTTAAGGTCTGCCTGTTTAGCATCCTTATCGCTTACTAATGCGTTCTTTTCTGCTACAAGAGCATTGAACTTAGCATTTAACTTGTTGAACTCGTCTAATGCATGTTTCGCATTGTCTAAGGCACCTGTCTTTGTTTCGATGTTTGCCTTTAATGCGTTGATTTCATCAGCAAGGCGTTGAGCCTCTTCTGTTGCATGAGCAGCCAATTCTTCAAGTTCTGCTAACTTCTGTTCTGCCTGTGCTTTCTTTTGAGACACTTCTGTCTTCTTATCTGTTGCTGTCTGAATTGCCTGTGTAGCACTATCAGCCTTGGCCTGTTCGGCGTTAATATTCTTAACAGCCTCTTCAATAGCCTTGTTGATTTCTGCTAACTTAGTGTCAGCCTCTGCCTTTTCAGCCTTCTTAGCCTCAACTAATGCCTTAGCGTTATTTAATTCATCTTGTAACTGTTGAGGAGCAACTTTATTTACCCAGTTGCTTGCAAGTTCACGGAAACGTTCTTCTGTGAAGAAACCATTTTCTTCTGTCATGTATGCACGAATTTCAGCATCTGTCTTGCCTTGTCCTGCACGCCATAATGGATAGATGTGGTTTACATCACCTGCTGATGACGAATAGTCTGCTGAATTCGCAACATCTAAACCAACACCAGAGTAGAATGTAGGTGTGTTTTCACGACCGACACCAGCACGTTGGTTTACACCTGTCTTGACGTACATGTAAGGTGCAACTGCGTATAACTTACCGTACTGGTCAGAGAACCACTTGTAATGTCCACCGTTTGAGGCAACTTCTTCATCCCACCAACCAGTCATAGATTCCTTTTCATAAGTTGAGTCATTACCAATCCATTGTTCTCTACCTGTCATTGTGTATAGGTTATCTGGTCCGTTGGCGTATGTGTGGTACCAGTAGTTGTTTGCACCGATGGCAACTGCAACGGCCTGTGTAAGCATACTGCGAACGTCAACCTTAACTGGCTCTAAGCCGGCTGCCTTACGGCGATTGTTAAGTTCTGTAACTGTATTTGCCATACGCATCAAGTTGTCCTTAGCGGTAGTAAATGCTGTTTCATCACCGTTCAACCATTCACGAACTGTCTTAACTTGGTTGTAGTTCTTGTCTTTCTGAACAACCATCTTAATAGGTGTTTCCATTACAAAGTTGAAGTACTCTTCCCAGTTCTTAGGTTGTTCTACACCATTGTTTGCGGCTGCTTGTACCTTAATGTTTGGTACTGCACCACCGTTTGTCTTTAAGAAGTTTAAGAATGAAGAGTTGTCAGTTGCCTGTGCAATCTTATCTTCTACTTCCTTTTGCTTTGCTTCAAGTGTTGCTAATTCCTGTGTCTTTGTGTCAATAGAACTCTGAACACTTGCCTTCTCTGCTTCTTTTGCACTCTTAGCCTGCTCAGCCTGTGCTTTTGCCTGTTCGGCAGTTGTCTTAGCCTGTGTCTGTTCGCTAATTGTGTTGTCCAATGCAGAAATTTCACCTGTTAAACCGGCAACTTCATCTTTCTTTTCTTGAATTTGTGTTTTCAATTCAGGAGATGTTACCTCTGCTAGACGGTCTTTCTTAGCCTGCAAGTCTTGGTTAAGAGTGGCGACTTCGTTTGTTAAGTCTGTTACGCTCTTTTCAAGATTCTGCTTTTGAATTGTTAAGCCTGCTTCATCAACACCCAAGGCGTCAATTTCTGCCTGCTTATTTGTGATACTCTGTGTCACTTCGGCAATCTTTGTTTCAAGTGTGCCCTTTTCTTCTGTCTTTGACTGTTCAGTTGCTTGTGCCTCTGCCTTAGTTGCCTCAAGAGTCTTTAATTCCTCTTGCTTTGCTGTTAATTCTGCTGTTAATGCCTCTTTATCAGCCTTTAACTTATCTAACTGCTTAGTAACTTCATCTAATGCATTCTGGCGAGTCTTTAACTCTGTTGTCTTGTCATTTAATTCAGTTGTTTTGGCAATTAGGTCAGCCTCTAAAGGTGCAATATCAGCAACCTTAGGTGTTAGTTCAGTTTGTTCTTTCTTTAAGTTTTCAATCTTTTCTTCTAACGCCTTCTTGTCAGCCTCTAACTTGTCTTTTTCAGATGTTAGTTTGTCAACTGTTGCCTGAGCCTCTGCCTGTGCGTTGGCTGCCTGTGTTGAGGCCTCTGTTAATTCTGCCTCTGTCTTGGCTAATGTTGCCTTATCAGCCTCGATTTCTGCTTTCTTAGCCTCAATCTGACGCTCAATTTCAGCACGTTCATTTGTGTACTGGGAAATTTGACTATTTACATTTGCTAACTGACTGTTAACATTCTGTAAAGCCTGCTCTTCTTGAGGTGTACGATTATCTACTTCTGGCTGGGACATGTGTCCTACTTCATCTGGTGTCAATTCTTCGGCAGCCATAACTGATGTTACTTGTGCGCCTACTGATACTAATGAAGCCGTAGCAATTAAGCCTTTTGCTAAAATATGTTTCTTGTCCATTAAATAAATCAACCTTTCTTTCTGTTTTATACCACCCTTTTAGGGCCCGTATATGTACTATATCAGATTTTCTTTAATCTTGTCAATGATTTTCTTACATAACATTCTAAAACTTCTTGTGTTTAGATTATGCTTTTTGACAAAATCTTCCTTATCGTAACCGAAGATGTTGTATTTTGAGAACAACGCCTCTTTTTCAAAATCTGTTAATACTGATGTCACTTCTTCGATTTTCTTTTGTGTGAACTCACTTTCAGGTGTCATCAAGTCCTCTTCTGACAGAATGTCTTGAAGTTCTGATATTTCACCTTTATAACTTCCTCTTGATTCAACTTGTTTATTGAGAGAAAGTGGGTTTAAACTAATATTTACAACACTCTCTATCGTACTAATAGGTACATTGATTTGTTCTGATAAGTCGTAAATTGAACCCTCGGGATTCTCTGCGTAATACTTATTGATTGCTGATAGTGTTCTAGGTATATGCTGTGATTTCACACCAAACACCATTACAGAGTAGTTGTCTTGCAATTCTCGTGTAATGAACCATCTTGCTCCTGTTGACACAATGAAGCCCTTACTTGGGTCATAAGTATTTTTGACATACTTAATTAAGGCATACATGGCGTCTAAACAAGCCATATTTAATGTATATACATGTCGTTTATCTTGCTTGTTTGACAAGAACTGTGTAGCCCACTTATAGGCAAGTTCGATATTAGTTGCAATTAACTCTTCAACTGCATCCTCATACTCACTAAAAGAAATACTCGTATCGCCATTTCGATACTTTGCAATAATCGTACCGTAGGCAATATCGTGCTCTAAACGCTCCTGCCCTAGTAAACGTTCTTCTGAAACAGGCACTAAAAGACCATTGTATAGACCAGAATACCTCTTAACACTAGTCTGTCTATCACAAACCATCAATTTATTATCCATTGTATTGTCAAATCTCCTTTTTGTATAATACTTATCTTATCATACTTTTGGTGATTTGTCAATAGTTAAAATCAAAATAGTTGCAATAATTGCTAAAATTCCTAATAAAGACAAGCATGAGATGGTGATTAGGTCCCTACTTCTCACAATAGCAATAGCGATTTCTGGCACTCCCTGTGTTGGGATTACATAGTTTATTTCCCTTGACAACTTTTCAAGATTATCAACATCATAAATACTTAGGAACGACTCCTGTACTACCAATACACCAATTAAGACAATGCCAAAAAGTGTAATCAGGATAAATGGTAATTTACGTTTCACTAAATACTCACAATCTCTGGAACAGACATTTCTGTTTCGATGTAGATACACTCGTACTCTTCATCGTCTGTTTCGCATTCTGCAAAGTCTTGAGAGCAGAAGCCTTCACCTAAACCATCACTATTCTGTCCTTCTAATTCCTGTTTTAGGATTTCTAGTTCTTGTTCTGTTAATTCTCGCTTAGCGATAATGAATACTGTACCTCTATCTGACTGTGTTAATACATAATGCATAGAGATGATGTCCTTTCTAAGTTCGTCATCATCTATATAATCAGCCATATCATCTTCAACTAAATAATTAAAAGCCTCTTCAAAGTCCTCTTCTTTAATTGGTGCAGACAACTTAAAGTTCGTCTTGTATAAATAGCATTCTATCATAAAATACCTTCTTTCTTTATGGATTATATCATGTTTTTGTTTGTTTGTACAGTAGGTGTGGGAGAACGGTTTTAAGCGTGTTTTTACTTAAACCTGAATAATGTATCAGCCCGTTCGTTTTAGGTCTAAAATAGGTCTAAAAAGTCGCACGGACGAGGGTATAAAACGGTTTTCGGCAAATAAAAAGAGCAGATTTTTTCTACTCTCTTAATTATTCTGTAGTGCTTGTGCTAATGCTAGTTTAAACTCGTTAGAAATCTCTAAGTATTTAATTGCTTCAAAGTTGTTTTGAAGTAGTGTGTCTAAATCCTCATAGCAACGACTGGCAATCGTTGCTCGAATAATCGCTCTGCTTATCTCTGTTTGACGTTTACGGTCTCCATCTGATTTCTTTGGCTTTGTAAAAATAGAAGAACCCTGTTTTTCTGTACTATTATCCCAGTTGATATCATTCGCCTTTTTGAGTGTGTTAAACTCAATGGCTTGTTCTAAGAGTGTAAAGTATTTATTCTTATCATCATATCCCATACGCTCTCTAATCATGTTTTCGTCTACCTCTGCAATATCAACACCTAGTTCAACTGCTAGTTCTTTAGCGTACTTACTATGTTCACGTTGGAATACGGCTAACTCTTCGCCTAAAACATCTGTACTTAACTCGTAAGGTCGATACTGTAAGAAATTGGTTAAATAAGCACTAAACGGTACTGGCTCTTTTTCATCAAAACGATTTAGTGCCACCATAATCCACTCACGAATCTGGCTCTCGATATCATCATGGTTATGGATATAAGTTCTAATTGTGTCCATATGTGGTTTCAAGCACTGTTTACTGAAATTACTATAGAACATCAGGAACCCACCTAGGAAATCTTCATCAAAATCAGACAAACTACGCCATTTGCGTTGAGTAGCGTTTCTAATCGTTAAACTATCAAATTCTAATTGCGTTAGTTGAGTCGCTAAAATCTGCATAATATATGATAGTGATGTTGTGTGAATCTTTAATAGTTTACGTATTTCATGATATGTACACCACGCATAACCCTTTAGTATCTTTTTAATCTTAAATAAGACATCTGTACCGTCTGCGTACACCATCAGAATGTTTGAATAATGACGAGGAACCTCTAAAAAGGCGTCTACCTCAGTTTTACCACCCCATACTCTTGGGCTAAAGTCATTCGGTACTATCGCTTTCTCAATATCTAACGAGTTTTCGTTGTACCATCTAAAAACCTCTACTGTATCAACTCTATAAGAGTTTTGCTCCATAATAAGGGGAGTAGACGTGTTGGTAATATGCGTTAAGAGTTCTTGCTCTGTTACAACGGCAAGTCTTGCCCATTTATGAATCGTGTACCACTGACCAGAGTGGATAACAGCCTCAATTCTAAAATCTTTATCATAAGACATAAAGTCTTTTTTAATCTTTTGTGTGTTACAAATCTCTGGCATCTAGTTCCTCCTTAAATAGAAGTCTAGGATATAAATAATCATAGTCTGTTAGAATAGTGTCAATTACATTTAATAGTGTTTCAATATTGTTCCCTGACATGATGTTGATTGTTACTTCATCACCACGTTGAACCATATTATCGTAATCACTCATAACAATAAAACCGTTAAACTTATCTAATATTTCTTGATATGTGTCAAACGTATCAAAATCAATCGCTATTGTGATTGTTCTAATTTCCATCTTCTTATACCTCTCTACTTATATTATACAAGAAAAAGAGCATGTTTAACACACCCTCTTAATTCTCTAAGATATATGAACCATCACTATTGCGACCAATTACGGCGCATCCGTTTTCTTTTGCAAGTTTGGCTCTGACTTTTAGTTCCTTATTCACCAACTCATCAACCAATGTCATCTCGTCCAATTTTAACTGTATATCAAAAGAGATGTTCTCTCCACTCTGAATTTTCTTGGAAATATCTGTACTCTTACGCTCGTTTACGCTCTTTAAGACAATTAAATCGGCTGTCTTTAAGTACCCGATTTGGTCTGAACTGATAAAGGCATTTGTCCAGTTTTCGGAATCCATATTGTTACCGAAGTCTGCTAAGACAAAATCTTCATAAAAGCCACTTTGTTCTAAAAAGTTTACTCTATCACTAAACTCTTCGCATTTTTCTTTACTATTAAAATGTGCCTCTATCGGCATAAGCGGACATCTTCCTGGCTGAGCATGGCATTCACCGATACTACCATCTCTACATCTATGATATTGACTCATTCTTCCGTTTCCTTTCTCTTTTTATGCTTAAATACCCTAATCCTTGTGTTTTCGTCAAGGCTGTAGTCTTCAACTATATAGTTCAATGCCTGCACCAAGTCTAATGCTGACGGGTCTTTATCTTCTATGTATTTAAAGATAGCAACCACATCACCCTGATGATTTAACAACTCTGCACTTGGCGATACAGACAACGGTGCTGTCATCTTGTAGTAGTTCTGCATATTAACCAGCATTTCTTGGTTCGCCATAAAGAGTGGGTCTCGCTCTTTTTCTTTTACCAAACCTTCTCTGTAGAAATCTCTGCCACCTTCATTACGCCTACGCCAGTCGTGTGTCTGCTGAAAAGCATCTATCAAGACATCTGTGAGTTTTGCCTTAACATGCTTTTCCATATCATTTGTGACTAATACTGCGAAACTATCAGGAGTACAGTTGTCTATATCACTAATCCATGTTTTATCTTTTAGCCTATCTAAATTACAAGTGTAATCATTGTCTGGCGACAAGATTTCTTCATCTTGCAATAAAGGATATTTCATTTTGTCAGACTGCCATTTATCATAATACATCATTGCCATGTTCACGTCTTGGAAATGTTTGTGATATTTACACTCCCTGATGGATGCAGTACATAACTTTGGACCATCAGGAGTTATGTGGTATTTCTTTGACGCTTCTTCTTGACGCTTCTTTTCTTTATTTTCTTTTATTAACGTAGGCACAGGTGTTGTTAAAAACTTCCATAAACCCATACTTCTAGCCTCCTAACTACCGAAACAGTTATAAACACCTACTGAACCGCTGATGTTCGTTTCAGTAATTTTACCTTCTCTGTTTACTCTAACAACTATATCATTAAATGTTAGATTTTCTGTTTCTTGGAGAACTCCGTCTACATAGTCTGTACTGTATTTTGTATGTTCAATGACAACCTTATAGTGTAATACAACATCGCCATTCGGCAATATCTGACTATGTTTTAATTTAATGCCCGTTGCGTTAGATAAGTGTAAGACGTTGTCTGCAAATACTTTCTTCCCCGTGAAGTATCTATCTGTGCTGTAAGCAAAGTCTAGGTAAGGTGCACTTAAATCACTTGCTGTTATTCTGACTAAACTATGTATGCTGTCCTTGTTCTTAATCTCATCTTCTGTACCTTGGTAATCACCTCTTAGATTGCAACTCTTTTGAATAAACTCTGTTGCTACTTCATCAGCCATTCTGGCTTGCTTGTTCTGAACATTTAAGAAGTGGTCTGATATGTATAGACCTGCTATTGTGGCAACCACTAAGACAACAACAAGTAAGATACCTTTAAGTTTACTTGGCATATTTTTCCAACTCCAGTTCTCTGACCTTCTCATGGGACCATGTTGCTGAATATTGACCTAATGCCGTATCAAAGTTCTTATCTATCTCAAACACTACCTGGCCGTTTAAAATTCTATAAAACAGTCGAACATTTACAATATGCTTTTCTTCTGCTTTGGTTCTATACAAGAACTCATCTGATATTACAATATCTCCACGTTCTGGTGACGCTGATGTTTGCCAACCGATTTCCTCTACCGTTAAATCAAAGTCTATATACTCATCTGTAATCTTGTCGATATCTAGTTGTTTCATAAACCATGTTGAATAAAAGTATGGGAAAGGGTAAATTCCATTAGGTGTCTTATCAATACTTGTGTATCTATTAACTTTGTATGTCTTATTGTCTAAAATACTGATAATTTCTTTCTGCTTGTTGATGTAGTTATTGCCTCTTGCCTCTGTGGTATTGACCTTTTCTGCCATATTGAAGTTGGTAGTAGTTGCCATAAAGTCACGGAACGACTCTTCCACACTCATATTACCATTATTGATATGTGTTGCCTGAATATTTTTAAAAACAAATAAACCCAACAGCAAAAGGGGTATAGCAATAGCAACCCCTAATACTATCTTAACTTGTTTTCTTAATTTTCTCTTACGCATAGAACTTTGGTGCAGATTCTTCGTCAAGTTCTTCCTCATCTTCTTCTGCTTCTTCCATATCAATAATAGTGTTTACAGAGTGAATATATGTAATATGCACGAGGTCGAATACCATTTGTAAACTTGCATCAGTAAAGGCAATGCCCATATTCTCGCACAAATCTTCGTGGTCCATCATGTAATAGTCCATAAATGCCGTGAACGCTCCCCAAACAAATCGTGTAGGCACTGTATCTGCGTTTAATTCAAATAACACGTTGCATTCAGCAGTTGGTACTACTGGTTGAATGTGTTCCTTAAAGAATGTGATACCGTCTAGGATAGATTCACCCATTGTATCTTCCGTAAAACTAATCTTAATTACATCTTCCATTTTAAAATCTCCTTTTAGCATCTCTATTACTATATCAACAATTCATATTGTTTACTTATATTATACAACAAAATATTTCTTTTGCAACTCTATCCAGTCGTTTGCTTGTTCTTCATTAAACCACGCTATATAGTTTAGATTATTTTTAATCGCGGTCTCAAGTTTTAAAACATCTCTTACTGTCCATGTCTCGATTGCTTTCGCATAAAACTTAGATGTTTTTGCTTTCTCTTGCCACTTTGCCAAAAACTCTAAATCTTCCTGATTATTATGGTCAAAAAAATCTCCCACCATGAGTCCATATGCCGTTATATTCAATATATAGGTCTAGCGACGGTATATAGTAATCACATACAAAAGGATAAACGCTTGATTTATATTGGACCTTTAAATCTGGAAATAGTTCTTGTAATCTTGCTTTTAGTTCTTTTTCAGGTTTAGATGTGTTAAATGTTTTATTCCTTCTCTTGGTTTCATTTTGTTTTTGAATTATCTCTTGCGAGTGTGACGCCGCTTGTACATCACTCAACTGTAACACACACTCTACACCATAACGTTCTAAACATGTTTTTCGCACTTTTGCTTGTACGTCAGGACTTTGTGAAACTCGCTCTACTCCATACTTCTTTAAATTTGTTAATCTCGATTTCTCTAAGTATTCATCTGTCTGTAAAAAGTATTCTTTACCATAACGCTCCATGTTTGTCTTTTTGACACGTTCTTTGTATTCGTCTGTCTTTGTATAGCATGTTTCGCCATATCTGTCTAGCATTGTGCCAAGCCTTTTCTGACGGACACAATCGGATGATGATGCATACTCTACGCCATACTTTTCCAAGTTTCTTTCTTTGATTCTCTGTTTTCCATATTCAGATGCATAAACGTTCTCTGCACCGTACCGTTCTAAATTCGTTTTCTTCATTTTATTTTGTATTTCTTCGGATTGAGCGGCATTTTCTACGCCGTACCTGTCCAGGCATGTCTTTCTTGCTTTCTCTTTAGGTATAGCACTTTTATGCGAACATTCAGGAGAACAGAATAACCTGTAACCTTCGCCACGATTCTTAAATTTTGTTTGTTTGCCACATTCTAAACACTTGCCCTCGTTTTCGCTTTTAAAGAACATGTCATAGTATTCTTTTCGTGTTATAGTGTGTGTTTGGCGAATATGGCTATATAATCCCTTAAATTCTTTCCCACAAATTCTACACTTTTTCATACTTATATTATACAAGAATAACGCTGTGTTTTGACAGCGTTATTTTACATATCCTATTTTTAGTGTATAACCTGCTGCCCTAAAGTCGGAAAATGTGTATTTCCCTTGCCACTCCTCTGGTCTAAGAATACGCCAGTTCCATGTTCTAGGCGAGTTATTCTCTGCACCAGACCAACCAGCAACATTCTGTTCTATAATCAATATAGTCCCGTCTTCAAAGACATGTGATACCATGCCCGTATGCCCGGCAAGCCCCGGCCCGTATTCTATCGAAAAAATGTCGGCTGTGTGTGGAGTACTAGTCTTAGGTACACCCTTTTGTTGCCAGAATGATGTTACTTGTCCGCCATTACCCATGACATTTTCTGCAGGCTGTCCGTCTTTAGACCACATATGATATGCAATATTCGCCGAAAAGTCGGTACAGTTGGCGTAGTCATAACATCTTAGAGTCCATGACGCCTCGTCTGACCATAACAGGCCTACTTTCGTTGGGTCGATTGCATAAGGTGCAATACTATCAGGTAGACCTATCTGGCGTCTTGCAACATGAGGTTCAAATCTTGTATCTGTCCAGATTGCTCCGTCTGCTGGATTATATGTTCCTGTACCATCTACTTTAACAGTACCGTCATTATAACTTGCATTACCGAAACCAGATGTGTCAGATGCTTTACCACCGTTTACTCTTGACTTGCCTAAGCCAGAGCCTAACATCTTGCCAACAGAACGGTTTTCTTCTATATACTTTGTCAATTCTGCTATATCATAATCTGTTTCAGAACGGACCGCTGTCTTGGCACCAGAGATATCTGTACTATCTAATGTAAACAGTGTTGCACCTTCTGTATGACCTAAGGCGTTTACAACATCCATCATTGCCTTTAATTGAATAGAACTATCATACCACTGTTTATTTGCTTTATATGCTCGTAAAACAAGTGCAGAGGCATCTTTCCACTGGTCTGTATCTGTTGCTTGGTAGCCACCGATAGATAGCCCTGTCATCTCACCGTTTCTTAGTTTTGTAACCAGACAAGATGTATTACAGTCATCGGGTATAGTAATATTTGAATAATGATTATCACCATACGCTTTGGCTAAGTATGCAGAAGCACTTGGGTTTACTCCGTTATTGGCAAAATACAATCCGATGGCATGCTCTCTCTCTTCTCCCTTAATGAAATCTACATTAGGAGCCTCTGTTGATAACTTATCATTTGTCATTGTATTAGGGCCATATACCTGTATGGCTGAACTAACTACCAACAACACAATCAACAAGCCTTCTCCGATTAATCCTACTGGTGATATTAAGAAAGTAATAATCGACACCAATACATGCGTGATGGTATGTACTGTCTGTTGTATCTTCTTGGCGATATTATTTACTCTATTTACAACATTGCTAATAAACTCATCTTGCATAAGTTCATCTGTAATTTGATTTACCTGCTTTTGGATGTCGGTATTAGGCTGTTCCGGCTGTTGCACTTCTTCTTGTTGATGTTCTTCTTCTTTTTGCTGAGGCTCTTCTGTTTTAGGTGTCTGTTCTTCTTGGTTGATAGGTTCTTGCTCTTGTTTGTCTGCTAGAACCTTATCTCTTTCACTCATCTACATCACCCCTTTGCTCTTTGACTTTTTACTCTATTGTATTCTTCTTGAAAACGCTCTTCACTCCAGAAACCACCCGTTTCATCGTGGTACACATCTTCTAGACGTGACAACTCATCATAGATGGCCTGTTCTTCTTCCACTTCTTGCATTTTCTTTTGGTAAGCCTCTTCTGCTCTGTCATAATCTGCTTGAATGAGTCTAAAAGCCTCTTTATACTCTTGCAACTCACGTTTAGAGTAGTCCACATCACTAAATAATTCCTCTAAACGCTTACGCTGAATTTGGTACTCAAAATCTTCTTCATCCTTACCGGCGAAGATATCATTTTTACGTTCTTCTCTGATTTTAGGTAACAACTCATAATCAGCAACAAACTTGGCATAGTCATTCACCTTTTGCTCATCTGTCCACTCTTCTAGGCTCTGACCGTTCAATTCTCTCTTATGGCTAACTTCGTCAGCACAAATAACGTAGAAACCGTCGTCTACTGCTTGTGAGTGTTTTAAGACTGCTCTGCCAGCCTGTGCGTAAATATCGTCTTGGTAAGCAAGCCAGTAACCACTTGCAATCTCTGTGTTAGACAGGTGTTCCGTGTCTGTTACATGGTATTTTGACAACTCTGCTAAAAGTTCACCTACATCAATCTGGTCGTCTTCGTCTTGCATAGTAACGATAATATGCTTAAGACCTTCTTGAATTTCAGGCTCTACCTTATATTTTAATTTGTTCTTAATGCGGTTATATTTCAGTACCACATTATCATTAAATCTGTTACACTCTTCTTGGGAGTGTAGATGTGGTGCACCTTCTTTTCCGTAAGGGCAGTTGCCAGGCTGTGCTGTACATTTCTTCCATTCGCCATTTACTAAATGTTGCATTTTGTCTCTCCTTCTTGATTTTCTTATTTTTATATGTTATACTATTTATATCGAAAAAGGTGACATTCCATGAAAAAGTTGATAGATTATGACAAGTACATCACAATGGTGCAGGGCTTTAAGTTAGACACACTAATTAACGAGTTTAGACCTGACATTGCTAACTTCATTGTTCATACGATGAAGATGGATAAATTAGACTCGTATTTTGAGTTAGAAGTTTTAAAAGAATTGAATAACAGTATACAGGCAGCATTTTCTATATGCCATGATGATAACGGCAATGTACTGCAAGACGGTAAGAAATTAACTGTTAATAAGCAATTCATGATTGACTGCGGACTGCTTGGTAAACGTGATACAGTATTGGGAGTCATTAAACACGAACTGGTCCATTTCTACGTTGTTACAAAATTCGGTTACGAGGCAGCCAGAGACGGTGCATTTATCTTTGAACAGAAATTAAAAGAGTTCGGAGCACCATCTTCCTCTGCAACACCAGAGCATTTACGTTATGCAGATGTTACGGTTTCTCCTATGGTCTATACTATTTACAAATCAACAGAAGGTGAGATTGTACAAGTACCACTTGTATGCACTAAAACACTATACAATGTGGTAATTAATGGTGTACATTACAAGCACTTAGAGGCAAAGAAAATTCTAATTACAGACGAAAAATAAAAAGAGTACCTGTTATGGGGTACTCTTTCTTTAGGCATCATACGCATCATACGCATCATACGCATCATACGCTAGAATGATAGTCTTAATCTCTTCAACTAATTCAGTAGGCATATCTTTAATACTTGCTTTACCAGTCTCTGTGTTGATTGTTAATGACATCTGGATATTTGATACATCGTTACTTGTCAAAATCTCTTCTGCCTCATTTAGAGAGTCGACTAACTTCATTGTTGCTTGTAACTGTTTTAGTTGAGCCTCTAACTCTTCTTGCTGTCTTAGTAAAATGTCCTTATTCTTCATGTTTTAATAATCTCCTTTTATTTTTAACTTGTGTACTATTTATATCAAAAAAGTCGGCATTATACCGACTTGCCATAGTATGTTGCGTTACTCTTAAGGAATCTCTCAATATACTTTAGACAGAAATCTGAAACCAAGAAATTGAAGTGAAAGTGTGCTAAATCCCTGTCCTCTAGGTTAAACAACTCTTCTGATACCATGTGCTTAATTGTATCATTCTTCACAATGCTTGTGAACACGATAGAGTCTTTTACGATTAACGATAGCATATCTTTACCGTCAATGTGGTCTACACGAACTGTACCTGTGCTGTCTATCCTGATTTCTACCGTATCATCGTTTAAGTTCGGAAGAATATTGTGGATAGACAATAATAACTGGTTATATTCTCTGTTCTTATTCAGATAGTTCAAAATCTTTGCTCGATTATTTTCAAAATTTAATAAATTCATATGACACCTTCTTTTTAATATTTAAACAAGTTCGACTCATTATATTTACTTGCGAAGAAGAAGCCTGTAATAATCAAGACAACTGCTAAGAACATAATATCTAAATCATAGGAAGTACTAATACCTAATGCGATACCTAAGAATACTGTTAATAGAATCAATGTCTTTACGGCGTTGCATACCCATTTTCTAAAGTGTTTTGTGTTTGTCATAACTTGTTACCTCTTTCTGTTTACATATCTATTTTAACACAAAAGAGATAGTTATGCAACCATCTCCCCAACTAATTTATTCAACTCATCAACAAACTCTTTTGCCTCGTTATAGTACTCCATAAGTTTGTGCTTGTCTTGGTAGTCTACATTTGTACTTGAAATTACGAAACCAAATAAATCTTCGTTGAGGTCAACTGGACCACAACCGAAAATCTTTCCGTCTTCTGTCTTACTATAATCGTATAATGGCTTAATCGTTACAGGTGCAGACCACTCATGGTTAATACGATACTCTTGGTATGTTGTTTGCTCTGCATTACTCATTGTGATTTTGATAACCTTTACGATGAATGTTCCGTTTTTACTCTGTTTTCCTGTTAATAGCATGTTACACCTCTTTCTCTCTATCTAATATACTCTGAATATTGAATACCGTCTAGCCAATATACGCCGTCATCTTCGTTGTAGATGTATTCTCTGCCATCTACATCAATAACATTGCCTTTGTAAACTGGCTTAACAACATTGTATTCAACTTCTACTACCTTGTTATTCTTTACTTCATATGAAATATCATCTTGCATAATAACACCATTACATACCAACTTCGTGTAGTTTACTAGACCTAACTTCTTCTTGGCTCTGAAATTAAAGTTAGATAATGCCTTCTTTACAGAGGTAGCGTTTGTAGTTTCTCTGTAAATATGGCATACTTGTCGGTTATAGGTGTCTGTGATTTTTAAGTCTGCTATGTATTTCATGGCTTTATTATAGCACGATTATTTTTATTATGCAAGTGTGGGAGAACGGTTTTAAACGTAGTTTTCGTTATTTCTGTGTAATGTATCAGCCCGCTGGTTTTAGGTCTAAAATAGGTCTAAAAAGTCGCACGGCCGGGGGTATAAAACGGTTTTAAAGATTTAAAAAGAGTCTAGTTTTTCTTAGACTCTTCTAATTCTTTTAACTTTTCTTCTGCTAAATATCTTACCATCTCGTCCTTATCGTGAGTCAAGATGTCAAGATAAGAACCTTGACTAGCAACTTCACCTCTTACATACTTATCTGGGTCATTTACCAAAATATTATGCCCATAACCCTGTTTGACGACTTCTTGACGAACTTCCGGCGCTTCGTCATTAACAAGTTTCTCTAGGCCATATTTATGGCTCGCTACTTCTTGGCGTACTGCCCAGTGCCTGTCATTTATCAATTTGTCGAGATGGTGCCCGTGTTTAGCAATCTCTGCTCGTACAAGGTCACTTTCATCATCTACCAATATGTCGTCATACTTGTCGGTGTTTAATACAATTCCAAAACGAACACGGTCATTTTCATCATGCACTAAGATGTCATGGCCATAGCCTTGTCTAGCAACTTCTGCTCTCACTTCGTCATCCTCGTCATGGACCAACTTATCTAAACCATATCCACGTCTTGCACACTCTAACCTGTCAAACCAGAAATCACTATTAAGAAGTTTTGTCATTTTCTCATTATACTCGTCTACCTCTTGCTGAAATCGTTTGTCACTAATACCTTCTGTCTGGTGAAAGATATGATTGCAATTACCGTGTCCTGGTACCTTAGCAGTACACCATGTAATTTCGCCGTTTGTGTTTAATGCTCTTACTCTAGGCATAAATTATATCCTCTCTTTCTAGTGGATATATCAAAAAAGAGTAGATTACCCTACTCTAGTGATTTCGTTAAAACTGCATAACCACAATTCCAAACACCATAACCGCATTGCTGAATAAGTTGAGGTTCAGTGACTTGTAACACCCGATACTCTGGATATTCTAGGATAGAGTCTTTTGCCAAATCTATCTTAATTGTTGTGCCATTGTACCTTCTTATTCCTAAAATTTTATCTTCTATAAACTGTTTTGTACTTTCCTTTTCATCATTCCATTCGGTTTCAAGTATATGGAATAACTTGATTCCTTTTTCCTGGCACATACTTGTTTTCTTTAAATGATATAACTTATCTTTAATCTTGTCACTATGCCAGTATAAACCATTAAATTCAAATGCTACTTTTGATTCTGGAATATAAATATCTAATTCAAACGGATAGATTATCTTTCTTGTGTTTTCTATAACTTCATGTGGACATATTTCTTTTATATATGATACTAATTCCTTTTCAAGTGTTGAAACGCAACACTTCTGTCCATAATGAGTTTCATTGCTATACTCAATAATTTTAGGAATATCTTCGTTTTTGACATACCCGTGATTGAGATGTGCTATAATCGGAACGATTTTCTTGTGATACCACCCATGGCCGTACTTCTTAACAAGGTCTTTAACCTGTGTGTACCCAAGTTGTTGGAATTCAAGATTTTTCCTTTGTTTTGTCTCGTTTATTCTTCTTGTTACCTCTTCGTTTTGAGACGAGTTCTCTACGCCGTATTTCTCCTGTACACTGTGCTTAAGATTTTCTCTTACTTCCTCACTCTGCATTGGATGCTCAACGCCGTATTTCTCTATTGATGTTTGCTTTGCTTTTTGTCTAAAATCTTTTGACTGTGTATATGACCTAACTCCATATCGCCTCAGGCATGTTATCTCAATTTTCTCTCTCGGAGATAGTCCTAATTGCCCGTATCGCTCTATCTCGTCTTTAAGTTTTTGGTCCTTCTTAAGTTTGAGAACTTTTTGACGCTCTTGTTTCATTATTTCATGTTCTTTTCTTCTGCTGTATATCTCTTGATGATTTTCAACAAATGTTTGACGAGCCTTCGTATTTTTATCATTATTCCTATTTGCACATTGTTTACTACAGAAGGTCGAATATCCAGCGGTAACGCTATAAAACCTTGTTTCTTTTCCGCACTCTCTACATATTCCTTCTTTATCATCTCTTTTAAAGAATTTATCATAATAATCCTTAACAGAGAAATCTTGATGATTATATCTTAAATGATTTGCAAGACTCCTGATAGATGCTATTTCTCTATCACAGATTTCACATTTTATCATACTTAATAAAAGTGCTACTTATGTGGTAGCACTGTCTCCGTCTTAAAGTTTAGAAAGTTACAATCGAACGAGAACTTGTTCCCGTTTAGAATACCATTATTTAGGACATTGGTAGCGATATTAGAAACAAGGCATCCTGCAGTTACATTTGCAAGTATAGACTGTTCCGCACCTCGCTCTGATGAATTGGCATGTTCGGCGCAAGAGATTTCAGTTGGGCGACGGTTATCACCATCAGTCGCTTGTAATGCCTTATCAAGTACTACCTCTGTTTCAAAGATAATCTCATTGTTTTTCTTAATAGCAACGTAAACTTGTCCGTTACGCTTACTATTACCAGACCCAATATACACAAAGTCTGGGTACTTTTCCATATGGAACATTTCGTTGATTAATGCACGTGTACCGTTATTATCAACTAATGAGATTACCATAGGCACACAAGGCTCTTCATCAAATAATGGTGCTAAATCTTCTGGAGTATCTAAATACTCTGTACTATATGGTAAATTGTAACGTTCACCGAATACTTGTGACTTGTACTTGTTTACGTCACCCTCAAAGAACTCCTGACGAATCAAGTTCTTATTTTCAACTACGTCACCATCAACTAGGAATACTTCATGTCCTTGACGTGCTAGGTTACCGATTACGTATGACCCTGTACCACCACAACCGATAATAACAATCTTCTTCTTTTTGTCAAATTCAACCTTGTACATATTTCTACACCTCTTCTTTAACTGTTTTTATTTTAACACCTTATTTTTTAATTGTCAACACTAAAACAGCAGAAAGTGTTAAACATACCACAAAACCAGCGAGAAGATATTTAATTTTTCTATTCTCAACGCACATACAATTCAATGCCTTTCGTGTATCTTGGCCCAAAGTCTAAAATACGATAAGAATGAACAGTTGGTAATTCTTTACCTGCATAACGTACATTATCTTTCTTTGGCATGTAGCCAACTCTGAATAATTCACCTTCAAGATTAACCATTACCTTAATTGCGTTACTGTCATAAGGGTTGTCTGGCTCTCTTTCTAATGAAAAAACAAACTCCTTCTCACGTTTAAACAATACCTCTAAGAAATCCTGTCTGCCCTCGAATGTTACTCCTGCTACTCTAAATACGTGCATTATTCTGCCCCCATTTCTCTTCTCTTCAAAAACAACATCTCTTCTAGTTCATCCCAATGTTCTGTTTCCCATGATGTCAAAGGACCACACTCGATACGTTGCTCAATTTCTGATAATTCCATCAAGTTTAATTCTTGTTCAAAATCAATCATTGCTAGTTCTTCCATGTTAACTCCTCTATCCTTTTCCACGCTCTATTTAAAATGCCCTCTAATTCTTCTACATCTTTCCTTAAATCTTCAAATCGTCTAAGAACAGATAAGTATTTACTTTTCTTCTCTGCGTAAACGTTAATATCATCTAATGAAATGGCAACCAATAGTTTACGTGTTGATACAGGCTCGTAGGTATAAATGTAGAAATAAATACCCTTTACTCTTCTTGTGTCAACTGTTAGTAGTCTATGGATATCGTCTATTAGATTTTCGGATACAAACGACACGAGAACTCTATCCTCAGGCATTTTCTTTGCCTTAATAATATATTTCATTTTTTAACCTCTTAGAATAGAAGCGTCTTCAATATGCATACCGTAGCCGTTAAAGTATGTAGTTAAAGCAATTGGCTTACCGTTGAAATAAAAGAACATCTTAGACTCTTTTGAAATCTTAACATCAAATAGTTTCTCAATATTGTTAATGTCTGTGCTGTCCGAAATACCTAATGCAATCTTACTGTTTAAAATATCTCTCTTAAGTGTTTTGTTCATTCTTCTCACCTCTTACCTTATCTATCTTAACATGCACGCTTGCTTTTGTCAATTACCTAACGGTCTTTTCACCAACTTATTGCACACTGGCTGATGCTCCAACTCATGTTGGGTTCTTATGTACGCAGACTTCCAAATGTACTCGAAAGCACATAAGACTAATCTACTTCCATAAGACTTTTACTATCCATTACTCCAACGAGTAAATTAACGATAGCATAAGGCTCGCATCAAAACCTTTTAACATTATACTGCTTTTATTTCTTTAAATTGCTATACTGCTTAAATTCTTATGACCAATCAATCGTTCAACTTCTAAATTATGAAGTTGGCAGAAATTCTCAAATCTCTCATTACACTTATTTATGTCAAAACTTTTTAAATCCTCTGCAACATTCATTATCAGAAATGCTGAATACAAATCCCTTTGGACCTTTATTCCATTGAAGTCGTTCCATCTCTGTGATAACTTCTTCTTGTTGTGTGTTCCATCGAAGTGGTTAAACTGGCTTGCCTTCGCACTCCATGTATCTATCTTAATCAATCGTCTACCATAATAGGATAACTTTCTGTCTATAATTCCCAATAACATCGAAGGTGCTCTGTTAGCAATAGATTTACCAAAACGTTTCTTTCGTTTAAATCTACCATGTTCATCCTTCTCTGTTTTTGTAGGCCTCTTCGCAAGTCCTTGGAAGTTCATCTTTTCTACATAAATATTGTCACCGAGAGAAATAATCTCGTTCGCCAAACACTCGTGTTGATATTTCCTAACATCCGCTTGCTTACGATACAATTCTTTCAACTGATTCTGATACTTAAAGTAGTGATTAGATTTGTTCCAAAGTACTTTTTTATTTCCTTGTTTCTTGATAGTACCATCTTCGTTATAGTTATCTGGATTGGTTGCCCTAAGGCTTCTGTCCATCTTTCTAAGCAATCTTCGTTTTTCATCTTCGATATTCTGAACTTTATTGGCGAGTTCTAAGATTTTGACATCAGTGGCAGAGGAGTAGGCGATGGTAGATGTACCTATATCTATTCCTACATCACCATCACCTACGTAATGTCTCACTTCTCCTGTTTCGTTATCTATCTTGAGTGGTGGATTTCCTTTGAAAACAATTTGAACGTAATATTTGTATTTAAGTCTGACGAATTTTCTGATTATACGACAATAAGCAATTTCAGATTTTAACGATTGATTCTCATAATGATTATTGAAATCAATGACTACAGGTATTTTTAGCCCGTTCCATAAAATAGTGTTATCTTTAAAGCGGATACCCGTTTTGTTGGAATCGCTCTCTAACGAATTGAGAGAACCATGTTTCTTGTAATAGATATGCTTGCCATTTCTATAAAAAAGTTTGTTATATGCTACCCAAAGACTCTTTGCAATTCCACGTGCAGTATGCGAGTCAATGTTGTTAGAAAAGTGGTATTGTAATTTCTTTACATCATAACAAAATGAGAACTTTGACATGCCGTACTGTCTTCTAATAATATTGATTTGTTTCCAAATAGATTTGTCTTTATTTTTATCTCCTGATAACTGGGAGATAAGATTCCTATATTCTTTTGTTCTAATCATTTCTTTATAGCGTTTTTGGGTTATATTCACTAAGGAATTATAAATCTGTCTACCAATTTCAAAACGCTTGTCTAAAATATCTTCTTGGTACTTTTCCGTTTTAAGAGGAAATTTGACTATAAAATTTGCCATTATCTTCACATCCTTGCTATGGACCTCTTCCCTATCGTTTAATGATAATGTCTTGTTTTGCTTTTGTTACCTCAAATGCTCGCTCTGTCTTGGTGTTATCGGCAACTAGTTTATTACCATTGATATTACAACAACAGGCGAAGATAACTAATGCAATTAATATTTTCTTCATGCTATTTGCCTCTTTCTGCTTTCTCTTGTCTATATTTTCTCTTGATACGCACCGTAGGTGTTTCAGGATTGATGAGTGACCTAATAGTGTACTTCTTATTTAATGAGACATTGAAATTCTTAGTAAAATCAACTGTGCTACACAGGTTGTCGTCCACATCGTAGAAATCAGCAATCAGGTACACATCTTTATTATTTTCTTCTGCTCGTCTAAATTCTACGAACAGTGCCCTGTTGGCGAAATACTGATGGAGAATTCCACTTACTAACTCGCTCTTTCTTCGCTGGGCTGGTAGCGATGCAAGGTACAACTGTTCTAAACTTGTCTTATTACTAATATCCCATTCTTTTGTCTGTTTAACCAACTCGTACATCGCATAGAAGATGAGAACAAGGTAGAATGGGTTATCAACTGTTGTTGCTATCATAAACAGCCCTGCAACAATAAACGGTAACACTAGATTCACTCTTGCTATATAGGCTCTATAATCAATTTTACAGGTCTTTTCCAGCGTGTCTAGCGTACAGTTATCTAATTGCTCGTTATTACTATTCGACATCTTCTAGACCTCTTTTCCGTTACGGTGAGTTTACCTATAAAGAACTGACCGTTTTTCTTTTATTCAGCGCCCACACCGGGAATCGAACCCGGACCCGACAGTTTAGGAAACTGTGACACTATCCTTTATGCTATATGGGCATATGAGCCTCTTGGTAGAGGCTTTATTTTAGCGTATTGTTAATATTATTTTACGATATCAGACAGGTATTCACCGTGCTTTAAGACAATTTTTTCATTCGGGTCAATAGATAAATCTTCCACAAACTTTTCATAGTTGGTTTTTAGTAAATTCACAAAACTCTCCTGATTACCACGACTTAAATAACGATTTATCATCTCTTCCTTCATATCTAATGACGGAAGAACGATTGTATATTCAATACCTTGCGTCTGCAATGCCTCTCTAACCTCTTTATGAGATGAGATTAAGACATTAAATCCCATGCTCGTCAACTCATTAATCTTCTTGATGTAGTTTGCTGGAAAATCAGGATTAATTGTCTTTGCTGTACCTTTGCGTTCTTCGACAGATAATGCCTTATCAATATCAAGCCACTTATAATCTGACGACTCAAGGTCAATATAGTTTTTGTTTGTCTGGACCAATGTTGTTTTGCCAATGCCTGGAAATGCTGAAATAATTTTATTCATATTTTTACCTATATGATGAAGTACACTACTTTTAGCAATGTACTTCAACTTTAACCGCATACTTTACTGTAAACTTCTTTGTTCTACGCTTTAACTCTAATTCATCAACCTTCTTACGCATTGTTGCAATCTTTTCTTCAAGTTTTTGCATCTTGATTGCCTTTGTCTTTGGTGTAACATCTGAATGGCAATATTCACAACGATAACCCCAAAAATAATTAAGACTAGTTCTCTTACCACAATGTGGGCAAGTTAATGTTTTCTGTGTTGGTCTTTTTAATACACTAAGTTCTTTTCTGCACTCTTGAACCTTGTTTTCAAGTGTTTTCTGTGTCTGTGTTTTATTCTTTAGTGTGTAGTCTTTAAAGCGTACTGCTTTGTCACTATATGAACCATTAAACTGTTCAAGGTACTCACAAGCCTCTTCATAGGAATCAAACTCTTTATTCAGAACCGATAGGTTTCCGTGGTAACATGAACTTTCTTCATGGTCCATGTTTCGCTCTGCAAAATCACAAGCATCAGCGAAAATTTCTTTTTCGTTATCAACAACTAGAATTTCAATACAATGGCCCATATAATTACCTCGCTTTTATTTACAAAATAATTATACACCAATCATACATCGTTTGTAAAGACACAAATTATAGAATTCCAAACTTATTTAAAGCGGCCCACTCTTTGATTGCTTCATATTCAGGCGAACCCTTACTGATAAATCTATTATTCATGTCACCTTCGACTTGAGTTACCTTCTTGTCTTTAACTTCGATTGTAACGTATGGCACTTCTCTATCCTTGCGTAGGAAGTAAATCATATCTTCTCTTCTAATGACCTTATCGACATAGACACCTACACAGTGATGGAGTGCTTTACCTTCATTGATAATATCCTGTGTTGTCTTAGGAATAGTGATAGAGAACTCACCATTGTCATATTCTTGCACATTTAATTGACTAATGACTTCTTGGTACTCTTGCTCAATCTTGGCATTTGTGATTGCTTGGTAAACAAGTTGGTATTTATTGTGCAATTCTTCCATAGTCGTTGTCTTTAGTGTGTTATAGAAGTCTTTAAGTGTCTTATCACGATTGATAACTTTGAACATCTTAATTGTGTCATTGATGTAATAAGAATTAATATTCTTAAGTCTTTCATGTAATGCTAATGGAGATAATTCCTCATTACCAAAGATGTGATAATTTAAAATGTTTTTAGCGGACTCTAATTCTGACACAATCTGATTATATGAAGTTGTAATATTTAATAGGTTTGTGAAATCTTTAACACTGTCTATACTGTCTAAAATATCGGTATATCTTTCAATCTCTGGTTTGTAAAGGAATTCCATTTTGCTATAAGCACTTGCCATGTGTTTAAGTCCACATACATCAACCCATAGACAACCGATTGTTTCTAACTGTTCAGTAGAGAAATATTTAATAATATTATAGATACCTACACCACTGTCCATAATATTCATTAAACGAATACCTGTAAGTGCTTTTAACGATAATGTGTAAATAACATCTCTCTTTGGTAGTGTATTAAAGAAATTAGCCTTTAAGTCACGTACTAAACTATCTTTATCAAATAGGTCATAATATTTAATCAAGTATTCCCATGAAACATTTTGGAATGCTTGTACATTAGGATATACTTGGAACCATGTTTCTAACTTATCTGAATATAGCATATTCACAAACGTCTTAATAGGTACAAAAGGACTCTGAATATTAAGCAATTCAGCATACTTCATAGGATTTTCTAACACATCTCTAAAATGCTCTAAACGATTGTTTAATGATTGAATTTCAAATCCCATATAAACAACTTCACCACTATCCATAATACTCTTTTTTGTGGCTCTAACATTGTTAATATAGAATGTAAACAATCCACTATTAGGTACATCAATCTTGATTACAGAACCACTCAATGTTGGAAGAATAATGGTAGAAATATTACCATCAGTTTCAATTCTATTTTCTCTTACTTCTTCATTATGATTAAGTGCAATTTCTTTGTTTCTGTACAAGAATACTACATCAGAGAATGGCTTATTGATAGTGTTTGCGATTTGTGTAATCTCTTCGCTTGTATGCTTATATGGCTGGAATGTCTCTGACCCTGATATGTTTCTGGTTGTATTAACAGTCCAGAAATTATCAAACTGTAGTAATTCATCTGTTTTAAGTAAGACAAATATTCTATGATAACCACCAATAATTAATCTACCAAATGACAACTCAATTTCAATAAGATTACTCATTCTATCTGCATTGCAATATAGGTTACCTTCTACCAGTAAAATTTTTCCTTCTAGTTTTATAGATGGGGACATAGAACCCTCATAGACTTCCATAGCAACTTTGCCATCATAAAGATATTCTGTATATCTTGTACTGTGATAGTAATTGCCTGTTTCCTTTGTTTCGCCTCTTACACATTCGCAGATTAAGTCCTGTTCTTTTAGTTCTGCTAAAATTCTATCGGCGTATTCTTGCTTAAGCACCTGTGTGTAACCATTTAGGTATTCTAAATATTGTTCTTCTGTCTTTTTAGTGTATGTTTTCATTGTTTATTCCTCATTATTTGGCACTTGAAATATCCATGTCGTAGCCTAAATACCCCAAGAATGTGCCGTCATCGTCATATTCCCCAAAGATAATAGTCAGTATGTTATCCAGAACATATATTTCTTCTACATGTTCCATTTTAATTTTATACTCGTGAGTATCATTATACAACTTTAATAATGCCTCGTTCTCTGGTGTTAAGTCTTTTCTTTCCATATACTGTACCTCTTTCTTACAAATATAATTATACTATAATGCGAGTAATATATAAACAGACAAAACAAAAAAGATACAACCTAATGTATCTCTTTTTTTTAATTTCTCCTTGTACTACCAAACCCACTAATACCTCGTTCAGTGTCTGATAATTCACCTTCTCCATCGTTTTGTATTCCATCTTTCTTGGAACTATTTTCTGTTTGTTGTGTTGTAGTACTTGATTCTGTTTGAGAATCATTCTTTTTAGAAGAGCATCCAATAGTGAATACCATTAGGGATGCTAATCCAATCTTAATTAATTTATTCATTTTCTAGTTTCCTTTCTGATAATCTTTTTAACTCTTCTGCCTCTTCTTGAGTGGCGACAATTTCTGCTTTAAGAACATTTAACTGGTCTTTCATTTGTTCAATCTGTTCTTTCATTTGTTCAATGTCTGAAAGCTTCTTATTATACATCTTAATGATGTTCTTTTCTTCTAGTCTTTGTTTCTCTTCTATAAGTTCTTCTTTTGACATATCGAAATAGCGTAATGGCACTTTTGCATAACCGGTGTTATATCCACCATAATCAACCTCTAACGTAATCGTGTTGTCTTCAATATTAATATTAGTAATGTGCCCGTTATACACATATTCATTGTCTACAACTGGAATGATGTCATCAATTTCTCGCAACTTAGTTAAAACTTCTCTATCAAAGTCTGATGTGTCTTGCATCATTTTCAAAATCTTGTCCGTTAATTTCATATGCTCTCCCTTAAGATTTGGTTATTTACTTCACCAAATCTCCATACTTTTCTTCTAATTTCTTATTTGCTTTTTCAGCACGCTCTATATCCATCTTACTTATACGAATAACAGATAGGTTTCTCTGATACTCTTCTCTAACATCTGGCAGTTTTTCAACTGCTTCACGTGCCAGAGATAGGGCACGATACATGTCCAACTCTTTATCAGTAGCATTAAAAATCGTTAAAGGAATATCACATTCACAAGAAATGTCCTCATCAACTCCCCAACAACATACAGAACAATCAACTACCAAATGAACCATATCATTTTCGACAGACACACTCTTTACTCTAACGATTTGTTCCTGAATGTAAAGGAGCCCCAAGTAACTTTGAACGTTCTTTAGTTTGTCAGTAACTTCTCTCATTTGTAGTTGATACTCTTGTTCTGCTTGGATTGCTTGTTCAATTAAACTCATATATTCTCCTTTAACGCTTCAAGTTCTTTTCTACTCATCATTAATAATTCTTCACTTAAACAGAAGAATGTAGTAGTCATACCATTACTTACATAGAATATATCTAAAATGCCATCTCCATAGTCTATAATGTCATCAATACCGATAATAGCATCATTATTGTCAGGAATATTGTACTCAAAATCTTTATAAGTGAAGTTACTACCAAGTTCTTCTCTAATCATTCTTAACTGTGATAAAAGTTCTGCATCTAAAGATTCCTTTGCTTTATATGTACTTTTAACTTTCTTTAAATCTACCATATCTATTCTCCATTCTCTAATATCTGTTCTAATGTTCTTGGTGTATAGTTCATATAATCTAACATACAACCAACATTAAATATTCTTGATTTTGAATTATATCTTTCTTGAGCGAGTTTTGTTACTTCCTTACAAAATTCCCACTCATCAGAGTTATGTACGTGTCCATATAAGTGAACACAATTCTCATTTCTGTGTTTAGAAAATAAAGGCATAAAATAGTGGCTCATATACACTTTGTAAGGTTGTCCAAATGCTGTATCTTTTATTTCTAAATACTCAACAATTTTAATAACTTTTCTCTTGTTTAATTTATTAAATTGTAGCCTATCATGATTACCTTTAACTAAAACAATTTGACCATTTAACTTATTAACTATCTCATTAAATCTGTTTTCATCTCCAAAAAGAACATCCCCTAACACATAAACAATATCTCCACCTTTAACAACATTGTTCCAATTGTTAATAATGGTATTATTCATCTCTTCAACATCTTTAAATGGTCTATTATCAAACTTAATTACGTTTGTGTGGTCGAAATGTAAGTCACTAATGTAATACTTCATATTATTAATTCTACTACTCCTATACACTTATATTATACAACTCATGCATCAAAAACTATCTAACTTTTGATGCAGATTTACTATCTAATTCATCAAATGTATCTCGATATGACTTTAACTCTTTGCGAACCTTCTTAATCCACTTCGTCAGTGCTTTCTTACTCATCTCTAATTCTGAATAGTATTCTTCATCAGACTCACCAAAAACATCAAAAGAGACCCAACTCACAAAATTTTCGCATATATCACTTAATACCTGTTCAATGAAATCAGGTCCTTTGATACTATAGATTTTACCTTTGTTTTCATCGTAAGGGCAGCCACACACATAGCACTCTTTTTCAGATACTACTACAACCTGTGTTCCATGACTTTCTCCATCAAATTCAAATAAAATACATGGTTCAGCATTGTTTAGATATTTATAAAACTTCTTTAACATATTTATCGCAATATTTCTATCAATATAAGATAGAACAACAGTACTAGAACCATTTTCATCTTCAAGTGATAAGAAAGACCACCCACCACAAGGCTTATCTAATTCAACACTTACCATATACACTATCTCCAATTCTTTTTCTTGAACTTTTCAAGAGACTCTACCACATTATACCATTGATTAGAGTACTTATCTAATTTATGGAACACATATGAGTCGCCAATTAATTTATACATACCTTTGTCGTTACCATAATTGGCACTAAAACTAAACTCTTCTGGGAAATTTAATAATTTTAGCAAGTCCGTATAGTCGTACTCTTCTGTCTTAATCTTAAACTCTAGTGTATCGTTTAAGCCATTAAACCCATAAAAAGGGTCGAAGTAGATATTTCCATATCGCAATTTTTCTCTTGCAATATGTTTAATAACAGGAAACTTCTCTAATTCCATCATTAAGTCACTGAAATACTGCACAGGCATTTTATTAGAGAAGTTAATTGAACCTAAGTTTGGATGATAGTTAGTTCCATAACCCTTTTTAACAAGTGTTGTGTATTTATGATAGTCTCCACCATAAGCGTTATCTTGTATTTCAAGGTCATGTGTTAGTAGCTGCTTATAATCTCTCATTAATTCTCTCTTAAGGCTATCAATATACAGTGGAAAATATTGTAATATTGTGAATGGATTATCTACATCAATATACTCTCTTGCAAAAGCAAGCGAACTATTACCCTTTTGGAAATCTTCCTTATGTTTAGATAGTTCCTCTAATCTAGTTGTCATACTTAAAACATCCAAAGCATACTTTTCTTCACATGCTCTTAATCGTTCCTTGAGTTTTGCTTCTTCGTTTACAATATCTATGTATTCCATATCTAATCTCCTACTTTAATCACTAAAAATATTCAATGCAATGTAATAAAACATCTTCTAATTTTTTCTTGCTTTCTGCAACAAAAGAAAAATCAATACAATACCTGAACATTTCCCAATGGTCAGTAATAGAATTTAACCAGTCCACATCCTTTTGATTAAACGTTGAATAAACACCTAAACAAATACCTACACCCACTACAGGTTTAGCACCTTCGTAATCTATCGTAAATATATGTTCATTACAATGGAATGAAACAGAGTTGTCTGTATAAGTTTTAAGTCTAACTTCATATCCACGGTTTTCTAAACTCTTAATAATATCTTCGATTTGTTCTTTATTCATATTGTCCTCTATCTGGTGATATTATTGTATCATATATGGGAAAATAAGTAAATAGAAAAGAGAGGAGTTTTTACAATTCTCTCTAATTTGTACTCCTTTGTCTACAAGTGGTTCTGACTAATATGTTCTCCTACCTCAGTCAAGTTTTTACATACTATCACTTTACCATTTAGTTCGGTTGGTAATATATACTTACCATCATAGATACCAGTTGTCACTAAATAGTTTTCTGTTATTCCAATATTTATACTCGCTAATACATCAGATGTCTGGTCGCCAACCATGATACTGCTATTTATGTCAACACTGAATAATTCTCTGGCCCTCTTAAACATCCCAGATTTAGGTTTCATACAAGAACAGTTATCCTCTTTGATATGAGGACAATACAAAACTGCTAGTATGTTAATGCCATACTTTCCCAACTCTTGCACCATATAAAGATTAAACTCTTTCATAGTTTCAATATCATAGTGGCCTTTTCCAATTCCACTCTGATTTGTTACCACAATAATATCATATCCTAATGATGTGACTTTTTGCATAAATGACACAGTGTCAGGGAAAAATTCTAAGTCATTAATTAAATGTGTTTCAACCTTATCAATATGAATCGTTCCATCTCTGTCCATAAAGACTATCTTTCTTAGTTTATTCTTGTCATATCCTCTCTTAAGATATGAAATATTGTCTGTTTTAATCATGTTTAATCCGATGTCCTCTCTTGGTTTATTATATCACTTACGAACAGAAAAAGAGGTCTTTAAGCCTCTCTTTTAATTACCATTGTTAATTAGTCTGTTGTGTTACAAAAATAATACAACTCATCACCTTTAAGATGCTCACCAGCATAAGTATCTGCCTTTTCCCACAGACTATTATATAGTTCTGCTAATTCATCGTTCTTTTCATAGTGTTGCCAGATTTTCCAGTTGAGAACCATAGTAAGTTCAGTTAAATACTTATAGTTTGACTTCCATTCTTTAAATGCTCTATTGAAAGTGTCTTTTACGGCGTTAAGCCCAAATTTTTCTGTAATCGTAAAGTCTTCAAAAAATGTTGTGAAGCATTCATACCCTGTTTGTTCTAACATAAGTTCTTTAAATGTCATGGTTATCTACCTCGCTCTTTGTTTTTACAAGGATATTATAGCGTGGTTTTGGTATAATGTCAAGTCTTTTAAATGTTCCGGAGAACGGTTTTAAGACTAATTTTCGTTAAATCTGAATAATGTATCAGCCCGTTGGTTTTAGGTCTAAAATAGGTCTAAAAAGTCGCACGGACGAGGGTATAAAACAGTTTTAAGCGGTAATTACTGATTGTAAAAATAAACAAAAAGAGAGGCCGTTAAGCACTCTCTTTAATTTGGTATGATTTGTCTTTAATTCCATACTCTGCAAACAACCATTCATCTATATACGCTTGTGTGTTTACGTTATTGGGAACATACACCGATTTTTCAAAATTTAAATCTCTGACTGAAATTATATATGTCATAATTTTCACTTCCTTTTTAAATTACAACGAATATATCAAAAAGAGAAGTTTGTTAGACTTCTCTCTTCTTAATTATTTTTCTATTTTTCAATTTTAACTAATTCTTCTATGACAGATTCAATTAAATTGTATTTTTCTTTTAGTGATTTTTCACCAACTTTAGCCTCTGCTTCTGGTTTATAATCAATTCTTAACATGTGGGTTTCGTCTAAATACATCATAGAAATAATTGTATTATCTTCACCGAACTTAGAACCATAAACCCTTAACTTGTGTCCGTTATAAGTTCCTTCTTCTGTTTCTACGTTCTGAAGATATTTATTCCATGCTTCATACTGTGCTTGAAGTGTACCCTTTTTTAAATCTTTCTTGTCCATCGTTATGGTCGATACTTCAAAAATATCGTCACGTACTTGCAGTGGTTTTGACATGTCTGCCATACCAGTCGTGATTTTGGAAATATGAAAGTTGCCTAACTCTTCTAGTGTATGCTTATCAAGAGTAATTTTTCTTTCGTTTTCTAATTCAGGATTTGTTACTATGTAATTCACAAATTTCTTATTTTCTACAGTCGTTGCTGTTGTATAGTAAGAGTGTGGAAATTTTACTTCAACATCATAGTCAAAACTGTCGATACCATTGACTCCATGGACACCATCTTCTGTTGCATTTAACTTAATAGTGTCATATTTGTCTTGTTTTAGTAACCGAACGTCTGGCACTTGTTTCTTTTCTGTTTCTTGTGTTTGTTCGTGTGGAATGGTTGTGCCCTGTTCTTTGAAAGCACATCCAACCAACATTAGTATCGACAATGCAGATAATAGTAATTTTTTCACTTATTATTCACCTACTTCTTAATTGTTACTAATTCGTCAAGTAACTCAACTACTCGCTTGTGAGCATCTTCCTTAGACATGTCCTTTGTGTTCTGATATTTATTAAAATACGTGAGGTATAACTTGTTTCTAGTATCTAAATATAAATAGCCTTCAACATATCCACCATCATCCGTATCTACCTTGTTAGTATATAAAGTATAACCCTTATAATCACTCTTAACTAGATTTTCTTTCTTGTCAAAATCTAGGTAATAAGAGTCTACTTCTTCAGGAGTAGTACCATGTTCTGTATTTTTGAAATGCTTAGGCATAAAACTTGCTGTAAAGGTTAACTTATCATAAGAATAGGTGTCGTGGTCTTTCTCAAAACCTGTTGCAATTACCTTACCAATATAGTCATTATTGAGTTCATCTGTTGACTTCTTGTATTCTTCATCCCAATAGTGGTCTCTCTCTTCTACTTCTTTATTTAAACGGTACTTATCTGAAATATGCCCGTTCTTGTCTACCACGATTGCCCTTACAGTATAGTTGGTTGGTAATTTAATTGATACATCGTATGCAAAGTTCTGAACGTTTGGTCCAACTGGTTCTCCATCATCTCCCATGATACGATTTCCATTCTCATCAACCATTCTTCCGTCGTATTCTGCTCCAGATGCTCTTATCTTAAATTCCTCAAGTTTCTTCTGCGACAGGATGTCATATTTTGATGTGTCTTTTTCTTTTTGTTTTGGTGCTTCTGTTGTCTGTTCTGTTGTAGTCTGTTCATTTTCTTGTTTTGGTTCTCTAGGTCCACAACCTACTAAACCAACAAGCATAATTCCTGCACATAATCCTGTTAATAATTTCTTGTTCATTTTGTTCTCCTACTTCTTCTTAATAGTGACTAACTCATCTAACACTTTGGTTGCTAATTTAACGAGTTCTTCCTGTTTTAAATCTTTAATATTCTCTGCCATCTTATCTTCTGGCTCATACTTTACCCATAAACATGTATGCTCATCTAAATATAAGAACATATGAACACCTGTTTGTACCCCATCTACAGTCTTAACTGGCACAACCTTTAGTTTATATCCTTTGTAGTTTAACTCTGAAACAGTAGTTTTCTTAGAGTCAAGTAGGAAATTATTTTTAGCGTCACTTTCCTCATAATTCTCTGTTGAATATGTCAAGGATGCCATGAGTGTGTCTTCTAAGTCAATATTACTCTTTTCTTTACGCATTCCTGCTTGAATTTTCCAAACATGTTCGTTATTTTCAATATCTTCTAACGACATGCGGTCCTCTTCTCTTAATTTGTTATCTGGTTCTGCTTGTTCTCTTGTGTCATTCCAACGAACAGCCTCTTTTACATCACTTTCTCTGATAGATGTAGCATATACTTGGTAGTTTGTTGGAATTTTAATAGAGATGTCATAATCTCCTGAATCCATACGTGCTTTCGTTGCACCATAGCCTTTTCCCATACCACGCAGATGGAAAGTTTCGTAGTTGTCTTGGTGGAAGATGTAATAATCCTCTGACTTGTTACCAAACTTTGACTTTTCGCTAGTTGCTTCTTGCTTTGATGTATTTGTTTCTGTTGTGGTATTAGTATTTTCAGATGTTACATTTTCTTGCTTCGCACACCCAATAATAGGTAATGCTAACATAGAAACTAAACCTAATTTAATTAATTTATTCATTCCCGAAATCTCCTATCTTAATTATTAAATTTCCATTATCGTCTAACTCCGTTGTTTGGAGTTTATTGTCAAATCCATGTGCAAACTCATCATAAGACACATAATATGTGACTTCCTTACCACCCTTACGAACAGTTGCTATATTACCAATGATACATTCATTCTCATCGTAAGGCCAATGATATGTGACTTCGTTACCGTCTTCATAAACAATCGTCAAAGATACAATGTCTCTACGTTTCATTAAACGTTTAAAGACTGTTGTTTCATCAAAAATACCAAATTCTCTATAAGGTAAATTGGCTTTTTTAGACAATATTAAAGTGACTCTATCAGCGGTACATAATTGTCTTGTTGTTTGACAAATTATATTTACATCTGGAGAAACCTTATTTATGTGCTCCATATCTAAAAACTGTATATGTTGACTGTCAATCGTAATTGAATCGCAGTTTTCCAAAAAGATTCTAAGTTCTTTCATTCTTAATCTCCTCACATATTATTATATCAAGAAAAGGCAGACCGTGCTGGAAATGCCTTTATCAGTCTATCTATATTTATCTAAACTCAACTATTCGCAATGGAACATTATATTTTTTAGATAATTCAATGTCATTTTGTGTTCCTTTAGACTTACCATCCCAAAATACTACACAACCCCTATTCTGAAACTTTGAGGCATATTCAAACTAATGTATCAACCTCTTGGTCGATTTTGACACATCTATCATAAGGTAATTGCATATCGTTCTCGTGCATATTTTATTATTCCTTTCTTTAATATTGTGCGATGAAACATTGAATACTATCTTTTAATACAGGTCTTTGGTACATCCTTATTGGATTCTTTGATTGTAACAAATCACATTCTTTTAATTTCTGCATTAAATTATAGGTTGCAAAAATCTTCCCAAACTGAATAATAAAATTAACTTTAGAACTGATGGTTGTACTGATGTCAATATTAACAGTCTCATTTGGCTCTTCATTTGTCTTGTCATCTCTACTAATAAAGTTGTTTGTGAAATCAAGAAGTGGGTTAGTGTAGGTATTCTCAAAGACATAGTTATCAAAATCATACTTCTCAACAAGTTTTGTTTGATACTGTTCTATTTCTCTAACTAAGACATCTTCCATTAGTTTGAAAACTTCTTCAAACGGTACTTCAACTTCTTCACCATCAGGTTCTTCACATTCTGGGAAGCAGTCTTTACCAACAAGTTTAGATATTTCAGTGAAGAATGTATTATCCCAAAAGTTGTTTCCAAATATCTGGGTGTTCAACACTTCTTTACCATTCTCTTTAAAAATTAGATAAGTTCTAATCGCCATTTTATTGCTCCTTAAATGCATTATCAGTTAGTATGCTCGAAATCCTGTATATCTTATCTCGTACTAGTTGGTCTCTGAAATAATGAAACTCTCTTGAATAGTAGATTTTACTATCATTATAATCTAATATCTTAACACATTTTTCTTTACCACTCTCGGTAAAGTATTTCATAGTTTGATAATAGAAATTATAAGAGAAATATATGTAACCTTCTTTAAGTTGGTAGTACAACTCACGTTTAACCTCAATAGGGCAGTCCACAATCTCACTACTAATCACGTAGTTAGGCTGTAACGTCTTTTCTTCTATCTTCCTAATTCTAGTGTGCGCCGCATCTGGCATCTCATACACCAACTCTGCCGATAACAATATAGCAGGTATAAGCGACAAGAACATCCAGAGAACAATCATATCAGTAGCGATTGCCTTGTGTGTAAGTAATATCTGTACAATGCTTAGTATAGCGGTTATAACAGTTGCGGTAGCAAAACCAAGACATACGAATGCCATATTTGGGTGAACAGACATTGCCTCTGGTAGCGATTTTTTACCAATGAAGTTGTCTATCTCTTTTAATGATAATTCCTTGGTTGTTCTGATGTCTGCTACAGAGTTATTGAATTTATTACTTTTATCTATTTCAGCAACATTCTTATCAAGTTCTTGTTCCTCATTTTTAAGACGCTGTTGCCTGCTATATGAAAGTTTATAGTTATCCATAATTCCCACTCCTATCGTCTCATAATGTGTACTCTTATATTATACAACTTTTTAAAGTTTAAAGTTATTAATATCCAGATTCTTGTCCAATTCTGGAATGTCTTTCTTTAATCTAAGTTCTAGTTCTCTGACTTCATCATTAAAATCATTTAGCCTCTGCTTGTACTTTTCTTGACGTTCTTGGTCCAGTTTTAAGTCGTTGCCATATTTCCGTAGTTCATTGACCTGTCTAAATAATAAATTTAAACGCTCAACCGAAGTCTTTTGAACCTCTTTTGCTTCGTTGACTAGGCTACGGATTTCTTTAACCTCTTCCATATTCTCTGTTGCCAACTTATAATCGTCAGAAACGGAGAGGTCTTCTTTCTCGCTCTTCTTGATTATGAATGTGAAATATTCCTCTCGGTCGTTATCACATAGACCTCTATCATCAGCCTTCTCGAACTCAAGATGATAGCCACTATACACACCTTTGAATAAATTGATTAGAGAGTGAATGGCAGGTAATGGTATTTTACTCCGTGCGTCTGCTCTAGTTAGTATTACTCTACAACCATTATGAAATTCTACACAGTGGTCCTCAAAACATAGAAAGTCGAATAAATTGTCTTCCCTATCAGTGTACATGATATTAATAGGAATCTCCCCACGCTTAGCCATTTCCCGTAGTCTGTTCTTTGTTAATATTCTGAAATTATACTGTGTCATTTAACCAAACCTCTTTCTAAGTTCTTGTAGAACATTTGTAACATCTGTTAATGTTGGGTTTACTGAACTCATATTATTAAACTGTCTTTGAATGTCACTAAATAGTAGGCCATCAGCCGTATCATCTTCTGCACGATAGTTGCCAGAATAGTTCTTCCTTGCAAATCCGTATGTGTCATTAAAACTGTTATACCAAATCTCTGTGGTATTGTTTAGATAAGGATTGAAAAATTTAATCGAGTGTTCTGTTTCACAAACTGCACACCCTTTAAACCACTGTCTTATTAGATTGCTATTTTTCATTATATCTCCCTCGTACACATACTAACAGAAAAGTGGCTACTTGTCAATAGTTTTCGCCCAAAGACAAATATATGCAAGTTCTCTATATAGTCATTTTAAAGTGTATAAGAACGATTTACCTACACCGTTCAGGAGGAGCGGTTTTAAGCGTTGTTTTTGCTTTTTCTGAACAGAGTATCAGCCCATTGGTTTTAGGTCTAAAATAGGCCTAAAAAGTCGCACGGCCGGGGGTATAAAACGGTTTTAAGAGAAAATAAAAGCATGGTTTTATCCCATGGTTTAAGTTCTTATTTGATATTATACAAATTAAAGTATTCCACCTTGTTTTAATCTTAACTTCAATGCTTCAATATACGCTTCTTCTGTCTTGGTTACATACTTGGTGGTACTCTTCCATCGCTCTACGCACTTTTCTAAACCTTGACTTTTAAACAACTCTTCTAATTTCTTCTCTAATTCATTAATCATCTATCTACCTCTTTTATTTTACCAAGTCAGACAAATATTGTCCTGATTTTAAAACAACTTTTTCGTTTGAGTCCATAGACAAGTCTTCCACAAACTTCTCATAATTTGTTTTTAGTAAATTTACAAAACTTTCCTGATTACCACGACTTAAATAACGATTTATCATTTCTTCTTTCATATCTAATGATGGAAGAACGATAGTGTATTTAATACCTTGTGCTTGTAATGCCTCTCTCACTTCTTTATGTGATGAAATTAAGACATTAAATCCCATGTCAGTCAACTCCATAATCTTTTTAATATAATTCTCTGGAAAATCAGGATTAATAGTTTTTGCTGTACCTTTACGTTCTTCAATAGATAATGTTTTATCAATATCAATCCACTTATAGTCTGATGACTCAAGGTCAACATAATTTTTGTTTGTCTGAACTAATGTCGTCTTACCAATGCCTGGAAATGCTGAAATTATTTTATTCATATTTTTTACCTCTATATTTACTTAAATAATGTGTATCTTATATTTTTAAAAATTGTAAAATAAATTTAAAAATCTTTCAGGAAGATTGAAAATGTCCTCATAAGCCTTATTCAAATCTTCTACAGTCTTGATTTCTCTTTCAGCAGAACATGTTATGACATTTTCTATTGGCATATATGGCATCTCTGAAATTTGTCTTACAATTTCAAATCCATTATCTCTCTTATTAAACGAAATATAACACTTGAAACCAGCACAACTATATTCACCAAGCATGTCATCATCTAACCAAATGCTATTATCCATTAAAGTATCTCTAATAATCTGTTCTGTTAACTTTTCCATATGTTTCACCTCTATGTTTTTACTTAATTATCTTATCACATTTTCTGGTAAATGTAAATAGAAAAAGAGAAGTTTTTACGCTTCTCTCTTTTTCTTATTCAAAACTTTAATTCCCATTAAACTTAATACTGATGTGACAGTAAGTCCGATAATTCCAAAATCATTAGTAGGCTCTTTACTTGCCTTCTTGAATGTGTGGATTGTGTTACCACTCTTATCTGTTTCAGTCTTAATGTAAGTATATCCTGTAAACTCACCATGAGGTTGTGAACCCTTATCGACCGGCTTTAATTCTTTACCATTCTCATCTAACCAAGATGTTGTAACTTGTTTATAGATATGTGTAACCAAATCCTTGTCTGGTTTTGACTCACTTCTAACATATATGTAGCCTGGTACATCTTTCTGGTTTTGTGCGCCATCTTCACGGTCTGCAATCTTATTCATATCCTCATCCACAAAGTCTGTATGGAACATATGATAGATGTGCTCAACGTTTCCGTGTTCATCTGTTTCTGTCTTTTTGTAACTATAGTCCTTGTGAGGTTTTTCTTTTTGTTTGCCCTTTTCTTGTGGGAATACCTCTTTACCATCTTCTGTCACAAACGTTGTTACAATCTGCCTAAACTTATGAACCACATCACCAGTAGGCTTGGTTTCTGTTTCTGCAAAGTAGTAGCCTTCAATATCACCATGCTCTTTTATAGTATCGTCAGTAACTAATGGCTTCAACTCTTTGCCATCTTCATCAACCCATTCTGTTGTTAGTTGCTTCACTTCAAATCTTGTATATGTAATTGTGTTATTACCATTATACTTAATTGGTTCTGGTTTTTCTGGCACATCCACTAATGGTGTTAAAGTAGGCTGTTCAGGAGCAACTGGTTTTGTAGGTTTCTCTTTTGTCTTAGAACCAATCTTCACAAGTGAGAAATCACTATAAGCACCGTACTCGTCTGCACCTACACCAAAGCCTAGCGTCAGTTTAGAACCGCTTGTTAATGTTAAACCTTGTCCATAAGGTGTAGCACTTTCTCTATCAATATCAAAGTGGTCTGCTTTACCAGCATAGTATAACTCGTTCGCTGAAACGTTTCCGATTTCAGGGTACTTATTTGAACGAGGGTCACTTCTTAATGTTGGAATCTTACCATCAATCTTACCATCAGAGCCTACATAATTCTTCTCTGTAACACCGTCAATGTCAGAAGATACGAAAGCAGTAATTAATTTCATTGGTTCACCAGTTGCTTCATCAAAGAACTCGACTTCAAAATGGCCCTTTTGGTCTGCTGTTCGATTGTTGTAGAAGTATATAGCGAGCAACCTGTTCGGAACAACACCGAACTGGGTGTTTACGTCTGTTGTCTTATCTAGCACAAACTTAACATGTGCAGAGATTATCTTACCTGACTTAGTTGTGCCGATATTATGTAAGTCAAATGTTGCTTTTGTACCCGGTGTTATACCGATACCTAAGTCAAAACGTGTAACGTATTTTCTGCCCTCACTGTCAGCCTGATTATTTGTAATTCTTGCCTCAGAATCAGACTGTACATTGCTAATACTGGACTTGCCAGGGGTGAACTTAATATCTTCGTCTGTTACTTCTGTACCACTCTCTGCTAACTTATCTTTGTCATAAGTCAATGTCAGATTTTGGTAGAATCGTAGTGAGCCTGCTTGTGTGTCATCAAAATCACCAACCAATTTAGCGATACCGATGTCTAGTTGTTGCTTTTGGTCACGATACCAGTCCTCGTACTCGTTCTTTGTGTTTTCAAAGTTTGCCAAATCTGTTTCGTACTGTTGTTTCTTCTGCTCATACTCGTCTTGCTTTACTTTGTTTGCCTGTTCAATTTGTTTGTTTTGCTCAATAACACTTGCATTTTGCTGATTGTATGTGTCCTGTTGTTGTTTCAGAGCCTGCTCATACTCACTAATAGATTGTGATAACTGTTGTTTTTGTTGTTGCTCTGCCTGTTGTGCTTCTTGTAGGGAATTATAAACAGTTGTATTTTCTTCAAACTTCATACTTGGGTACTTCTGTTTTAATTCCTTGATGTAGTTTAAGAACTGTTGGCTTGTAACATCTTTATTCTTTTGTTCTGCATAGGTCTGTACGATGCTATTTTGAACTAACGCTACTGTACCAACGCTCTGTGCCAGTGCTAACGCACTTAATGCAATGACTTTCTTTTTCAATTTTATGCACCTCTCTTATTGTATATATCAATATTTTACAATTTGTATATTATGCGTAGTGTTAAAACGCTCTAGGACAACGGTAATAGGTGATTCTTGACACTTTATTCTTTTTAATGAGTGTAATATCATTAGATGTTAAATCACTCTGGAAATGCGTTTATCTGTTGTTATGTTATAAAATAAAAAGAGAAGACCTTAATCTTCTCTCTTCTTTTTATTTAAAACAATTACTACTGCACCTAATGCAAGTAGAGCAATACCACCTAATGGTAGAGCAATGCCTGTAGGAATGTTAATACCTAGATTGTTTGTGAAATTAACTTGCTTATCGCTATTTTCAACATCAACCGTTATAGTCTTACTATTTACAGCATCTTTACCAACTTCTTGGACGGTTGTTTCATACTCATTATCAGCCTCTGTGATTTCAGCACTCTTTATCTTTTCTTCAAAATTAGATAGTTGCATCACATCGCCATGCTTCATTTGATATGTGTACACATTTTCAGAATTAGGTGTCAGTTCTTCCTTAGTACCGTTCTTTCTAGCGATTGTTACTTTACCTGTATAAGCACTGTCATCTTCCTTAAAGAATTTAGCATTAAAATCAAAGTTCTTATATTTGTCACCTTGATTACCTGTTACAGTTTTACTTGTTACGATAGTTTGTTCTTTTCGGTTGTAGAATGTGTAAGATACATAACTATTGTTTACTGTACCAGAAATATATGGTGTAGCCATTTCTTTACCAACTGTAGTATTTTCAGTCATAACACCATTCATATCTTGATAGTTAGACACAAATCCCTTAGTATTGGCATGTTCTATTACAGATACCTGTGCATACATAGGAATATTGAACATATCTAAACCACCACCATTAGAGATTTTTACATCAAACTCACTGTACTCTCCTTGGTATTTAACTTTTCTTTCTTCTGATTCACCGTATATTTGATAGTAAACGAAATCGCCTTCTTTTAATCCCTTAATAGAAACAGTAAAGTCAAATGGCTCTTCTGTCTCACTATTTTCTACTACCTTAGATAAATTAAACTGGTAAAGGTCATAAATATCATTTGTAATAACCGCACGATTAATCTTACCTGTCTTGGCTGTGTAAGTCTTAGACACAAAGTCTATTCCCTTTTTACCACCTACATTATCTATTAAGGAAGTATCTTCATAGACCTGCATAGACGGAATAAAAGTGTAAGTATCACCTGCCAAAGGTGCGTTCTCTTTAATAGAGTATTTAAAACTGCTTAGACCATTACCAATAATCTTAACTGGTGATGTCTTTGAAACAGATAATTTCAATGTAGCAAGACCATTTTCATCAGATTGGAAATCTCTTGTTTGACCATATTGTTCATATTGGTAAGTAGAGTTAGGAGATAAATTAGATAATGTTATCTCAAATTGGAATCCATTATTTCCGTTATATCCTTTATAACTTTCAGGTACATTCTTTTCAATATTTAACTCTGTTACACTATCTGACGTATTTGGGAATGTGTCACGTGTATTAGTGAATACTGCCTCTGTGTTTAAATCTAATGTTCCTGAAGTGTTTTCTTGACTTGTTAGAGTCCAGTTCTTAACTGCTCTTTCTTTGATTGTGTATTCTGTTCCCTTAGGTAATTCTAATGTAATAGATTTATTACCCATAAGTGTTACAGCGCCTACACCATCTTTGAAAATAATTCCGTTAATTTTCTTAATTCCTGAAAGGTTTTCATTTCTTAATGTAATATCAAAGATAAATTGCGTTGAATCTTCAACATTAACATTCTTTCTAATCGTTAGATTTCTTGTTTCTGTTTCTGTAGCACCGATGTACTTATTGACAACTGTTGCTGTGGTTTCATCTTTACCAACCTCTGCAATAGAAGCCTGTTTACCATTAACTGTGGTTGTACTGTCAGTTCTAATGTAGTTAAGATTCTCATCTTCTACAATGTAGTGTTTGTCTTTTCTATCAAAGACTTTCATAGTATAAGTCATTGAACCATCAGAGTTCTTTACCCACTTATCATCTTCTGTTTCGTAAATTCTACCACCAGACAATGTAGGACTGTTATCTCCCTCTACTGGTTCTTTTACCCAATAACCTTCAATACCATTAAAGTCATCATAATTAGATGCATATTTTCTATCAGATTCTGGTACTACAGAACCATCTGCATAATATTTTAAGAACCATCTACCTGTATAGACTTGTTTAAAGCCTACCCATTTGTCAAAGATACTATAACTTCCAATACCAAGACCATTACCATAAGCAGGATGAAGTTTGGTTCTTGTAGATGTTTTAATTATCTGTACACCTGATTGGTTATCAAGTATAGTAGTACTTCCTATATTATCTGTACTATAGTCAGATATGTCTAACATTTTTTGATAAACTTCCCACCAACTACTATTATATGAAAGCATATCCATATAGAATATATTACTAGCACTACCAGATGGGTCATAATCATATGGTTTATAAATTGGTTTAGGTAACTTACTTGTGTCAATCTGCATACTTAATCTTGAGAAAGCATAACTAAAGTCCGCACCTTGTCCAGTATTACTACAAGCATTCCTAAAATCAAACTTAAAGGATGGTGCTCGTAAAGCACTAAACATACCTTGGTAACCACTACCTGAGCCCCCACCATTAGCCAAATCAATTCCTGTTACATCGAATGGTTCATCTGTCACGTATAAACTAAACATGTATTGACCTGATTTTAGGTTGTTAATATGTTGACGTGAAAACAGGTCTTTGATAGGTACTCTTGCCGTATCAAACATACGACTTCCATAAAGTAGGCTCGTTAAGTCAAGTTTTGATAAGTCGATTTTATCAATAATTGTATTACTAAAGGCACTCTCTGTACTTGTTGGTTTAATATTTAAATATTCAAAGCCAACAACTTCGTTAATCTTAGAGTAGATAAAAGTACCATTCATGTCACCAAACTTTAACTTAGACCAGTTCTCACCGAAAATAAGTTTCTCAATACCAAGTTGTGCAAATGACCATATAAGATTAATACGATTTGAGTCTGTGTTTTCTGTCTGACCTGCATCTGTAATAGGAGTAGTCTTAGATAAATCAATTACTTTTAATTTACTTAAATCTACTTCTTCCCCGGTTGGTGTGTATCTTTTCTTAGCGTTAAATTGAGGTACAGTATTAAAACCATTTTCATATTTTAAAGATGAAACCAATAATCTAGTATCACTATCATATACAAGAGATGTAATATCTACAGTAGGATTTTCGTAATACTTCTTTACCGCTTTGATTACCCATGCATTATTTATCTTCTGCATTTGTTCTACTGTGCTATTAGACTTAACCACCGTATAACCATCTTCATAAATATCTAATGTAGCGTCTGTGATTGTACCATCTGCATAGTCTGATAAGTTTATTTTCTTAATTATGTTACCATGACTGGCAACAGGCAGAATAGGAGAAGAACCACCTTCTGCATATACACTATGCGGTAGTAACGTGACAACACATACCACCATAAGTATAAATTTTAATATTTTATTTCTCATGTTCTTCTCCATTTCTTATAATCCTTCGTCCGGTTCTGCTATCTCTGGAACTTCTTGGTTGTTCTCACTTGTATTATTTCTTGCTTGTGGAATATCATTAGGGTTTGTGTAAATTCTAATCTTAGGAATATATCCCTCTGGATTACCACCTACCCACTTCTTTGTAATTGTAATAACATCGGTTGCGATTTGCGTATTCTTAACTACATAATCGTTGCCAACCTTTTCCATATCTAATGTGAAAGTACCATCTTTCTTAACTTCAAGAACGTACTCTTTTGCATCACGTAGATATGACTTACCGTTATTGTCTTTCGGATTTGGATTTTCTTGAATTGTGTAAATACCTACAGGAATATCTGCACTTACAACACCCTGCCAGTTTACTGATAATTCTTGATTGATAATTCTACCTTCTGAATCTTGTCCTGAAAGTTTGAATGAAATCTTATTTTCGCCTGAACCAGAAGGAATAGGTTCGTTTGTTTCTGAATTTAACTTCTTAAAAGAAACAGGAACCAATCTGCGATAATTATACACTGTGTCTGTACTCTTGCTCTCTGTTACGTTTGTAATTGTTACAGTACCAGTTGCACTAATTGTTACTTTAAATTCGTCAGTAGATTTAGCATATACTGTAGGTGCTTTTGTTTCAAATAACTTATAAGTACCCATTTCAATATTCTTAAATTCTACTGTACCATCATCCTTAGATTTTGCTGTTTCTAACACATCGTTACCGTAATCAGAAGTACCTTGTAATGTAAACTCTGCATCTGCTACAGGTACACTAATGCCAACACTGTTAGGATAAGACTTCTTATTGAACTTAATATCTACACTTACTCTAGGTCTATTTTCAAGTGTAATAGCACTTCTTGCTTGGTTGTCAATTAGTACTTCACCTTGTTCTGTTACTTCTACAATATGTTTTGTATCATCTAAGAAGTAGTTAGGTGTACTATCTGTCTCAACAAGTAAGTACTTACCAACTGGAATCTTTTTAAATTCTACAAGACCCTTAGAGTCAGAGGTTCTTACCATAGATACTTGTTCTCCATAAGCAGATGTTCCACTTAATGTGAACTGAACACCTTGGGCTCCTTGTTTTGTGTCTGAATTTAATTTATTTACGAACATATTACCTGTTACTTTATATGAGTTAACTGTATAACCATTGTTAATAAATGCAGTTGTTTCAGCGCCACTGTCTGTTGCTGTTACATGAGCATAAACATTGTTGTAGTTCTTGTATACTACACCTGTTGGAAGACTTGCTGGTGCTTTCATATTCACAATAGATACAAGAGATTTGCCTTTACCTAATTCAGCCTCAGAACCATCTTGCATTTTACGACAGTCGATAGCGATTGTCTTAATTGTAGAATAATCTGCAAATTCTGAAATAGGTTTAAACTTGCTTAACATCTCATCTGTTGTTAAACCACCAAATGTTGATAAGTCTAACGCTACATCACTCGCATATACAACAGGCTTGATACCTGCTTTTTCAATCTGTGTTGTGTCGATTGATTGTAAGATACCTTTCCAATTAGATGTTTCACCAGATGGTGTTGTGTAGTTTTCTAATGAGTCAAATAACACAATATCTTTTGAAACTGAAATCGCAGAGTTTGCCATTGTTAATTTATATGAATATGCCTCATTCTGTGATACTTGTGTTGCTCTTTGATATTCAGAGTCTGTACTATTCTTAATTGACTTTGATAGTCCTGACGAGAAGTAAACAAGTGTTGTTAGATTATATACTTTTTCAGCGTAGATAAAACGTTTACCTTCATCATTTGTTAAGTTACTCATTTCTTTACTATATCTCGTTACTCTTGCTTTATCTGCTGTACCGTTAGAGATTTCTTTATTACCTGTTTCATAAGCAACTGGGTTATAAATTACATCACCATAATCTCGTACACTGTTATATGATAAATAAGTTGTAAAGAATAACTGAGGATTACTTAATGTATCTGTACTTGTAAACTTATAAAGAGTTCTACCTGTATTTCTATAGTTAGGAGTACTTGAAACAGATACGCTATGCTCTTGTCCTGTCAGTCTGTCATAAAGTGTTACAGTATCTTCATTTACAACTAAACCAGCAGGCATTAAATCATACCAAGTACCACCTGACTGTTCAATAGGAGATTCTTCTGTGTTAGAAAGTTTAGCAACCTCATTCACTTTAATTTCCCATATCAATTCATAACGTTTACTTGTTCTATTATTACGTACATTTACAACATCTTTTGTGATTTCACTAACTGTTTCAGTCTTACGTGCATAGTCATACTCTGTAGGTGCTGTGTATTCGTAAATCTGCTTACCTGTACTATCTAACATTTCAGCATTTACACCTGAGGCTATTCTAATTTCTTCTTTACCTCTTGTGTAATTATCTACCTTATCTGAATGCTTTAACATGTATTCAGCACCAGACAGAATCTTTGTGTAATAGTAAGGATTTGATGTTGTTAATTTATAAGCAACTACATTATCATCTAAGATAAGTTTATTACCTACTACATCAATACCATCTTTTACATTTGAATACGTCTTGTTTAAAGGCGAGTAGTCTGCGATATGTACATATTCACTATTACTATTGTTATACTTCGCATATACGCCTACCACATCGCTGGCCACAGGCTTTCTAGTTGTTTCATCATACTTATTATTAATGTTCAACTTGCCATCTAAATATTGAGTATAAACTGAAATATTTTTAATCTGATAATCGTCTGAATTTAAATCTGAAATTGTTGTATCGTCATCATTTACTAAACTGATACCATTAATAAATTGATTATATGTAACACTTTCTTTAAAGTAATTACTTGGTGTATTATCTTGACCTTTCGGTACACTATGTCCCATAGGCATACCAAACACAAAATAACCGAAGTCTAAGTTATCATACTTATTTAAAGTACCATTCTGGAAATTCTGTAAATCGTATCTTGAATACTTATCAATCTTAGTATTTACTAAAGACCACTTTTCTAACTCTTTATGATTTACTCTATAATAGTTATCACCGTTTTGAAGAGTAATAAATTTGCCTTCAGGTGGCATCCATGGTTCTTTTACGTAAGTAATATTTGTAGTTGATGTCTTTATTTCATTAGGTCCATCAATTAAATCAACACCTTCTGTTGAAACCTCGTTTGTAACAGTGAACTTTGATTTTTCTCTATTTTTATAAGTAGCAATAGGGAATCTGTATAGAATATAATCTTTTCTACCATTAGAGCCTTCAAAGATTTTACTGTTCTCTTCTGAACTCTTATCACCCCAACCATTTAGTCCTATATTGTACATATAAGGTGTAAACTCTTCACCTGTTTCATCATCAACTGCTTTAGAGTTAATGGAAATATTATAAGGCTGACTACCTGTAATATATGATGTAACTCTTACTAATGAGTAATAATATTCGTTCACATCTTCTGGCTCTGGTCCCCAACTATCGTTCCACACATCTGTAAATGCTGTTACGTTATCTGTGTCAGAACGTGAACCTTGAATAGTTGCATTTGTGTTGATTGTAACGTCTTCTGCGGTTGCTTCTGATTTTAATATACCACCCTTAGTGTCAAGTGTAACTGTTGCTTTTAATTCTTTAGATACTTCACCATCTTTGAAATTTGTTATGTTACCATCTAACTGATAACCAATTTCAATATTGTATGTACTACCAACTTTGATTGGCTTTGTACTTGAAATGAGTATCTTATCGTCTTTTTCTTCATACATCCAAGGGCTATCTACTTCGATACCTTGTGCTGTAAGGTGTGTGTATTCATCTTTTGTTGGAATAGAGATTTGGAAACTATCCCCACTCTTACCTGTTCTGTCGTTAAACAAAGACTTTGGTACTTCAAATACAACAGAATTGACACTACCTTCATCTCCACTTGTTGTTAATGCTAGTGTATATTTTACAATATGGTCACTTTCATTTGTAGATGGAGAATATTCAGTTTCAGCATTTACGATAGAGAAGTCTGAAATTGATGTGGTTTCGTTTGATGTCGTTGGTTCTTCTCCTGATACTTCTGTAACCTTGTTCGGAATAAACGTAACAAGGCATGCAATCGTGAGTATCATTTTTAAAAATTTATTTTTCACTCCTTATTCCTTTCTAAAGTCGCTGTTCTTTAAAAACTTTTCAAACTCTCTCAAACTTGGATAAGGACTTATGATTCCAAATTTGGTTAAATCTTTAATCGTTCTGAAATCTAACACTGTAATAGATGTTATCTTATCATCATGAACTGTGATTTTTACATCTTTTACTGCTCTTTCACCATAAGTGTCGTTCAAGACTTTTATATAATCATTTCTGATTGTGTCTGCATCCTTAACTTCACCTAAAGGATATTCGGCAGTAATTGAAACAGTTGTAATACTATCTTGTTCATGATTGATTGTGATTTTTTCTTTATCGCTCTTGTACACTATACTTGTACTACATGCAGTTAGGAAGAAGAGGGAGAATACAATTAGTAACTTCCTCATGATTGTTTTTCTCCCTTACTTAAATATAATGCTATAGCACACAATGTAATGATAGCGCCCCACATTAATGAGTTATCTAATACACCTGTTGCAATATCCTCTCCAGATTCTTTCTTCTTAGGTTCTTCTTGTTTTGGTTCCTCTGGAGTAATTTTCTTTTTAAACTCTATCTTGTCGAGTTTTACATCTTTATTTTTGTTATTATACAATACTGTTTCTGTATATAATTGGTTATTATCGTTTCTTCCAACTAATACTTTTAATGTATAAACATTGCCTAAATCTTCATTTGTGTAAATCTTGTATTCATGCTCTCCAACATCTGAAAAAGTTAATATAAGATTTTTAGTATTAACATTTTCTTTACCACTTTCTGACTCGACAATCATATTATCATAATCTGAATCAATAGTAACTTCGACTGTGGTTGCCTCTTCTGCATAAGCAATAACCGGTGATAATCCAATTACTATACAAAACATTGCGATAAATAATTTATAAATTTTTTTCATATGTGTTCCCTCTATTATATTATACAACTTGCTTATGCTTTTTAGAAATAAATATAATTCCAATTCCGACAATAATGAATAATGCTCCACCAACTGGTAAGTTAATTCCTGTCGGTACAATTAATGACTTACTATTTATATATCGAATACTTGCGTTTGCATTTTCAATATTTACTGTTGTTTCTTTACCATCTACTGGTTGTTCACTGTCATGTGATACCTTTGTTTGATAGTCATTATCTTCCTCTGTGATTGCGGTTGTTTTGATTATCTTATCAAAATTAAATAGTTTAATTGTGTCGCCATGTTGGAGTTTAAATGTATAAACATTATTTGCATCTGGTGTTAATTGTTCTATTGCTCCATTGTTTTTAGAAATTGATACTGGCCCTGTATAATCTGTACCGTCTTGTGAAATAAACTTTGCATTAAAGTTAAATTGCTCATGTCTATTTCCTTGATTTCCTTCGACTGCCTTGTTTACTACAACTGTTTGAATTTTTGTGTTTATGAACATCATATCAATCCTATGCCCTGTGTTTGCCTCTACTACCCCACCAGATATGACTGGTCTATTGACATAAACTAATTCTGGTGTTGAGTACTCAATTCCAGGAACCGTGTTATTGCTCTCTATACCATCTTTACCGTCATCTATTTGATAGTTTGACAAATAACCTAAATTATTGGCATGTTGTGTGATAGTTAATTTTGCTGATTCGGGTATTGAGACAATGTTTATGCCTCCAATGTAACTGCTTGTTTCAAAATCGTAATTAATCTCGCCGTTTACTGCATGGACTTCCGTAAATTTACCTGTTGGGTTGTCCAAGGACCTTAAAAACACAGTGTCTTCTTGGTCTAAACCAGTAATGTGTGCTGTATACTTAAACATCTGATTTGGGTCGCCTGCACCGTCAATTCCTGTATACATAATGGCTGTAAATGCTTTGTAATAATTATCTTTTAATACTATCTTCTCTTTTGAGCCAGACTCAACCATATAAGTCTTTGTCTGTACACCTTGATTGCGTTTACCGACAGTTGTATCTACCAATACACCATTGTGATATACCTCAATATTTGACTGATGTCTAGTTTCAGAATCAATAAACTGTGGGTACTCAATCGAATAATTTAACTTACTCACACCTTTAATAATCATGGTTGTATCACCGGCTCTCGAGTTGGTTATATCATGAATACCATAGAGCGGTTGAGTATAGTTGCCGTTACCGTCTGTCGTAATCGTTGTTGTAACGCTACCCAAAATAGCATCATACGATTTATTTGGCTCTAAACCAGAGATAACAATGTTTGTTAAAGTTGCGTCAAGATAATTAGCGACCGCTAAGTCATGTGATACCGCTTCTTTACTAAACGTAAACTCTACTGTACCCGATTCTTCTGCATGAACAGGTGCCAGTGCCATAATTAACGTAGATACTATTAGTGCACATATTACTCTTATAAATTTGTACATACTTTACTCCTTTTCCACAGACTCTTTATATTCTTTAATACTACTCTCTGTTAGTTCCCCTAATAGTACAGTTCTCTTCGTGTCTGTTGTTACCTTACATGTTGTTAGTGCAATGTAACGTTTATTCTCGTTAA